TTTTACCATCTGAATTTATAAATGAATTACCAAATACTTTTTCACATTCAAATATACCTTCACTATGATGTCTAAACATTCTGTGTTTACTGTGTCCTATCCAAGCCTTAGTTTCATCAAACCAATCATGAATAGGTTGGTAATCAGATAACTGACCACCCCATTTTCTAACTGAGGATTTGCAATGTTGCATTGGATGTGCCATTACATCTTATATTTTATTTGATAAATAATTTCATTTTTAGCATCACCATATCCTTCACCATAAGCATCTTCATGTATATCTTCTACTTTTTCAAGTATTTCTTTTATTAATTCATCTGTTAGTGTTTTATTCTTCAAAACTTCTAACCACTTTTCAAAATCTATCATATTTTTTTAATTTAAACTTTTACTAATTAAATCTCCATCATGTTCAAATTCTTCAGTATCAGTAACATAAATAGTATTAGTTATTTCATATTCACCTGAAGGAATTTTAATGAGCATTACTCCATAACCACCATCATTATTCCACCAATCTTCTATATCATTTAGAATTTTTTCATTTGCAAAGTCTGTTAGTTCATCTTTAAGTTCACCATCAAGATCTGCTAAATAAAGAATATCTTCTCCATAAGTACTTAAATTTATAATATCATAAAAACTAACTTCTTTAGTTGTAGTATATAAAACATCATCAATTTCTCCATCATCTCCTCCACCTGAGTATAATATCTTAACTCCGGTCACACCAAGGTCAGCCAACTTTAATAGAAGGCCTGTCATTTCATTTTCTGTCATATTATTTTGTTTTGTAAAATCTGCCAAGGATATTGGCATTTAAATAATTTTCTTTCTCAAGCACTTCATATTTAAACTGGTGCTTTACTTCTTGATAAGTTAATTCTGTAGCAGAATAACAAATTAACAAGATCTCTCTTTTAATAATAACTCCTGCTTTGTGAGCTTCTTTTAATTGTTGATTACTACTGTAGTAATTTTCAAAATTAGCTTTTTGTTCTTTAGTATATTTCTTTAACCTTTTATCAGTAACTAATGCTAAAGCTTTTTTACCAAGTTTCTTTTTTACATTTGAAAAGAAATTCTTTTTACCAATATAGGCATAAGTATTTCCATTTAATATCACTGACATGTGATAAATAAACCCAATACCATTTTCTGGTATATTTGTTTCAGTAAACTTTTTACCTTGGTATATCCAACTCATAATGCTTGTTTTAGTAAAGGTAATAATATATCTCTAACTTTATCAATACCATGCTTTGCTACTGAATCAGATAAGTCTTTTTCCATAGGAAGAACAACATAACTAAAATTATATTTATGTTTATATCTTTCAGCAGCTTTGATACCAGGTTCATCATTATCAAACAGTACAATTATAGATTTATATTTTTTACTAAGTTTGTTGATTGTAGACTCTGGAATCATAGTATTCTCACTATCTGGTGCTATAGATTCTGCATTAACTATTCTAAGTTTTTGAAATACCATAAGATCTTTTAAAGAAGAAGTTATAATTAAATAATCTTTTTCAAAAGTTAACTGCTCATGTCCTTGTGGATAGTTTTGTATTTTAATAAATTTTTTATTTAAGTTTTTTGGCATATAAACTTTATACAAAGATCCATCATTTCTGAAATAACCATACATATATGGTTTCTCAAACTTAAATAAAATTATACTATCATCTATATCTTTTTTTTCCATTGTAAAATAGCTCAATGGTGATACATTATAATGTTCAAGTAATGTTGATCCAATTTTATATCTTGTCCAATATTGTTGATCTGATGTATTCCAATGTCTTATTTCATGGTCAACCACTTTAAATTTATCATGAATTTTAAATTCTCTTTTTTCAAAAAAAGTATTATTATTTATATATTCTTGATAATCAGAAAGTATTTTGCTTGTAGCATGAGATCTAGTTGGCATATTATATAATGCTTTAACTAACTCTATGTTATCACCTTGATTTCCAGATGAAAAATCTTTAAATTTATAATATCCTGATGTTGCATCAATATAAATACACATAGAAGGAATCTTATCCTTTGAATTAAAAGCAGATAATATTTTAATATCTTGTCCTGTGAGTTTTTCTTTTAAGTTAAGATAATTCTCAAAAACCCATTCTCTTGGTACATCTCTTAAATCAGAAATTAAATTTTTAGTTGAAATCATGATATAATTTTTAATAACAAAAAAAGAGGAACCATTTCTGATTCCTCTTAATACCAAATAAAATTTAGTCTAATGAAAAATCAGAAGATGATTTAGAAGGAATTGAGAAAGAATCATCATCCCCAAAAGCTTTAACATCTTTTATTTCAGTTTTTCTTAAGTGTAATGCTTCAGTATATTGTATAACCTTGCCACCTTCAACTTCACCATATGCATACTTACCTTTTTCTGATTTTGGTAAATACATATCATAGTTAGTATATCCTGTTTTGCCAATATATTCTTTACCAGCAACACAAAATTCTAGATAGTTATCTTTAAAGTCAGCAGTTTTATTAAAAGCTATAATAAGATCATCAATTGTTTGATGTAAACCATCTTGAGCAATAAACCAATCATTAATATCTAATGCTTTACATAAGTTCTGCATAAAAATCATCATAGATCTATCTCTCTGAATTTTAATTCCAGACTTAGTCTCTCCATCAGCAAATGCATATTGACTAGCTTTTACTCTACCAATCTGACCATTATGTTTGCCTTTACTTTCATCATCTTTATCAACCCAGAATCCTTCAAAACCACTAATTGGTTCTGTTTCTACATTTAATACTAAATGTTTAGCACCATCTATAAATTGAAAATCTTCTAGCATAAGGCTATTAATTTTTAATACATGATTGCCTGGTGCAATTGTTTTTGGTTGGCCTGTTCCTGTACCTAGGTCTGTTGTACTTAATCCCATTTTTATTTTTTTTTATTTGTTACACATATATTTTATCCCAGTGAAAAATAATTTCACCTTTATCATTCATTTCAGAAACTACTATCTCTTCATTTCTTAGGTGTTCTGGCCTTGCACCACAAGTTACTTCTTCACTAGTTTTAAAAGATAAAATTGTTTTATCACCCTTTCTAAACATATAGCCTATTGCATCAGCATTGGCACATATTAAGGATTTAATTTTACCAGTTAAATCTATGTTAGCTGCCATTACCATTTCACCTTTATCATCTACCTGTTTGTCTTTAATATGACCAGATAAAATAATATGGGGTGCTAAGGTATCAATAAAATCTAAAACTTGAAAAAAAGCTTGTCTTAAATATAAATATCCTGCACCATTAGGTAATGATAATACATTGTCTCCATCATAGTGTTTACCCATAGATGTTTCTTTGTATAACTTTATTGCTAAAGGCATTACCATATCTTCTAATGCAGTTACTGTATCTATAGTAAGATACTTATATGGACTATTTGCTTCTTTAATTGCTTTACCAGCATCTAGAAGTTCTTTAAGACTTGAAATTTTAATTTTCATAGCCTCTACATAATCAGAACCATTTTCTAAATCCATTAATAAATTATTTTCTAAACCAGAAAAAGCAGTTGTTTTTCCTGTTTTAGGCTTTGAATAAATAATTAATCTTTTAGGATTAAATCTTGTTGGTTTTTCTTTCTTTGTTGGAAGTACTATACTCATGTTATTTAATTATTAGTGCTAATTTTTGAAAATCTTGAGCTATCCTTAATAATATATCTGAAGCTGATTCATTATTACTTTCTAAATTAATTTCTACTGTAGTTGGAAATTGTTGTTCAAAGTCAGGAAATAAACTTAGACTTTTTTGTAATTTAGGAAGACCATCTTCTTCTATTTTTAATTTAGTATCAACATCAGATTTTCTTTTTTCATAAAGAGCATATGTTATCTCTGTACCATCTTTAAGAACAGCTGATATCTCAGAAACTGGAACAGTATAAGTAGAATAACTTTCACCTTTTCCATTTGTAGTTTCTCTTACATCATATTCTTCATAAAAAAACGGATTGTTTTTAAACTTAAACAGTTGTCTATCACTATTCATTGGTACTACATCTACATCTATGCCTTGACTGTCTTTTACATTATCATAGAACTCTATGTAAATGTCTTCATTCTTTTTTAACTCCCATTCAAAAAACTGAACATGTCTTCCATATTTTCCTTTTTGAAAGAATGCAGTTTTTATGGTAAAGAAAGGTTCATCAATTTTAAGATTTTTAAAAGTTTCTAAGTGTTTAACATAGAAATCTTTTTCTTTTTCTTTTCTAATACTCATTTGTTTGTTTTTAAATTGCTATTTTTTTTGTTGCTTGGGGTGGTGTGTCTATTTCAACAATTCTCATAGTACTTCTATCAAGCTTAAAAAAACTTATTCTAGTTGTACCATTTCTAGACTTTAAGAAATGAAAGATTAACATGTCCTCATCATTTATAATAAATCTTTCAGGCCCATACTGTCTAATTTTTCTAATTGAAGGTTTGTTAATTCCCATAACTACATCTGCATGTTGCAATAAGGCATCTGACCCATATATATCAGAATCTAATACATAATTTCCATATTCACCATCTCTCTGTCTATCAGGAGAATCAATATTTCTATTAAGCTGGCTTAATACTACAAAAGCAATTGGATATTTCTTTTTCATAATGGTGAGAGCCTCACCTAAGCTATTTAACATCTCAAATTTATCTTTTTGTCCTCTGCCAACTCTAAATAGTGCTGAATGATCTATAGTAATCAACATGTTTGTAAATTCACCATCTTCTTGCCTGTGTTTTTCCATTTCATAATGAATGGTAGCACACATTTCATCAACGGTACATGAATCATAAACTACATTTATAAAGTCTTTATCAATAGACTTTTCATAATACTCAACACATTTATAAAATACTTTCTCATCTACAGGATTACCACCCTTGCTCATTAATGTATTGTAATCAGAACCTGTATTCAGACTTAATTTTCTTATTCCATTGGTTTCATCAACCATTTCCATCTGGAACTTTAAAACTCTAAATTCTTGGTCAGTGTTGTGTTCTATAATATCACTAATCAACTGTTCCATAAATAAAGTTTTTCCTGTTCCCGGTCTAGCACCTACTATAGTGATAGTTCTCCATTCTAATCCATCACAAAAAGCATCATTAAACTTAGGCCATGCACTTCTGAGAGATTTAACATCTCCTTTTCTTCTTGCCTTAATTTTGATGATAGCTTTTCTTAAAGCATCTCTCTCACTTACAGGCATTAAAGGCCTGGCACCATTAAATAATTCTGCCATAAAATCTAAGTATTATGTATTTTTGCTTTGTTATACATAGCATGTAGAATGCTAATAATTATCTCAATTAAAATATATTGTCCAATTGTAACATGAACAATAAAAGTATTAACTATAAAATAAGCTATAATACTCCCCAAAATTGCCAACACACTTAACTTTATAGTTTTATTCCATTTCATTATACTATCCTTTCTTTAAAATATGTTTCAGGTTCATCAAACCCATTATTAAGCAATTCACAATATGTTGCTAAATCAGACTCAAAGGATTTATCTATGTTTTGTTTTCTTATAAAATACTGAGAAGTTCTCATGAACTCATAATTCCTTATACTGTAGTCATCAACATACTTTTCAGTAGCTTTGATTATTGTTTCCCAATCATAACTGTAATTTTCAAAAAACCATTTAAAACTGGTTTCTAAATTTTTAGAAGTTGTTCTTGCATATTTTCCAGAAGATAGTTTCCTGTTAGGAAATAATTCAATATATTCTTGGATTCTGTCAATAAACTTTGTTCCTAATAAATCTTGTAATGTTTTTGCTTTAGTCTTTTTGAAAAAACTATTTATTTCTGCCATGAATATAAGACTTTTATTAGTTAAAGTCAAATCTTCATTGAGCCAATCATACCTTTTTAATTTAGTTACTTGTAAACTATTATTTACAAAATTATTTGGTACAATCTTTTCTTTAATACAATGAAGAACATAATATCCATCAGGAGTAATATCTTGTTGCACAAATTTATTAAATATTTCTGTCATTACCAAATTATTTTTTTATGTAAATTGATTTTATTAAACAAATCTTTTGAATCCCACTTAGAACCATTATAAGCTGCACTTGCAGGATGTTTTACAAAATATTTTATATTAGTATCATCTGTCATAGATGACCACTCTTCTGCTTTTTTACCCATATAAACATATACAAGTTCAGATTTATTTATATTCAACCAATCTAATAAATATGTAGTAAACGGCCTCCATATATCATAATGACTACCAATATTACCTACTTCAGTTGTCAGAGCTGTATTAAGCATAAGAATACCTTGATTTGACCATATTTTAAGGTCCAGGTCTTCAATTATAACTTCATTGTCATATACAGTTCTATTGACTTCTTCTAGAATAAATCTTAAACTTGGTTGTAATTTATTTGTATTACTACAACTAAATGATATACCATCAGCAACTCCTAATTGAGGATAAGGATCTTGTCCTATTATTACAACTTGAAGATTATCATAAGGACATTCTTCAAATGCTCTAAATACTTGTTTTAATGGTGGAGTAAATTTTTTATCATCATTGCTTAATTCCCATAATTTTGTTATTATATTATCAAAATCAGAACTAAAAACAAATGATCTGAAAACTTTGTCCCACCCATTAATTGCAAATTTATTAAATAATTTTTGTTTTATTTCTTGTAAATTCATTTTTTTATTATATTTGTTAAAAAATTATATTATGCCACAAACACTTACAGAAATAGCAGATAATGCTATTATAGATATTAAAGTAAATAAAAGTTTTTATTTTATGGTAAAAAACTTAGGTTTTACATTGTTTAAATTAATGAGTACTGAAGAAAGTAATATCTTTAATGAAATTATGCTCAAAAAAGATAATAGTCTACTTCCTGATTATAATACTTTATCTGAACCTCAAAAAAATTTTTATACAGTAATGTTATTATTGGCAGAAATTGAAAAAGAAGCAATTAAAAATAATTTAACTCAATCTAAAGAAGTATTAATGCCTGAAGATGAAGATTTTAAAGTTGAAGATATTCAAAAAGAATTTGATATTCCAGATCCAACTACTCAAGATTAATATTATACATTTTTCCAATTTCTATACAAGCTTGTATAGTTAACATTATCTCATCTTTAGAACAATCTGCAAAAGATTTACATATTGTTCCTTCTTCTGTACTATAGCATAATCCTGATTGTTCTTTTACTAAAGTTTTCATTTCTTCAAATGTATAACCAGATTCTTTAGCTAATTCTCTTATACATGCATATACTTTTGCAAGTTGTGCAACACTTTTATTACTTGTTGCTAAACCTATAAATATTTCTATTTCCTGACCTTCAGGTAATTTTTCTAGAAATAATTTATAATTTAATTTTGATTTATCATCTAGATAAACTAACTTTCCATTTTCTTTTATTAATTTTGATGTAAACATGATTTTTTTTTATTAAATATAATGATTATATGTCAATTATAAAACAGCCAAGTGCTAAAAAAAGTAATACTAATATTATTTTTGAATATCTTGAAAAGTTTCCTAATGCACCCTCTAAAACTTTAGCTAGAAAAGTATATTCTGAACAATCTGCATTTTTTGAAACATTTGAACATGCTTATAGTAGAATAAGATATTATCGTGGACAAAAAGGTTCACACTTAAGAAAAAAATTAAGTAATAAAAACTCTAAATATATACAAGAATTAAAATCTACATTTATGTCAAATAAATTACAGTTACCTGAATCACATACAAAAGTAAGAAATTCATTTACATTTCCTACAGGATGTAAAAAACTAGGAGTATTTGGAGATGTTCATATACCTTATCATGATAATACTGCTTTAGAAGTAATGTTTAAAAAGTTTGAAGAAGAAAAAGTAGACTCTATATTTATTAATGGAGACTTATTAGACTTTTACCAACTATCTTTTCATGAGAAAGATCCAAGAGAAGTTCATTTTAAGGGTGAGATAGAAGCAGGAAAAGAATTTCTTGCATATATCAGAAACAGATTCCCGGATATTCCTATTTACTACATTACAGGTAACCATGAAAATAGATTTGAAAGATACTTAAGAATAAAAGCATCTGAACTATTAGACATAGATGAATGTAGACTAGATGTAATACTACATGTTGCAGAATACAGAATAGAATACTTACCATTCAGAAGTAAAGTAGTATTTGGAGATTATACTATTGAGCACGGTGATAAAATACCAGGTGCTGGTGGTGTAGTACCTGCTAGAACACTTCTAATGAGACTTAAGTCTAATTCCATAGTAAATCACTTCCATAAGTCTAGTGAGAGTTCTCAGAGAGTTTTTGGAGTAGGAGAACCTACAAATATTAGAGCCTATAGTTTAGGTTGTATGTGTGACTTAGCTCCGGAATACATGGAAATCAATGAATGGAATCATGGTTTCTGTATAATGAGTAAGATTAAAGACAAAGTATCAGTATCTAATTATAAAATAGAAGGTAATACAATAATTTAATGTTTCTACCAATAACTCTCAAAGATAAAGAAGGTTCTTATATTGAGCACTTAAATGTGACTCACATAACTAGAACTGCATTTATTAATGTTATGAACCCAGATGCGGGAACTAAAATATATTTAAGAACTGGAGAAGTATTATCTACTATGGTTCCTATGGATATATTACAACAAGAAATTGATGAGTGTTGGAAATCAGCTTCTGCAATGATTATATTTAACATCATTGCAGAAAAAACAAGAGTTCTCTCTGCAAGTGAAGAACCTGATATTATTGATGATTATACTGAGAAATCCTCTTTAACTCAATAATACTTTCTTTTGTAGGAAATAAGGCTGCTGGCCAATCCCAATTCTTAACTTTCCAGTTACCATCTTTAGTTTCATCACTGTCTGTGGAAACTAAATGTAATCCAGGCATTATTAATAATTCATAATAATAGTATTCTCTTTCATTATCACTTTCTTTAGTAGTAACTACTATTTTATCAAAGTTTAATTCTTTTAAGTCATTTTCTGTCATGTTATTTACTATTTAATTTTTTAGACTTTACTTTAGTTGGTTTATCATACTTGTCTAAACATGCATTACATACCCATACTCCAATTTCCTTCATGTCACTAATATTTTTAATAATGTGACAATTATAACAAGATTTTTCTTTCATTTTTCATTTTTTAATGCATTCTGAAACAATGTTGTATTTAATATTTTAGAAGCATAATCTGGAACAAGATCCATATAAACTTTACTTCCTTGACTAAATGCTCCATGTTCTTTAATTCTTTTGTTTCTTAAAGACTCTAAAGATAAATATCCAAGATAAAAGTTATCTGTATCTTCTGACTTAATCATTTCATTAAGATTTTTAATATCATCATTTTCCATATAACCCATTTCTTTAAGTAAATGCATTTCTGCCATAAATATAAATGGTCTATATACTCCAGAATTTACACCTTTATAATACATATACCATAAATAATTTAATGAATGATTAAGACCTGTAGTATCATTATCTTGTGAAGTCATATTATAATGTTCTTCTATAATACTATGTAAAAACTTTTTAAATTTTTTAGTAAGTACAATATCATTTGTTGCTGTTTTTTCCATTTAGTCTTCTAAGTTTAAATTATGTTCATCTAATATCTCTCTTATGGCTTCTCTTACTTTATCAGCCATATCTTGTTCAGCTGCTGTTGCTTCTCTTTTTTCAAAAACAGCATACTTTGTTGTACTTCTAAGTAGTTGGTCTAATTCCCACATAGCATTTTTCCATTTATAGCCATCTAATGCTACTCTTACATCACTTTGTTCTTCAATAGAGTCAAACTCCAGTATTATTTTTCCCATCTTTTCTATATTCTATTTCTTTATTCATTAATTCAAGATGCCAATCATCACCACCATACTCAAGTACTGCTTTTAGGTAGTCATCATCCATATCAGCTATAGTTATCCAAGTTAATGGTGTTTCACCATACTTACCTCTGCTTCCCCTTACTGCATGTTTTCTTACAACTTCAAAGTCATCATCTGCATAGACATAGTGAGTTTCAATCTTGTCCATATCCATTGCACCATACCTTTCATACTCGTTACCACCATCTGCCATAGCATCATTGGGGCAACCACAGGTTACATAGTCATGTCTGTGTCTACTTACTAATACCTTGTTACACTCAAGGCATTTTACTGAGTTATATACTATCTGTCTCATCTTATTCTGATTTAAAGGTTTCGTTGTAGTATTGTTCAGCATCTAATTTACACTCTATTCCATCAGGCACATTTGATTTCCAACATTCTACAAATGCATCTTTCATCTGCTCCTTTTCCATTTCTTTGGCTTGATTAAGTATTAAATCTAAATAATATTTATACTCAGATATTTCAATTTCATTTATTTCTAATTGATTAAATAGATGTGCTTGTTGTTCTTCCAACCATTCTACTGCTGTTTGTTTCATCTTATTCTGATTTAAAGGTTTCATTGTAGTATTGCTCAGGATTATATAAATCTCCCTTACCACCTCCTATAACATAGCCAAATGTGTGTGCTTCAGTAATCTGCTCCTTCTCCATTTCTTTGGCTTGTTCAATCAATTCAGAAGTTATAACTCCATTAAAGATAAAATCTCCTTTGACATGAGCTCCTCTTAATTCTTCTATCAACCATTCTACTGCTGTCATCTTATTCTGATTTAAAGGTTTCGTTGTAGTATCTATCACCATCTCCATCACAATGTGGCTCACCATTAAAAGCATCCATTATCTGCTCCTTCTCCATTTCTAATGCTTTATCCCAACAATCACTGTTGTAATTAAATTCTTCTTCACTATATGGTTCTGAGTTTAAGTTTTCTAATAACCATTCTACTGCTGTTTTCATATTTTTTTTTAAATTAAACTGTCCCAAATATTAGCTAAATTTGGGACAAATGGGTGTAAATAGCTAAGATATGAATCCTTTTCCATTTTTTATCATGTTTAACACTTCTAATTTTTCCTCATCTGTTAGTCTAACAGGTAGCTCATACTCTTTTGTATTGTCCAACCTACACTGCTCTACCTCTTCCCATAATGACTTAATATCATAACAAATAGGTAAGCCGTCATTAGTAGTTGCTTGGTCAATTGTTCCAACAGGGTCTCTCTCATATAGATACCAATAAATCCAATCTGTTCCCTCCTTACCATAGTAAACATCTAACAAAATATTTATCACTGAGGCATAATTATCTGAGAAATTAATAGTGTCTATATCTAATACATACAATGCATGTTCCTTATCTGATTGCTTCCTAAGTTTGTTTAGGATTTCTGTAAATACTTCTAGTTTCATGTTGTTAAATTTTTAAATGTTAATCGGAAATATGTCTATTATGTAAAGCATAACTAACAAAAATGTAGATTTTTGTAAACTTTATTTAGCATTATCTCTATAATCTATTACAAATCCAATGGCTACAATAATGTTCATACCACAGGACATTAGTATCTCATGGATATCAGCATACACATTTGTTGAAAGATGTACATGACCTACCATCCAAAAAGGTATGGACAAGTTTTGGCTTATCCATACCAATAGATATTTTGTAAAATGTTTCAGTTTAACTATTTAAATATTGTTTGTTTTTGTTTCTTGCATAAATACCAAGAGGTAAAATAAGAAAACCTATTAAAAATGGTAGTGTAACAACACCTAAAATTATATATGCTGTAGCAACATGCTTTTTTGCATACCAAGGTTTATCATTTTCTTCTTTAGCTTTATTAATATTCTCTATAATAGCACTGTATTTTTTATCAAAGTCAGAATCAGATAATACTATAACTTGAGATAAATGTTCTATTAAATCTTTAAAATGATAATTTGCATTTTGTACTTCTACATCTGTATCAAAAGAACCTATCTTTCTTCTTATTTCCATTGTAATTTCTGTTGAAGTATCAGATTTCTTTACTAAATTAAAATCAATAAATACACCTAAAGATAAGAATTCTAAACATTCTAATATTACTTGATTAAATATTGGATTAACTTCTGTTAATTTATATTTACTATCTGAAACAACTTGAACTTTTGGTATACTTTTCATTACTTGTTCAATTGAAAATTCAATTGTAACTGTTTTCTTTGGATTTGGTATTGTAAACATATTTTTTTATTTATTTAATTATTAATTATTTATTTATTTCTTTATAATATAGCATTTCTTTAAGAAGTTTATTTTCTTCTAATAGTAAATTGCATCTTTCAGCATCTCTATACATAAAAATGCTTGTAAGTATACCCATAGTAAGTCCTATTACTACACCTATAAATGCATAAGTATATTCTGAACTTTTCTTTACTGGTTTCTTTTTAGATGTAATAGGTTTCCAACCATATTCTTTTTCTTGTCTATGTTCATTAAGACTGCTCCCATTCAATATTTCCTTCATTTTTTGGTTTTTTAATATTATTTTGAGACCTTTCATATTCTCTCCATTCATAAATTTTTAGATCATTCATCTTTGCTAAGTCAGCTATAGTAGCTTCCTGTGGTATTTCTCCATTATTTGCATGTAATAACTCATAATATAATTCTTTCATTTTCCCCATAACTTTAAACTATTAGTTACCAATCTTTTTATTGTTTTTGCTGTAGATTTTTCATTTATAATATCTCTGTAAGCTCTTATTTTTTCTAAAGTTTTAATATCAAAAGATATTGTAATATATTTATCTTTTTTATATTTATTACTAAAACTTGGAAAATCATACGGATATTTAATTAAATATTCTTTGGCATTTTCTTTAAATACATTATCACCATATTCTAATAAAGTATAAGGAAGTTTTTTAGATACTGAAACTGATACTCTTTTTATATTATATATAGTAGAAATTTTTTCTTCAGTATAGCCAAACTTGTAATACAATATAGCAATTAGATAATTTCTTTTATCTAACATTGGTCTTAATCTTTTTTTAGGGGAATTTTGAAATTCATATACTAAAGCATCACACTCTTTTAGAATGTCATTAACTGTATATTCCATAATTTTTATATAAAAAAAGGAAAGAATATTCCTTTAATCTCTGATATTAGTACGCCTAATGTTATAGTATTTAAAAAGCCATGATTATTAGACCATAAATATAAGAAATAAAGAGCCATTATCTGACTCATTATTAGATATATAACTGATATTAAACCTATAATGTTTATAAATTTATACATAAACTTTATTTATTTAGATTAACAGCAGCTTGTCCCAGGTGTACAACAAGATTTTACTTTTTCCTTATTTATTTCTAAGGTAGGAATACCACATTTATCTAAAGCAAGGCAAGCTGTATTTGTACTAATTAATTGAAAGATACCATTAGTAAATACAACTCCATACTTTTCAATAGTTTCTCCTTGATATTCCATTTCAATTTCATAATTTCCAATTTCTAATTTTTTTTCAGAAAGTTCAATAATTGAATTGAGTTTACTTGGTTCTAATCTATGCAAAAAATCTATACTTTGCCAAAGTTGCATAGAAATAACTTCTACATTTCTAATAGTTCCTCCACAGTCAATAAATTTTTTACTGATTTGTCCCACTTCTGTAATGTGAAAATGTTCTGGAATCTTATTTCCGTTTGGTTTTAAAAAGGTTACTTCTGAAACTACTTTTAAAGATTGTTTAAATTCTGATAATATCATTTTAATTTATTTATTTAGATTAATTCAAGACATGCTTCTTCAATATTTACTTCTTCTTTTGTTTCTTCTTTCATATTAGATAAAAGTTCAATTGGTAAAAATCTTGATGCATCATAAAGTTCATAAGGAAATGATCTGCTTGATAGTTGTACTTCTTTAAGTAAAAAACCATAAGTTTCTTTTTGTAAACCCATTCTAACAATTCTGGTTACAGTATAAGTATCACCTTCTTTTACCCATTCTTCAATAGGTACATTTTTTGGCTTTTTATCAGCATCAATACAAATCACTTTCATATTCTTCTAATTCAACTTTAATATTTAAGTTATCAAAGGTAGTTTTTAATTCAAACATATCCATAAAATCTCCATGTTTTATTTCACACTTGCCTTTGTTATGTGCTATTAGAGCACACTGTTCTGCCTGTACTACTTCATGTTTACATAGACCTATTAAACAGGCCATAATATATTCATGTGAGTTTACATTATCATTATATAACATAATCTTATGTGTTTGTATATCTTCCATACTTTTAATATATACAAATTATACGGAAATATTATAATTTTTCCATACAATTTTAGTTTGATCAAAATCTTCTAAGGCTTCTTTAACCCATTTTTCATCTACAGTATTCATATAACATAGTATATGTACAATAGCTTTATCATCAGGATTTAACCGGAGTAACCTACCTATTCTTTGACTAGCTTTTCTTTCATTACCATATGAATGCATAATAATACCTTGTTTAAGATTAGATATATTTACACCTTCATTTAACTGCATAACAGTAGAAAGTTTTAAAATAGACCCTTCTTTAAACATTTCAAGATTTTCTTCAGATTTAGGATTATTACTATGATAACTATGAGAACATAATCTATCAGCTTGATCTTGTGTATTAGCAAATACAATACACTTAGTATTAATGCTATCCATTAACTTTTTAGTATATTTTTCTTTACTTCCATACTCCATCATTGCTTTCATTCTCATTACTCTAAGAATATGGACAGGTCCAGAACCAGTTTCAAGTCTTTGACCCCAATAATTATAGTTTTGTACTTCAGAACTCATAAAACTTTTATTCTTCATTACTACAGAATAATTTTTTTCATTACTAAGTTCTAACTCATGTACTATAATTTGGTAATCATTTAGTATTCCTTGTTCTATAGCAGAGTCTGCTTTAAAAGTATATATTACAGGACAAAATTCCTGTATTAATCTACCTTTTTCAGAATCTTTATATCTTGGAGGAGTACCAGTAAGACCAATTATCTTTCCTTTATATAGTTGTAGAAATCCTCTATGACTATCTAATAAACTATGAGCTTCATCTAAATACACTGCATCATAATCAGCAGGATTATGTTTATTTAAACTTAGATAAGTTGTAAATGTAATCCTACTTAATTGTTCAAGCATATCAAACTTTGTTGCATCATCTTTCCAAGATTGAAAAATAGATTTTTTAGGAGCAACTACTAATGTCCTCATAAGAGGTGTAGTATAAAGTTGCATATGTTTTAGGCCAACAAGGGTCTTACCTACACCAGTTCCAAGCACAATGCTACATCTTTGTTTACCTTCAGTAGCTTTTAATGCTTCTACTTGTATTTCTTCTCTATTCATTTTTTAAGTGCTTTAAATTCTGCATTCATTTTAAGTTTTACATCTGTTGCAATATGATCTTTTACTGTAAATGAAGTTTTAGTTAATTTAATTAACCAACTATTTGGCAACCAAATTTCTATTTTAGGTATAATTTCAAATAATGTAGCTTTTTCTGTTTTTGTTACAATTCTTTTAAAACTAAATTTACTATAACCTTGATTAAAATATTGTCTCATAATGTTTATATTAAGAATCCAAGCATTGTTGCCTTTGCTTGGATTCATTATTTATTTTAAATTAAATTAAATACATTTTTTTGTATAAATTCATTAGCAGAAGAAGGATCTGACATAACTTTAATTGTCTTGATATGTTCTTCAATGTTAGCTAAAGTTCTTTTATGATCATATGTAGCATATGCTTGAATAAATACACTTAAGAATTGTTTCTTAACCCATCTATCAGCAACACCAATTTTAATAAACAAATCACTAAATGCTTTACACATTTCTGCAGCTTTTGGATTAGTAATTTGAAATTCTCCATTTTTAATTTTAGTACTTGCTGCAAATACACTGTTATAAGATGATCCATTATTACAAATTGCTGCAATCATTAAAGATTCTAAATTATATAAACCCATATACATTGAAAGAGTAACATAATCTGGATTACAAAATGAAAATGCATGTATGTAATCTTTTAATTGCCATGCTTTAGATGAATTATTATAATAAGCCATCTTTTTAATAAGATCATCCTTATCAACTACTTCTATATATTCATATCTTACTGGAATCTGTTCTCTTCTACAACATTCTAATAAATGGTCACCATCTATTACATATGTTAATTTTGATCCAGTAAAGAAATCTACTTTACAACAAATAACTTGTCTTGTTAATCCTGAATAACGTATACTTTCTACTAATTCTTGTGTATGCTTAGATAATGTTGGTCTTTGCATTGGTAACCTATTAAACATATTATAATTTGTTGTAATAGGAATTTTAATAAAATCATTTTTTGTGTCTTTCATAATCATAAATTTTAAATCATATTATTTTAAAAATCCAAGTATTCTAGCCTCTTCAGGATGTTCATTTTATTATTATTATTGTTCTTGTTATTTAAAGGTTAGACCATTTTGTTGGCTTCAACAATATGGTTATTCTGATTTAAAGTTTAATTATTTCTCTTACAAGGAACTGAATCAGATAAGCATACACCTCTTCTGTCTCAAACCCTGGTTGTACTCCTATTTTATTAAGAACAGCATATGCTGCATGATATGCTTCATGAGCTACCAAACCAAGTGTATCAGGTTCCTTTTTAATTTTACCTCTAAACCTAACTATTATAAAACCATCACTATGTGTCACAGTTCTAGCATCTGACTTCCAATCATCAAATGCTAGATCAAATTGTTCTCTTGTAAATCTATGACATAGGCGGTCATATAACTTATCATCAGATTGGTTGATGGATACTAATACATCAGTAGAAAACACATCAACAGGTATTATTTTAAACATTTTATTCTGATTTAAAGATTTCATTGTAGTATTGTTCAGGTTTAAATTGTTTTTCTGCCATATCATAACTACCCATTATATAGGCATCGGTTATCTGCTCCTTCTCCATTTCTTTGGCTATTTCTGCCATACTAATAGAAATACCACCAACTTTCTTGTACTGTTCAACCAACCATTCTACTGCTGTTTGTTTCATATCCTTTATTTTAAAATTTCTTTTAATTTTTCAGTTAATATAACAATTGCTCTACATTCACCCCCCGGGAATGTGTGATTGAATTTAATTTCCTTAGCATATGCTGCAATCTTATCAATAACCTCTGCCGTTGTAGTCTCTGGCATGTCATATGTGGTTAATTCCTCTTCCATAACTTTTTTCTTTTTTTTAATTAATAATTTATTTATCCTTTTTCTTATACTTTTATGATATATCAAGTTCTTTTCCTAACCATTCTACTGCTGTTTGTTTCATTGTTCTTGTTGTTTAATATGTTCAAATACAATTTCTTTATTCTCAACTCTTACACAACACCCATCATAGATTAATTTTCCACTTTCTTTATGTGTATAAAAAAAGTATTCTGATTCTTCTGAATCTTTAATTACATAGCCATTATTATCTGTTGGTGTAATTTTAATTGGTAATTTTAAATTTAATTGTTCCATTTTTATTTGTTTTTAAGTTATACTTTTTCTTTTAACCATTCTACTGGTTGTTTGTTTCATAATCTTATTTCTTTTTATATTGTTCAAACATTCTAATTGTAAAGTCTTTTATTCTCATATATGGAATTTTAACTTTATCATTTATAGTTCTTTGAATTAACATTCCTTCTTCACAAGAAAGTTTAATTATTTCTATTACTTCTTCCTCACTATAACCTTGTTGTTGCTTCTCCATTTCTTTGGCTTTGTATTCTATTGCCATTGGAATAACTGTTCCATTAATATTTAATTGCTCTATTAACCATTCTACTGCTGTTTGTTTCATTGTTCTTGTTGTTTAATTAATTACTAAAATTCCATTTAAAACCACCTGCTGTTTTTCTATTACCTGATGCACATTTACTAATTGATGCTCTATCAATGTTTGTTTCATTACTTGCAAATTTCATAGAAGAATACTCTTTAATGAAAATATCATCTTTTGTGTATTGTTTTATAGGTATTCTTTTTTTTTCATAAACACTTTCAACAAAAGGAATACCCTTCATTCTTTGTCTAGCAGATTCTTTTCTTTCTTCTGTATAAGGAATTGTAGGGCATCTTGCAAGTTTACTTGAATTGTAACTAGGATTTAATAGATCTAAATAATATTGTTCTCTTTCAAGTATATAAGCTCTATTTGTTGAATCAATAACTTCAATAATCTCAAACCTTAAGCCTTCAATACCATATTTATTTACAACATTTTGTAAATATCTAGAGTTATGTTTATTTTTTTCTAAACTTCTTAAATGTTCTCTAAATCTTTTATAAAATCCAAGCTCACATTTTTTTTTACCCATTGTTCCTGAAGCACTACCAATATAAAATATATCAGTTTTAGAAACATGATATATTTTATATATACCCAAGCTTGTCAATTGCTCTAACATTGCTGGTGTAGAAATTTTGTTTGTTAATCTTCCCATGTCACAAATGTAACATAAATTAATTAAAAATCAAAATTATTTAAGAAAACCTAGTATTCTTGCTTGTTCTGGATTTTCGTGCAGCCAAGTATGACAAGGTCTACAAGTTGATATCCATGTTAATTGGGTTAATGTTTTTTCACCTCTTCCTTCCATGTGATGTATATCAGTAGCATTAAAGAAACAATCTTTTGATACTTTAACATTACATAAAGGATTCTTATTCATATATTCTTTTCTCATTAATAAATAAGCCTTATCTAAAGCTTTTTGCTTTTCAGATTTTAGCTTTATTCTTGGTCTTTTCTTTACATTAGGAAGAACCACAGGGATTAGGTTTTCAGTTGGTTTCTGAGCAACAAGATTGCTTTGGTGACAACTCCAGCAATTTTTGCAATATCTAAATCCCTCATGGTTTTTCCAAATTATGGATGGTTTCATACATCCATAACATTCTTTCAATTTTACCATATAACTATTCTTTTGGTTTAGGTACACCTTTTGCAATATAATAACTTATAAGATCTATTTTTTCATATTTAGGTCTAGGTATTTGTGCACCTGTAAATATACAGGTAGTCCACCAATAGTTTTCATCTCTCATAGTTCTTAAATCTTCTAAATCTAATCCAGAAAGCAAATCATAAAATTCTTGATCTAATGGTGTTAACTTTGGTGTATAGTTATTCATTTTTTAGTCTTGGTAATTGAATCATACTTACTTGTGGTCCTTCTAAACTTAAAAAGTTTTTTGGAAGGATTCCTTCTGATATAAAGATAGTAATAATATCACTTTTATTAATATTTAAATCTTTAAAATTTAGAGTATTAATGATGCTTACATCTGTTTCAGTTTCAGTTAGTAAAAATTCTGTAATTGGACTGTTTGGAAATAAAGATTTAAAAAGAAAATTACTATAAGATATAGTAGCTTGTTGTTTAAGTTTATTAATTACAACTTGAGCTCTCTTATATACATTAATAATTCTTTGTTTCTTTTTACTACACATAGTAGCTATTTCTTTTTCAGTCATTGCACTAAGACCATGCAATGCTCTTTTGTACAAATAGTTTTGGTATTGATTATACCCATCAGTATCATACTTAATGTATGTTTTACTGCTTGTTTGATACTCTTTAATACTTTGTTTTAGCTTTTCCATTATATATATATATTAATTTTAAATAAAATAGAGAGGGACATCAGTGTCCCCCTCTGGTAACATTCTTTACAAATTAGATTGTAAAGTCCTCATTTGCACTAACTGTAGTAGTTGATACTCTTTGTATAGCATATGCTTCACGTAACTCTTCTATATTATCATGCTGAATAGTTATATCTGCAGCATTACTAGAAGTATTATACACAGTTTTACGGTAAATAGGTTCATCTCCTACTTTACATAGTATACCTGTTTTACCTGCAATTTTTAAATCTCTTTCTGGAGACTTTTTATTAAATGGAACTAAAGATTCTTTAATGATAATCTTACCTTCAAGAATTTGTCCTGCATAATAGCCCATTTCTTGTAGAATACCTACAGGAGCCTGAATTAGTGCAGACATATTTTGTCTCCTTAGAAATCCATTGTCATCTACAAGTGTTCTAACTTGTTGTAATTTTACATACCCATAGTCTGGGTTATTTGCAGAGACATATATCACTGCACCGGTAGTAGCATCAGGTACTACAACAACTTTTGATTGCATAATTTTATGTTTTAAATAAATAAATAGATTATATGAGTAGATACTCTATTACAGTTACTCAAGCTGTAATAAGTTATTTATATTATATTTTACTATAATATTATATATCTGAGGGACCGGACAAATCTATTATTTCATCAAATGGATCATCATCTGAAATAATATCATTAACATCACTTTCATCATCTGCTAGATAATCAAAGTCATAATACTTTTCTTTAGTATTTTTAGATATTGCTGAGTCTGCAAAAGGATTAATTATATGTTCACCATAGTCAATAGACATTAAGTACTGAATATCTAAATCTGTGAGATCTAGATACTGATCAACACTTAAATATATTACTTTGCCATTTGGCAGCTGATATAACATTTGTAATGATTCATATAATTAAGTAAATATATTATATTATATTTAACATAGCTTTATTAAAAATCAAAATTATTGTAATATATAGCTAATACAATAAAAAGGGGTCATTATAACCCCTTATTATTTTTAGGAAAAGCAATCCTAATTAAACTTTTATAGATTATATTTTTGATAATCTCTAATTTTATCTAACAAACCTGTATTAAAGTTAGTCCATTTGTTATAATAATCTACATTAAATATATACTCAGGTTTTTCTTCAGGTATATAATTACAAGTAGTTCCGGAAGGTATAACATTTCCTTCATTATCTGTAATTTCTGCATCAAGATCAAATCCTAATACAGAAGTAATAGTATTACACATTAGGCAAGAATAGCATAAATAATTAATACTATACTTGTAATTATAAAACCATATAGCATAATTTTAAGAGGTCTCATCATTTTGTAATGATGTATATCTTTTTCTAATATATATAACTCATAGTCTATATCATTAATTGCTTGAAGTTTAAAGTCATAATCTGAATCTGATCTTCTTGCTTCATCAAGTAAGATTAATAATTCTTTTCTTCTTTTTAATAGTTTTTTCATAAGATTAAATTTGAGCAAGCATCCAACATATAAAACTTGTATACATTATAGCTAAGATTAATATTAGTTTCATAATTATTTTAAATAAATGATAAATTATAACAGTTTTACCAACCTACTGTTAAGGTATTGAATAAAATAGTTGTTTTAATTCTTCTTGTTGTTTAATATTTTTTATAGCATGAATAAATTTGAAATAGTTATTTTTATCACTAGTTCCATATACAATTAAGTTGCCAGAAACTGAATATTGATATCTAATATTACAACCTAAGTTATTATATTTTTTTATTAATAATGATAGTTTATCAATATTCATATCTTTATATTTTAACTTAAATTCTACATCATTCATGTATATATTTGCTCCAAATTCTCCATTGTAATACAAATTATCAAGAGCATAATTTTCTAACATATTTTCTAGGTTCATAGTTCATCAAGATTAGCAATATTTAACTCAAAATTTGCTTGATTTAATAATGATTGATTTTTATCAATCAACTTATTAATCTTATAATCATTAAGTTTTAATGCAAGACTTAATTTAAAATCTTCAAGTTTTGTATAACAATAAAAATTATCTTTTTTTGTATTAAAACAACCTTCAATTCTATATCCATTTCTTGTTTGCATTATACAAATTTCATTGTACTCTTTTTCTAAACTTGTTGCATCTGCAGATGATAGTTTACAATTTAATTTTACAAGGATATTATATCCTAATTGGGAATACCCAAATTTTAATTGGTGGTTCATAATCATATTTTTTATAAGTAATAAGTATAAGCAGTTTCACCATCCCACTGCTAAGGTCAATTAATTTTACAAATCTTCATTGTACTCAAAATCTCCGGAATCTATATATTCCAGAATCTCTTCCTTGTAAGCATAGTCAACAGTATAACCTATAAACTTTTTATCACCTTCTGTAATTATAGTAAGTTCATCAAAGTTTATTCTATATGTATCTCTACCATCTACATCCTTTTGAAATACTATGGTACCTGTAATCAGATACCATAGAAATATTAATGTATTCATTATGCAGAAACTAATTTCTCTGCAATGTAAGATTCTCTCAACATAACAATTGTTTGTATGTCTAGCTCATAAAGTGCATCTATGTATTCCTGAGTTAAGAATACATTTTGTTTCTGTGCTGATGTTACTAACTTAGTAATCTCAGTAATCATAAATTGTGTAATCATATATATAAATTTTAATTGGTTACAGTATAAAAAGAGGAGTAATCTTATTACTCCCCTTAAGTTTAATGCTAATAACTTTCTACCCATGAACCTCTAAGCATCACCTGTTCATATGCACCAATAAGGACTACAATCATTAGTTCATGTATCTTATGTTATTGGATTTCAAGGTCTTTCAACCTATATGTATGATAATAAGTATCATATACTTGCATTGACTCATCACCACTTATGCTATGGTATCCCTCTGTACTCAGTTGTAATACACATACATTGTTACCTTTACACTACCTACAAGTCTATGGACTTTTTAATATGAAGGTTCAGTAAGAATACCCATAACAGGATTTCCATTAACAAGCATAAAATGCATAGTGGTTTCCACAAATCATTAGCTAAATGATTGAAGTGTTAGCATACCAGACATAACTATACCACCTCGGAGTTAATTAAACTCTGTATGGATTTATAACTACAACTGTAGTCTTATGCCTATGTATTACAATTGCCTGACCTTGGGAATCAGGAATGGTACATTAATTAATGAAAATCATTATAATCTTCAGGAGCATAATCTTCTTCAAGCATTTGCTCAATGAAGTTTTGTGCTATATCACCTTGTATTTCAAACTTAGGTTTTACAGGTGTAGCTATTACTCTTGCTTTATTATTAATAATAAGCTTAAGAGTATTTCTTAAATGTTGTATATCCATAGTATCAACATTAATCTTTTGACCATTTTTCATAGTCCAATAAACATTTTCCATAAGTATAATTTTAAATTTTAAATATTCCGGAAATACTAACCTTGCTTTCCCTATAGAGAGAGAACCTAATAGTATATATAGTCAATACTAATGATTAGCTATATAAATATATATTATAAGGCTTTATTCCCAATCTGTTAACACACAAACTGCCAATAATATGGTGATAGTTTATCACTTTATCACACTTTCACCCTCTTTCTCACTATTTTCAAAAATATAACTACTTGATTTACAGTATCAAAGTCACATTGTTACACAGGCTGGAGACTTGCTACAAATAACAGATAATTATATCTTGCAAACAGTTTTTATAAAAACATTTGCTACAAATAACAGTGATTGTTACCTTGCAAACCTTTTAGTATAAAGCTGTATTAAGACTGCCGTAGGCTTTTTAAACAAAACACACCCAATTAAGGGTGTGCTTGTGTGGTTTGTTATACAGTAAGACCTGCAAACAAGTGTGCAAAATCTGCTTTGGTAGCAATCTCTGCACTACTGCCGTTTAATACAGTCAACCAAACTGTATCACCGTCCAACTGCATTTCAACAGTATATGTGTCACCTACTGTAACACCATTTTGGAAGCTCTTCTCCCAAATTTTGGCAAAGTATGTCTTGCCTGAAACCTCAACTGTACAAGTTCTAAACATTGTACCATTGCTATTAGACTTAACTAAATTAGCAACACTTTTCAGGATACCCTGAACTTTAACATTTTCCATTAGTTTATTTTTTTAATGAATTAATAATAATTATCCCTAACAGTCCTAAGTTGTATCTAAGGCTGCCGCAGGCTTATGTAAAAAAAGGGGAATAAACCCCTTAATAATATAAGTATACTACTGAACTGAACCGTATAAACCCTGCTTTAAATGTGGATAGGACAACCACTTTACCTTAATATCCTTAATAGTCTGAAGCTGTATCTAAAGCTGCCGCAGGCTTTATATATAGAATATAATATACTATACTATATATATAGTGTGGTGAGCCAAGACCTTTGACATCCTTCTAGTATATACTATACAATACTATACTACATAGCATAGCATAGTTACTAGCTATTCCATAGTAATACTAAAACTATTTCCTGGTAGAATTTATTTTAGAAAATAATTCCTGTTTAGTTTTAAGTTGTATGAAACAATGGGGGGTACCCCGGCTGGCTGAGAGTGGGGGGATGTGTTTTATAGGGACCCTCCTTCCTCCCTTATATATTAAAAACCCAAATAACTTTGTCCAGTTTTTAGTGCAACAAACTTGACATCCTGGGGGCTACATCTGAGACAGAATGTACCCGGGGGTATAAACACCTACCCTAAATTTTATATATTGGTGATGTCAAAGATGTTATCTATATTTGTGTAAGTAATAAATTATTTGTATATTATAGTATAACTTAAAAATATAAAAATGGATATTTTAAATTTTATTTCCTGGATAAAAGCAGGAAAATATACTACGACTGCACCACTTGATGCAGTTACTGTAGTTGGTGTTCCTAATCCAACAAGAGGAGATGCATATTTACCAGCTACTGTTCCTATATCTGCTTTACAAACTAATATAGGTAAATTTATTGGAGGAGGAATAGTTGTAAGTGAATGGTTTGAAAATGGAGTTCATAAAGCTCTTATAGTATCATTACAAGATTTATCTATTAATTCTAAGTGGACAGTAACTGCACAACAAGGTGTTAATTTACCTGGTGCTATAAGTTTTTCAGATGGTCTTTCAAATACAAATGCAATTATAGCACAAACAGGAGCTCCTGCTACTACAGCTTATGCAGCAGGAATTGCAAGACTTTATGCAGATGGTGGTTATAATGATTGGTATTTACCTTCTCTTGGAGAGTTAACTATGTGTTATAATTCAAGAGCTATTATAAATAAAGTTTTAACAAATTTAGGAATAGGGAATGATTTTGGTAGTGCTGCCTATTGGAGTTCTACAGGATACACTGCTACTGACGCATATTCACTAGATTTTAGTGATAGTATTAATTATATAACTCTTAAAAGTTCACAAGAAGCTGTACGTGCAGTAAGAACACACACTTTTTAATTATAAACTATAAATAAAAAAAAAATGAAACAATTAATAGGATATTATAATGAACAAGGAACTTACATTGAAGAACTTGTAGAAGTTGTTGAAAAAACTAAAGAAGATTTAATAGATCAAAAAGAAAAAAGATTATTAAAATTAACTAAAGAATTAGAAAATTTAAAAAAACTATAAAATTAGTCATGGCAAAAATTAAAGATACATTTACTAAGTTAGATAAACCAAAAGTTTCTAGAACTGGTGTTCATGCAAAAACTAAAGTTTCTAAACTTAAGTCTTCTAAAAATTATAAGAAGTTATACCGAGGTCAAGGAAAATAATTTAATATATTTGTTTTTATATAAAATATTTTTATATTTGTAAAAAACTAAACAAATATATTATGTTAGATAAACCTAAATGTGGATGTGGAAAATCTCAAGATCCTGATGGATTTTGTGATGGATCTCATAAAAATAATGAAAATCAAGTAGCATTTAAAGAAACAAAAATTTATTCTTTTGGAGATATTTTAGTAGGATTAAATACTGAAGAATTACCAGAAGGTGTTGAATTAGAAGTAAAACAAAAATTTTCTGAGATTACAGAAATTTTAAAAAGTACTTATACAATGTCAACACAATCTCCAGTTAAAAGTTTATTGTTTGATCATGCAGTTGGAGAAATACTAAATGCTCAAATGTCTGTTGTTAAATTACTAAAACTATAAATATGATTTATAAAAATAGAATTATTTGTAATAGTATAGATAATTATACTTATTTGTGTTATGAAAATGATACAATTTCAAATAGTTTATTTAATTATGGATATTGGGAAAATGAGTTAATAAAATATGCAGAAACATTTTTAAATGACAATTCTATAATTTTAGATATTGGTGCAAATATCGGAACTTGGTCAATACCTTTAGCTATAAAAAATAGAAAAGTTTATTCATTTGAACCATACGATTCTTCTTTTTATTCATTATGTGGAAATATATTTTTAAATAATAAAGAGCATATTATTTATCCGTATCATTCAGCACTTGTTGATAATGTAAATAAAAAAACAACAATGTATTTATCAGAAACAATAAACATAGGTGGTTGTAAACTAATTGAAACAAATGATAATAACAATAAATTAAATAGATATAAATTGATTACTTTAGATTCATTAAAATTAAAAAAAGTAAACTTTATAAAAATTGATGTAGAGGGTCAAGAATTAAATGTAATAAAAGGTGGTACTAAAACTATTCTAAAAAATAAACCAGTAATTTTTTTTGAATGTTGGGACATAAATAGTGAGCATTGGAATAATATACCAAACACACACAATCAATTAATGGAGTATATAAAATCTTTAGGATATACTATAAATAAAATAAACATTGATGGAAATGATAATTATGAAGCAATACCAATAAATTAAATTAAAAAACTATAAATATGAGCCCGTTTAAAACATTAAGAGGAAGAAGAATACTTATTGAAGTACCTGTTAAAAAAGAATCAGTAATTAAGTTATCTGAAAAAGATGAGGATGCTTTAATGTATGAAGCAATGAAACAATGGAATAGATTAACTGTATATGCTATAGGTGATAAAGTAGAAGAGATTGCTGTTGGAGATTCAGTATATATTCCTGTTGCACAATTAGAACATGCAGAAAAAGTTGACATTGATGGTAGTGTAAAACTAATGTTTAATGAAATGGACATAGCAATAATATGGTAAATATAACAGATGATAATCCGTATTTTTCAGAAAGAACAAGTACTGATAAAATTAACTCTAAAGAATTATCTAAAGAAGATATAGATAAAAGAATTACAAATAGTTTAGATTCAGAATATAATACTAAAAATTATGTTCATGATTTTAGAAAAGATATTCCACCATTTGAAACACGTCCTAAATACTATGGAGGAAAAGATTCAACATATGAAGTTTTTAATGTGTTAGAAGCCTGGAAGTTAGATAAAGATTTTTATTTAGGAAATGTAATAAAATATTTAGCTAGAGCTGGTAAAAAAACTTTTAACAATAAAGAAGATTTAGAAAAAGCATTAGTATATTTACAACGTAGAATTGACACCTTATGAATTATATATTAATGTTATTAATTTTAAGCATAGCATGTTTGTTATGGATTATAGGAAACTTTTTTAAAAGTCCCATATATAATAAACTTAAAGATGCATATGAAATAGATCATCAAAGTGATATTATTGGTTCATATTTTATTGTTGCATCTCTTCTTTTAATTTTCTTTGCTGGATCTTTTCTATAATTTTTTTGTTTTTATTGATAAATTTTTGTATATTATGTATATATATATTATTAATACTTAAAAAACAAAAAAATGGATATCTTAAATTTTATTAGTTGGATTAAAGCTGGCAATTACAGAGCAACATTACCAACAGATGTACCAAGTCTTTTAGCTGTCGGAGCTAAAGATCCAAGTAGAGATGATGGTTATTTATCATTAGCTGTTAATGCAGCACCTTTACAATCATTATATGATACAGCTAATGTAACTCAGATAACTTCAATGACTACTGCTGTTACAGTTAATGCACATAATGGAACAATAACAACTGTTTCTTATACTTTAGGTACTACTTCTAATACATCTTTTCCTGTAAATAATAGTAAAGTAACTACAGCATCTAAAATATTATTAACTTTAGATTCAACAACTGCAGGAATGCCAATATTAGTTACTAATAATATAGCAAATGGAAGTTTTGTAATTAAAGTAATTAATGCTTCTTCTACTGCAGCATTAAATAGTACATTAAAGATTTCTTATCTAATACTAGATTAAAGATAAAAATATATTATAAATATTTTAATCTGGGTTTACTTAAAAACTATTAATACCTAAATGGACAATAATCAACCCAATCAAAATTTTTTTTGTAATGATGGGTTAACTACACCTATTTCATGTGAACCTCAATTTACATGTCCTGATCCTGAACAATGTTCAGAAGTATATGATGCAGATTGTGTTATATATTTTGGAGAAAATATTATTTGCCAAGGAACTACAATAATAACTCAGTATACTTCAGTAGCACAAGGTTTAAATGAAATAGTTAATTGGCTTTGTAATGAAGGAAATATAGGTGTCCAAGGTATTCAAGGAGTCCAAGGAGTCCAAGGTATTTCAGGTGCATTTGCAGGACAAGGTGTACAAGGAACCACTGGTATACAAGGTAATGTAGGTATTCAGGGAATCCAAGGAATACAAGGCATTCAAGGTATTCAAGGTTTTAATGGTCCACAAGGAATTCAAGGTTTTGTTGGAACAGGTGTTCAAGGTTATCAAGGTCCTCCTGGTATTCAAGGCCCTACAGGAGTACAAGGATTTGTTGGAATAGGCATCCAAGGATATCAAGGTGCTCAAGGTAGTCAAGGTTTACAAGGATTTACTGGTGGAGTTGGTATTCAAGGAGTACAAGGATCTACTGGAATAGGAGTTCAAGGTACACAAGGTATACAAGGACAAATTGGTATAAATGGTGTACAAGGAAATACAGGTATTCAAGGAAATACAGGTATTCAAGGAAATACAGGTAATGCAGGTTCTCAAGGTGCAGCCGGAAGTAATGGTAGTCAAGGTAGCACTGGAAGTCAAGGCAATATAGGTTCTCAAGGTGCTGTTGGAAATATAGGATCTCAAGGATCTATTGGTACAACTGGTGCTACAGGTAGTCAAGGTAGTCAAGGTTTTACTGGTACTACTGGTACACAAGGAACTACAGGTACACAAGGTATACAGGGTTTTGTTGGTTCTCAAGGAACACAAGGTACAGTAGGTAATATTGGTTCACAAGGATCAACAGGAAGTATAGGTTCACAAGGAAGTATTGGTATACAAGGATTTAAAGGAGATACTGGTAATCAAGGTACTACAGGTAATACTGGAATGCAAGGAGCAACAGGCACACAAGGAAATATTGGTGTTACTGGTAGTCAGGGAGCTCAAGGCATCCAAGGAACAACTGGTACACAAGGTTTAACAGGAACTCAAGGTTCTCAAGGAACACAAGGATTGTTAGGACTTCAAGGTGTTCAAGGTGTTCAAGGTGTTTCTGGTACAGGTGGTGTTGTAGCTAATTATGGATCATGGTATTCAACAGTAGATCAAACTGCTGCAGCAATCAATACAGAATACATAATGACTGCTAATACAATTTCTTATGCTAATGGTGTAAGTCTTGTATCAGGAACCCGAGTAACATATTCAAGTGCTGGTACTTATGCTTTTAATTTTTCAGTTCAGTTACATTATACCGGAGGTGGAGGATCAGGTGATGTAATAGATATTTGGTTAAAAAAGAATGGAACTGTTGTTCCTGATTCAAATACAAAATATTTAGTACCTTCTAATCTTGCTTTTAATGTATCATCATTAGATTTTCTATTTACAGTAGTAGCTGGAGATTATTATGAAATTGCATGGGCTACTAATAACATAAATATCAGATTAGAATATGATGCGGCATCAGCACCTCATCCAGCTGTTCCTTCTGTAATCATTAATACTTTCCAAGTAACTTATACTCAATTAGGACCACAAGGATCTCAAGGAATACAAGGTACTACAGGAACTCAAGGATCAATTGGAACACAAGGTACTCAGGGCATACAAGGTATACAAGGAACTACTGGTTTACAGGGTTCAACAGGACTTCAAGGTTCAGTTGGAACAACAGGTTCTCAGGGTTCTATAGGAACTATTGGTAGTCAAGGAGCCACAGGATCCCAAGGTACAACAGGTACTACGGGAACAGCTGGTTCTCAAGGTAGCACAGGATCAATTGGAACCCAAGGAGCAATTGGTAGTCAAGGAATACAAGGATTTATTGGTAATACAGGTACTACCGGAAGTCAAGGAACACAAGGTTTTATAGGATTAACTGGTGCACAAGGAGCAGTTGGTGCACAAGGTGCAACAGGTAGTGGAGCTCAAGGTGCAACAGGAACCCAAGGTTCAACTGGATTAACAGGTAATCAAGGTACAACTGGAAATCAAGGTACTGTAGGTTCACAAGGTTCAGTAGGAGTACAAGGCACTCAAGGTTCTCAAGGTGCTTTAGGAAATGTTGGATCTCAAGGAACTGTTGGTGCCCAAGGATTAAATGGAACTACAGGATCCCAAGGAACAACAGGTTCTACTGGTTTACAAGGTATAATTGGAACACAAGGAACTCAAGGCACGAATGGTACAACTGGTTCACAAGGTGCTATCGGTACTCAAGGAACAACTGGAACTAATGGCTCACAAGGTACTAATGGTACTCAAGGTGCTATTGGTTCTCAAGGAACTATAGGTACAACTGGGGCTACGGGATCACAAGGAGCAACTGGAACACAAGGTAATATTGGTACTCAAGGTGCTACTGGAACTCAAGGTACTACTGGTACACAAGGTAATATTGGTACAAGTGGTAGTCAAGGTTCAACTGGTTCTATAGGTTCACAAGGAGCAGTGGGTGCACAAGGAACAACTGGTACTACAGGTAATGCAGGATCACAAGGTGCAATAGGCTCTCAGGGATCTATTGGAACTACCGGATCTACAGGAAGTCAAGGAAGTACTGGAGCAACTGGTTCTACAGGTAGCCAGGGTGCAGTTGGATCCCAGGGTACTCAAGGAGCTATTGGAACTCAAGGTAGCATTGGAACACAAGGAACTATTGGAGCTCAGGGTGCCGTTGGATCTCAAGGTTCTGTTGGTACTCAGGGTGCACAAGGTGCACAAGGAATTTTAGGTACAAGTGGTAGTCAAGGTACAAGTGGTAGTCAAGGTACAAGTGGAAGTACTGGATTACAAGGAACAGTTGGATCACAAGGAACTACAGGAACAACCGGAACCCAAGGAACAATTGGTTCTCAGGGAGCTATTGGATCTACTGGAGCAACAGGGACTCAGGGAACAGTTGGTAGCCAAGGATTTATTGGATCCCAAGGAGCAACAGGAGCAACAGGAAGTCAGGGTTTTACTGGAACAACTGGTACTCAAGGTAGTATTGGTTCACAAGGTGCTACAGGAACAACTGGAGGAATAGGTAGTCAAGGAGCTATTGGCTCTCAAGGTACAATTGGGACTACTGGATCCCAAGGAACAACAGGATTTCAGGGAACCACAGGTACAACAGGAAATACTGGTTCTCAAGGAGCAATTGGTAGTCAGGGTACAATTGGATCTACTGGAAATCAAGGTACTACAGGTGGAATTGGAACACAAGGTGCTACAGGTACACAAGGTGCTAATGGTTCTATTGGAGCTCAAGGTAATACAGGTTCTCAAGGTACAAGTGGAATAAATGGCTCACAGGGAACCACTGGTAGTCAAGGTGCACAGGGAACATTAGGAGTTCAAGGTCTAACTGGTAGCCAAGGTTCTACTGGTACTACAGGTTTGACTGGAGCCCAGGGTACTCAGGGTATTATTGGCTTACAAGGAACTCAAGGAATACAGGGAATTATTGGTGCAGGTGGTTTACAAGGTACTGATGGTGCACAAGGTACTGATGGTATACAAGGTACAATTGGTAGTCAAGGTTCAACTGGTAGTGGTACACAAGGTATACAAGGAATCCAAGGTCTATTAGGACCTTCACCAACTGTACCTGGAAGTAATAATGAAGTTTTAACTTCAAATGGTGCTGGTGCAATAGTTGCTGAATCTAATTTAACTTTTGATGGAAGTATACTAACAATAAATGATAGACTGTTAACTACAAGTTCTACTTACCCAAACATTGATACTCAAAATGGTCAATTGATTACACCAAGTGGTACAACCATAGCATTTAGTTGGTTATCTGATTTTATAGCATATGGTAATTTATATTCTTTATGGTATAAAGATATAAACATACAAAGATTTTTTTCATTTAATAATGCCCTATCACCTACATTTTACTATGAGGGTGATGTCATTGAAGGAACCTATTATTCAGCACCAACCCTTTATAGTTTGGTTTCTTTAAGAACTGATGGTACTTGGGAGATGGCTGACCAATCAACTGCCTCATCAACAAAAATGTTAGGGATATATGTTGAATCTGCTGGTTCTGGTACTATTAAAATTCTTTTAGAAGGGCATGTGCAGGTTGAAGATACAAATAATGGTTTAGCACCTTTTGTAACTGCATTAGACCACGGCCTTCCTATCTACATTAAAGGTGCTACTACTACTGGTCTATTATCCACTACATTACCTACCAAAGATTATGTACGCATCTTGGGTTATGCTTATCATCAAAGCACAGACACACCAACAATATGGATTATGAGATTTGATCCGGATAATACTTGGATTTTCGTATAAAATAAATAAATAAATAAAAAGGATGTTATGAACATTAATGGTGTACCTATAGGAGGAGGAGGAAGTTCTACAATAAGACTAGCATCTCAAACATTAACTTCAGCAAGTTGGTCACTTGTAAGTGGATACTATACATATACATTTTCTAATACAAACATAACAGTAAATACAAGAGTAGACTTTACTCCTGATAGAGCTAGTTATCTTGAAGTAACAACTTGTGGAATGCAATCTGAAGTAACAGTAGGTGCAGGATCATGTACATTTTATTCATTATTTCCACCTCAAACAAATATATTAGGAGAAATAACTATATTCCCAACAGTATAACCATGGCATTTAACTTACCATTACAAAATTATTTTAGTAGAACAACAGGTCCAGCAGTATATTCAAGACCTGCATGTTGGCCTGTAATTACAGATGTAGCTACAGAAGTACAATTTTTATTTTGTGATCTTGGAGATGCAGCATGTCAAATTAGAACAACATTTACAAGAACATCAGGCACCCAAAATATAACTATAGATTGGGGAGATGGATTTACTAGTACAGTTACAAATACTTTTTCAACAGATACTACTCATACATATACTCCAGGAACAGGAACACCTTGTCCATCTTTAGGTTACACAACATTTAAAATTAGAGTTTATTTTACAGGAACTGGAGTATCAGTTTTAAATAACTGTAATATAATGGCTATTCTAAATACTGCTAGTACTGCAGTTGGTAGTCCTCAAATTTGTCATGTATTAGAAGCATATTATGGAAATAGCACACAAAATGCAACTCCTGTTAATTTTTATTCAATCATAGGTAGTTCTTGTTTATCTATATATAGCAATTTACAATTTGTAAAATTACCAGCAACAGTATCTTGGACAACATGGACTACAACTTTTAGTTATTGCTTTTCCTTACTTAAAGTTGTTATGCCAACTTCTAATTCTGCTGTAACTTCATATGCAAGTGCATTTCAAAATTGTTGGAATTTACTAGAAATTATACTTCCTTCTAATTCAACAGGTATTCAAAATATGAATGCCTCATTTATTGGTTGTAGTAACTTAAGATCTGTTACTCTTCCAACTACAATGAATTCTTGTACTGATTTGGGTAATTGTTTTTTTAACTGTACTAATTTGAGATCTGTTACATTACCCTCTATTAATGCTTGTAATAACTTACAATTTACATTTTACACTTGCATGCAATTAGAATGGGTAAAATTTACAAGTATGCCAACGGTAGGAGCTAATATGCAAAATTGTTTTCAAGACTCCGTAAATTTACAAACTGTATATTTCCCTGCTACAGTATCAAATCCTTTATCCCTGTATTCTTTAAACAGTGCATTTAATAGTTGTCGTCAATTAAAAAACATTGTTTTACCATCAAATATGAATGTTAGTACGTTTGAGAGTGCTTTTAATAGTTGTACTTCATTAACATCTTGTATATTACCTGCAACTTCTCCAGGTTGTGGAGCATATAACAATATATTCTTAGCATGTGTTTCTTTACTTAAAATTACATTACCTGCAGCACCAACAGCTGCTGTTACTTTTCAATCTGCGTTTAATGGTTGCATAAAATTACAAGAAGTTACAATTCCTTCTGGATATATACTTAATAATTTTAATCAAACATTTCTTAATTGTTTTAGTTTAAAAACAATATCATGGACCCCAGGTGCTCAAAATTCAATATCAGGAATGCAATTAACATTTGTTAATTGTTATCTATTAACAAGTTTTACAATGCCTACTTCTATGAATGCTTTAACAACTCTTTCATCTGCATTTAGTGGTGCAAGGTCTTTATCAAGTTTAACATTTCCTTCAAGTTTAAATGCTGTTACTACAATGGCAAATTGTTTTTCTGGTAATACAGGACTTACATCTGTTACTTTACCTACTTCAATGTCTGCATGTACTAACTTTAGTGGTACTTTTAATAGTTGTATCTTACTTACCAACATTACTTTACCAAATACTGTAGGAGCAGTTACAACATTTAATGGATGTTTTTCCGGTTGTAATAGTCTTAAAACTTGTGTTTTACCTGGAGCTGCTCAGTTGTCTTTAGTAAATGACATTAATGCAATGATTCAAGGGTGTTCTGATTTGGTTACACTTACAAACTTTGATAAAATTGGGTCTTTAACTGCAACACCTTTAATGTCTGCCGCTACTTTTAATAGCAATAGATTTAAAGGTGGATCAGCAATTTCATTTTATGGACCATTAAGTTTACTTCAATTAAATGGATTAAACGTTAAAACAGATACACAAGCAGTAAGACTTTTAAATACTTCAGCAGGACAATGGACAGGAGGATCTCCTCAAATAAATGTATCTTTTACTAATATGAGTACAGCACAAATAGTACAATTATTTAATGATATGGCACTTCAAGGAACTCAAGCAACAACAAAAACAATTAATATAACTGGAGCAACAGGAGCAGCAGCTTTAACTACAGCAGATAGATTAATAGTAACATCAAAAAATTGGACAATAATAGGATAATTATGGAAGATACATCAGGATTTTATAAATTAGAAGATAATAATTGGCAGTATGCACCTAACTTTGTATATGGTCCAAATTATGAATTAGTTAGAAATAATAAAGATTCTTATACATATCCTGTAGAAGGATGGACTTGGTATGATAAATCACCTATAGAAGAATCATTTATAGAAGAAGCAGTTATAATAGAAGACTTAAATAGTTTATAACATTAAAGTATAAATAAATTTATTACATTTGTAATAAAATATACAGAAAATGAATAATCTATGTCAACTTGCCCTTCAAAAAGGAGGTTCTTTAAATTACTTAATGTTACCAGCTACTATAACAGAAGGGTTAGGTTTAACTAATCCTTCTATTTTTATACATAAGGGGCATTATTTTCTTAATCTTAGACATGTTAAATATGCATTATATCATAGTGAAGGAGAACAAAAATTTCAATCTTCATGGGGACCATTAGCATATCTTAACCCAGAAGATGATCTTACTCTTAAAACAATTAATTATTTATGTGAATTAGATCCTAATACATTAGTTATTAATAAGTATCAAAAAATAGATACTTCTAAATTAGATGTTAAACCTATTTGGCAATTTATTGGTCTTGAAGATGCAAGAGTAGTATATTGGGATAATAGTTTATTTATTACAGGAGTTAGAAGAGATACAACTACTAATGGAGAAGGTAGAATGGAACTTTCTACAATAGATAATAAAAATAAAGAAACTAAAAGAATTAGAATTGAACCACCTACAAAAGGTTCTTATTGTGAAAAAAACTGGATGCCTATTCTTGATTTACCATATCATTATGTTAAATGGACTAATCCTACTGAAGTAGTTAAAGTAGATCCTATTAAAGGTATTTCTGAAACAGTTTTTTTAGTAGAACAAAAAATAAAATTTCCAAGAGATATTAGAGGTGGTTCACAAGTTATTACAATTGGAAATTATTATGTTGCTGTAACACATGAAGTAGACCTTTGGTATAATGAACAAAAAAATAAAGATTCTCACTATTACCATAGATTTATTATATGGGATAAAAAATGGAATATTGTTGCTTATTCTTCTGAATTAAAATTTATGACAGGAGCAATTGAATTTACTTGTGGTTTAGCTTTTGATGGTAATAATATTATATTACCATTTGGATTTCAAGATTCTACAGCTTTTATTCTTAAATTTCCTATTAATCTTTTAGAAACATTATGTAATTTAAAACTTGTAAAACCTAAAATAAAAAAATCATTAATATCGGTTACTCCAAAAAAATTAGAAAACTTTATTTATCAACCATATAATGAAGATATTACATTTGAATTAGGAGAATATTATTTTTTAAATGGTCATTATGCATCTGCAATGTCTTTTTATTTAAGAACAGCAGAATACTCAAAAAATTCAAATAAAACATATGAAGCATTATTAATGACTGCTAAATGTTTATCTAATATTAAAAGAAGAGAAGTTACTGAATTAGGGTTATGGCTTAATGCACTTAACTTTGATACAGAAAGACCGGAAGCATATTTATTTATAAGTGTATATTATGAAAAACAAAAAAAATATAATCAAATGTATAGTTATGCTATATTAGGATTAAAATATTATGCAAATGCTAAACCAGTAACTTCTAATCTAGGATATGAAGGTAGCTATCAACTTAATTTTCAAAAAGCAGTTTCTGCTTGGTGGATTGGTAAATCAAAAGAATCTAAAGATGAGTTTATTAAATTACTTAATAAAAGTACAGAATTAAGTGAAACATACCAAAAAATGGTACGATCTAATATTACATTTTTAGATTCTGGACCATATCCTTTTTTAAGATATTACAAAGGATTTTATGATCAGTTAAGATATAAGTTCCCAGGATCAGAGTCTATTGAAAAAAACTTTTCTCAAACATATCAAGATATGTTTGCATTATCTATGGTTAATGGTAAAAGAAATGGAACATACTTTGAAATTGGTGCAGCAGATCCATTTCATGGAAATAATACAGCTCTTTTAGAACAATTTGGATGGACAGGTACTTCATTAGAAATTTTACCACATGAAGTTGAAAAATTTAAATTACACAGAAAAAATGAGATTATATTATGTGATGCTACAAAGTTTGATTACTCTATACTTAAAGGTCATATTGACTACTTACAAGTTGATTGTGAACCACCAGAAACTACTTATAAGATACTTACAATGTTACCTTGGGATCAATGTACTTTTGGAGTAATTACATATGAGCATGACTACTATACAGATGTAACACAATCATTTAGAAAAAAGTCTAGAGAATTTTTATTAAGTAAAGGTTATATGCTAATAGCAAGTAATATATCTCCAAATGATGATTGTCCTTATGAAGACTGGTGGGTACATCCAAAACATATAGATAAAGATATAATTAAAAAAATGTTGGCAGATAATGATTCAACTAAAAATGCAGAAAAATATATGTTTGGAAAGTTGTAAATTTTTTTGTATATTATAGATATAACATCATTTAATATATAAAACTATGTCAGTAGGAAATTTAAAAACAGATGGTCAAAAAGGAAATAACTTTCCTTGGCAATTAAAAATGCTAAAAGGATTACAAGGTATTATTAATGCTATTGCTTCATCAACTAATATAAATATTATAGGGCCATTAGGACAAAGAGCTTGTAGTGATTCAGTTTCTACAACTTTGTGTGATAATCAAGCTAATGTACCAATTTTGCCAGGTATAAATACAGTTACTGGACTTAAAAATATGGCCTTTTATACTGGAGGAAGTGCAAAATTATTAACACTATCAATTTATAATCAAGACACTACTGTTTCTATTTTAGTAAGTACAGATAATGGTGTTACTTATGTTTCTGTTCCTAAAGGTGTAACAATTAATTATGATGCCGCAGGATTACTAAATTATTTTAATCCAAGTAGAATATACATTAATCAAAATTCAGCTACATTAAATCCACTTATTATTTATACATATACATTATAATGTCTACAAGTATTAATACTAATAAAGTTCTTGGTAGTACAAGTGGCACATCAATAATAACAGATGGAGGGGGGGATGTAGTTACTAGCATTGTTGATTCTTTTAAGACAAGGGTATTAGCTGATGGAGGTGTGTTCGAGGCTGAACCTTGTATACTAGCTCAATTAACACTTTTAAATAATATATAATGAGTTTATTAACAGATGCAAGTTTAATTGTAACACCCAACGCTTATAAGGCAAGCAAGTTATATTCTGTTATTCCAAACACAGTTTTGGGCGATATGAATATTGTAAGAGCAACAACAGCTACAAGGGTAAATAGTGCAGGACTTATAGAAAGTGTTGCTATCAATGTTCCACGTTTAGATTATACATTAGGTAGTTGTCCAAGTATATTGGTAGAGCCGCAGAGGACTAATTTAGTTTTATATAGTGAGCAGTTTAATAATGCAGCTTGGGATAAAGGAATAGGAGGAAGTATTTCAGCTAATTCAGTTATTTCACCAAGTGGAACTTTAACTGCAGATGCTTATACTTGGGCATCTTCAACAGTTTCATTTGCTTATTTATCACAAACTGTAGCAGCAATATCTCAAATTTCAAATACATTTTCTATATGGTTAAAAAGACCACTTGGTTCAGGAAGTCGTACAATAAGGCTTAATATTAGTGATCTATTTATTTCAACTGCACCTTCTTCTACTTTTACAGTTACAGAAACTTGGCAACGTTTTGAATTTACAAGAGCAAGTCCAAACACTACAGGAAATGTTGGGGTTGGACTTATATTTGGTACATCAGGTACTCCTATTGCAGCAGGAGAAATCCTTGATGTATGGGGAGCTCAACTCGAAGCAGGCTCATCCCCAACATCCTATATTTCAACAACAGCAGCTACAGTAACACGAAATGCTGATGTAATTAGTAAGACAGGAATAAGTAGTTTGATAGGGCAGACTCAAGGGACTATCTATGCTGAAATCAATAATACTTTAATGACATCTTATTCAACAGGTTATGTTATGAGAATATTTGCAGATGCTAATAATGAAGTATGGATAAGAAAAGAAGCAGGTTCAAATAAATATACTGCAAAATGGAGAGCTAATAGTGTAGATGTTTATACTCAATCAAATATATCTGTTTTAAATGGAAATAATAAGATTGCTATTGCATACAAAACAGGTGATTCAGCTGTATACTTAAATGGTACACAAATAGCAACAAGTGCAAGTACAGGAGCTTTTTCTGTAGCACCGAGTCAAATTGGTATAGGCTCTTCAAGTACTGCTGATTTCTTTAATGACAGAATTGAATTAGCTACTCTATTCCCTACAAGATTAACGAATGCACAATTAGCAACCTTAACAACTCTATAATGAACATCTACAAACTCAAATACATAACTAAAGCAGATGCTGAAAAAGACCTACAAAAAAAAGGAATCCTTGACTATTGTGAGGGTGTCCACGCAGTAGTTGAGATAGGTAAAATTATCACTACTGATGGCATTTATGATGAAGAAGGCAATGAACTTAATGCTCCTGTATATGCTGATGGCTACCATTACGATGTGATGTGTGAGCAAGACATAGATTTTGGAAGTAACTCAATAGAAGTAAACAACCCAAAACACGTTTTTTTAGGACATAATTAAAATTATTATATTATATATATGAAATATTTATTATATTTATTGTTAATTATTTTAGTTAGTTCTTGTTCTCTTGAAAAAAGATTAGCAAAGTATTGTCCACTATGTGTACAAAAAGATAGTACAGTAACTATAATACAAATCAAAGATACTACAATTGTAATACCTGGAGAAACTATAACCTTAATTGACACTTTATATTGTGATTCATTAGGTAATATTATATCTAAACTAAAAGAAGACTTAAGAGATAAAGATGGTACTTTAGTTAGTGTGCAAACTAAGATTAAAGATAATGTGTATTACACAAAAGCTAAAGTTCATACAATCTATAAAACAATTAAAGGTAATGATGTCTATCATACCAGAGTTGTTACCAAAACTTTAAAACCAGAAAAAATTAAATACATTCCATGGTGGGTAAATTTCTTTGCTGTACTAGGGGTAATACTATTTATTATACTACTTGTATACTTTGGTTACAAGCTGATTAAACTTTATTTATTATGAAAACACAATTATCACTATTACTAATATCTATACAACAAGAACTTTTGACTTTAATATCTATTTGCCTTGCATTCTTTTTACCAATCTCAGGAATACTGCTAATGATTGGAGTATTAATAGCTATTGATACTTTTACAGGGATATGGAAAGCTAATAAGTTAAATGAAAAAATTACTAGTAGAAAACTATCAAGTATAATTAGCAAATTAGCACTTTATGAGGTAACTGTAATTATGTTTTTTCTTATAGACAAATTTATTCTTAATGATATCATACTAACTTTTTTTAGTGTACCATTTATGTTAACTAAAGTAGTAGCATTGGTCCTAGCTAGTATAGAAGTAATGAGTATTAATGAGAACTACAAAGTAGTAAAAGGCATAGACTTATGGCAATCAATGAAGTTATTATTTGCTAGAGCTAAGGATATTAAAGATGATATAACTAAAATAAACAAAAAATGACTACTAAAGAACAAAGATTACAAGAATTAACTAATATTGCTCCAACAGTATCAGTCAAAATGGATATGGAATGGTTAAGTTCAACTACTAATACTGCAGATTTTCAGATCCGGTTAACAAATACTGGAACAACAGTAGTTAAATTAAATGCTTTAATTATACGTGGTGTACATGCTCCAAAGTTAACAACAGGAGCAATAACCTGGAAAGCACTAAATGACAATACTGATCCGGCATGGTTAGGTTGGCCTAAAGTAACAACTAACTTACCGTATATCTCAGGACAAAGAAAATTAAATTTTTCTTCAGCAACAAATATCTTTACCAATGAGACAGCTCCTATTATACCTACTGACAAAGGAGTAGTAGTTGGAACTTTTAGGATTTCTACAACAACAACATGGAATCCAAATACTGACTTTAAATTTGTATGGGAAATGACAACAGGGGGAGTAGTAGGTTATGTAAATTTTGAAACACAATCTTCAACTTCATTACTACCAGTTGGTTTTATGCATTATGGACCAACAACATCTAATTCAATAGGTAAATGCTTAACAGTAACAGCACCAAGTACACAACCTTTAAGTAAATAAAGTTAAATGTTATATACTAGAGAACAAATAGAAAAAGCAGTAAAAGAAAAAGGATACACTTATTTTAAAGGTCCTGGAAACTATGATGTTAATATAGTAGGAGTAAGAAACTCTGATACTGGTAAAACAGTAACTAATCTATTTGATGATAAGATAACTCTATCTTATAAGTTAGATGGAGTATGGCAGTATCATGAATGGGACAACACAACTGAGCCCGGTAAAAAAGGAGTTACACAATATCACAATGCTAATGGTGTAGCTAGATTAGTACCAGGACAATATAGAGGAGTATATGCCATATCTAAGCACCAAGGAAAGTATGAAGCTCTGTGCCAAAGACTAGGTAATGTGACTGTATGGAGAGATAAAAATAAAAACATGACCTTTGATGAAGTTGAAACAGATACAGGAATGTTTGGTATAAATATACACAAGGCAGGTTCAGTATCAAACTTTGTAGAGAATTGGTCAGAAGGATGTCAAGTATTTAAAAGATCAAAAGATTTTGATGCGTTCATGAAAATAATAAATAAAGCAAAAGACTTTTATGGTAATCATTTTACATATACTTTACTAGAAAGTAAAGATATTAAATAATTAAACAAACAATTATGAAATTTAGAAACAACTGGAAATCAGCAAGAAAACAATGGGATAAGATATCTATAAGACTTAGATTATCTTCAGTAGATGTATTTACTTTAGAGATAGATATCTATAGAGAATTTTACATGCTAACAATATTAAACTTAACTATTAAAAACAGATAATCATGAAAGATAGTAAAAATCAAATAATTAGATCTATGAAAAGTTATGAAACAGGAGGATCATCAGATGACCCTTGTATGGAGACTGTTATGGTAGATGGTTGGCCAAAACGTAGAAGAAGACCTAAATGTGGAAAAACTAAAACATTTAGAGTTAGAAGTGCTGGAGAAAAATTAGGTCTTGGTGCTAAAATAGCAGCAGGAGCAGGTGCAGTAGGTTTAGGTATTGCAGAACTTACAAATAAAACTGTAAGTAATATGTTTAAGAAAAAACAAAAAAAAGGAGGCATTATTAAAACTAAAAAATAAAACTCTTATTTAAGCTATAATAATCCAGGTAATTTAATTTATCTGGATTTTTTTTGTTTAAATATTTTTTATTTAAACTTTTATAGTATATTTGTTTAAACTTTAAAAATATAAACAATGGAAAATGTAAATCAACAAGAACAAGAATTAGATTTAACTCCTGAACAGTTAACAGAACGTAAGGAACAAATGCTTTCTTTTTATACTGAATCTTTACCTTATTTAGAAGCTCAATTAAAATATGAAAGTTTACTAACTAGCATAGATGAAATAAGATTTAAAAGAACTAATATTCAAATGCAGTATGCTATGTTAGCATCAGAAATGCAAGAAGGACCAGAAGAAGAAACTACTGAACCTACTAAAAGAACATTAAAGAAAAAGTAATCATGGCTTTAGTTAACCAGGTACAGAAACGTGTAAAAATGCCCAAGTGGGACATTGTTAAATTTCAGATTTTAACTCATTGTTATGTTAATCATATAACAATGAGTGATTCTGATCTTAACTGTCTTACTCTATTAAGTTTTAACCAACCTATAGAACTTACTCATTTTTGTTATGATGCTTCTGCAGAAGATGAAAAAATATTTAAATCTTCTCAAACAGTAAGAAATTCTTTAAATAAATCAGAAAAAAATAATCTTATAATAAAAGATGATAGTAATAAAAAAATTATAATGTTAAATCCAAGTTTAAAAATACAAACTCAAGGTAAAATATTATTAGATTATAAATTTTTAGATAATGATTCCGAAGAAGTATAACATATTATACAAACATGTTGCAGAAGAATTAAATATTAGTGAAACACTTGTTGAAGATGTAATTTCTTTTTATTATAAAGAAGTAAGACAAAATCTTAGTAATCTAGTTTTTCCAAGAATTAACATTGAAGGATTAGGACATTTTATTATAAGAACTAAACTTGTTAGAAATGCAATACCAAGATATACTAATTCACTTGAAAATCATGATACATCAACATTTGCAGCTTATTATAATAAAAAAGGTATTGAAACAAAATTAGAATTATTAATAGAACTAGATAAAATAATTCAACAACAAGAACTTAAAAAAATAAATTTTATAAAAAATAAAAATGAAAAACCTTTTAACAACTCTGTGGAAGAATAAAAAACAAATTCTAGAAGGAGTAAAAAATTCTATTATTAGAGATGAATTTGTAGAAGAAGTAGCAAGAATAAGATATGATATCTGTAATACTTGTGAACTTAAAGGAAAAAAATGTGCAGTAAAAGGTACTGCTCCATGCTGCAATGAATGTGGATGTTCTTTAACATTTAAGACTAGATCTTTATCTTCATCTTGTCCTCATCCAGAAGGTGCAAAGTGGGAAGCAATTATGAGTCAAGAAGAAGAAGATAAACTTGATGCATTATGAGTATTACATTTAATGCCATAGATCATAGTTATAATAGTATAAACACTGAAGGTATAGACTGGATTAGTGTAACAACTCTTGTTTCTCATTTTAAGAAATCCTTTGATGCTAAAAAGGTTGCTGAAAAAGTTTCTAAAAATAAAAAATCTAAATGGTATGGTATATCACCAGATGAAATTCAAAATATATGGAATGCTGAATCTACAAGAGCAACTACACTAGGAACTTACTATCATAACCAAAGAGAATCTGATTTATGTGCATTAGCATCTATTGAAAGAGAAGGTTTTACAATTCCAATATTTTCACCACTACCAGAAAAAGATGGTATAAAATATGCTTCTATACAAAAGTTAGAACCAGGAGTATATCCTGAACATATGATGTATCTTAAATCAGTTGGTATTTGTGGACAATCAGATTTAGTAGAAATAGTAAATGGTAAAGTAAATATCATAGATTATAAAACTAATAAAGAAATAAAAACAGAATCATATACAGATTGGGAAGGTAAGTCAGATAAACTATTACCACCTCTAGATAATTTAGATGATTGTAATTTTAATCACTATGCCTTACAATTAAGTATTTATATGTATATTATACTTAAGCATAATCCTAAATTAAAACCTGGAAGAATATTTATCCATCATATTTCATTTGAACAAGAAGATGTTGATAAATGGGGATACCCAATAGCTAAACTTAATTATAATAATGAACCCATTGTAAAAGAAGTACTTCCAATTGCAGTTCCTTATCTAGTTGATGAAGTAATAAGCATTATGCATTATTTGCATGATAATAAACATAAAGTAAAAAAGAAATGATTGTAAGATTATTTGATGTTCAGAATGGTGTGGTTATTCCTACAGAACATTGTTATACACTAAAAGCCCTTAAAGATATAATGGATAACTATCCAGAAGATCATCTTAACATATATTTATATCTTTTTTATATGACTTGTCCTAATCCAGATTTGAATCCTTTTTTTCATACTCCTGAGATTGATAAAGAAAGTATTATTCTAAAAGAAATAAATGCTGAATTTTCTACAGAAGATGATGATATCTTTATTGCTTTACAGTTTTGTCAAAAAATGTATGAAACTCCTACATCAAGAGCTTATAAAGGAATGGCTTCTATGTTAGATAGATTAGCTAAATATATGGAGACTACACAGATTACAGCAGGAAGAGATGGTAATATTAATTCACTAGTAGCTGCAGCCAAAAACTTTGACCAGATTAGAGCATCATTTAAAGGAGTATATAAAGATCTTCAAGATGAACAATCTAGTAAAGTTAGAGGTGGAATTGGTATGGCTTATGATCAATAATTATGAGTGAAATATATCAAGACATACCCTGTTGGGATAATGGTACATGGACAACAGTATCATTTGATTCTAGAGAAGAATTTTCTAACTCTATTGCTGAAATATTTTCTGAACCTGGAAAGTATAAATTTGATGATACAAGTTTTCTTTTTAATCAAGAAGCAGTAAGGTTTAGAGAACAAAATGTATATTGTACATTTCCATTTAGATCTAAAGATTTTATAAATTATTGGGACAATCAAAAAGAAAAATGCAGAAAAGGAGTGTTCTATATAAAAGATACCAAGAAATGGTATATTACAAGAGACTACTATATGTGGTTAAACTTTTTACCAATCTTTGATAAAGAACAACAGAAGTTTGACTTTGCAAAAATTAGAGATGCTCAGTATCATATGGCACTATATGAACTACTTGCAGAACTTAATTATAAACATGTTGCTATTCTAAAGAAACGTCAGATAGCATCTTCTTACTTTCATATATCTAAGTTACTTAATCAGCTTTGGTTTGAGTCAGGGGTTACACTTAAAATAGGTGCTAGTCTTAAAGATTATATAAATGAAAAAGGTTCATGGAAATTTCTTGCAGAATATGCTGCATTTTTAAATGAACATACTGCTTGGTATAGACCTATGTCTCCTGATAAAGTTTTAATGTGGCAACAAAAGATTGAGGTAAGAAAAGGGGATAGAAAAACAGAAGTTGGTCTCAAAGGTACAATGCAGGGGATGTCATTTGAAAAGGATCCAACAAATGGTGTAGGTGGACCAGTAAAATATTTCTTTCATGAAGAAGCTGGTATAGCACCAAAGATGGATCAGACTTATGAGTACATGAGACCGGCAATGAGATCAGGTTTAACAACTACAGGAATGTTTATTGCTGCAGGATCAGTTGGTGATTTATCACAATGTAATCCATTAAAGGATATGATGCTTAATCCTACATCAAAAGATATTTATGCTATTGAAACTGATCTTATAGATTCTAAAGGTACTGTAGGTTTGTCAGGTTTATTTATTCCTGAACAATGGTCAATGCCACCACATATTGATGAGTATGGTAATTCACTTGTAGAAGAATCATTAAAAGCTCTAGATGAACAGTTTGTTAAATGGAAAAATGAATTATCTCCAGAAGATTACCAATTAAGAATATCTCAGCATCCAAGAAATATTGAAGAAGCTTTTGCACATAGATCTGTATCTGTTTTTCCTCCACATCTAGTAGCTGCACAACAAAGAAGAATTGAAGAAAAAGAATATTCATATGAATTTTTAGATATTTCTACAGATGAAAATGGAAAGCCTACTGTTAAACATTCTAATAAACAACCTATTAAAGAGTTTCCAATAACTAAAAAAACTGAAGATAAAACAGGAGTATTAGTTGTATGGGAAAGACCAATTAAAGATCCAACATTTGGACAGTACTATGCTTCAATTGACCCTGTATCTGAGGGAAAAACAACAACATCAGAATCATTATGTTCTATATATGTAATGAAAGCTCCAGTAGAAGTTACAAAAGTAACCGGAACAGAGACAGAAACTTACATAGAACCAGATAAAATTGTAGCAGCTTGGTGTGGTAGATTTGATGATTTAAATAAAACACACCAGAGATTAGAATTAATTATAGAATGGTATAATGCATGGACAGTTATTGAAAATAATATTTCTTTATTTATACAGTATATGATATCTAGAAAGAAACAAAGATTCTTAGTACCTAAGAGTCAGATCATGTTCTTAAAAGATCTAGGTGCTAATGCTAATGTGTTTCAGGAATATGGTTGGAAGAATACTGGAACCTTATTTAAACAACATCTTCTTAATTATGCTATAGAATATACTAAAGAAGAATTAGATGTAGAAACTAAAACAGATGGTACTATAGTAAGAACTAAATATGGCATAGAAAGAATACCAGATCCTATGTTATTAACAGAAATGAGAGAATATGCAGCAGGTGTCAATGTGGACAGACTAGTTTCTTTTGCAGCTTTAGTTGCCTTTATGAGAATACAACAATCTAATAGAGGTTATGCAAAAAGAGTTATTATGGATGATGCAGCAAAAAACTTGCAAAAGTCAGAAAATTTGTTTAAATTAGATAGAAGTCCGTTTCGTCACATGGGAAATAATAATCTTGCAAAAGGTAGAGGATTTAATAAATCTGCTTTTAGAAACTTAAAGTAAAAAACATGCAAATAATAAATGCAATACAAGCAAAGAATGGAGTTAAAACTGAACAGAACAAACTTGGTACTGTTACACAACCTTTACAATTTATTTCTAAAAAGGATAAGACTCAAGAATGGGCAGCTTGGAATTTAGATTGGATTGAATTACAAGGACTTAAACAGATCCGTAGAAATGCTAGAAGGTTAATGAAAAATTATAAACTAGCAAAAGGAATAATAGATAAATCAGATTATATTGTTGAAGAAAATAATGAATATAGAGATGTAGTAGAAATACTAACTAAAGAAGATACATCAGCTTTAGAATTAAAATTTTATCCAATAATACCTAATGTTATAAATGTTCTTGTTGCTGAATTTGCAAAAAGATCAACTAAACTTACTTATAGAGCAATTGATGAGTTTTCATATAATGATATGATTGAACAGAAAAGAGCAATGGTTGAAGAAACATTACTTGCTGATGCTCAAATAAAACTAACTGCTGCATTAATGGAACAAGGTTTAGATCCTCAATCTGAAGAAGCAGCACAACAATTATCTCCAGAAAATCTTAAATCATTACCTGAGATAGAACAATTCTTTAAAAAGGATTATAGGTCTATGGTAGAAGAATGGGCTACCCACCAACATAAAGTTGATGTAGAAAGATTTGGTATGGATGAATTAGAAGAAAGAGGATTCAGAGATATGCTTATTACAGACAGAGAGTTTTGGCATTTTAGAATGATGGAAGATGATTATGAAGTAGAACTTTGGAATCCTGCTATTACATTTTATCATAAATCACCAGATTCAAGATATATTTCTCAATCTAATTGGGTTGGAAAAACAGATATGATGTCAGCATCAGATGTTATTGATAGATATGGTTACATAATGACAGAAGAACAATTATCTGCATTAGAAGCTATTTATCCAATTAGAGCTGCTGGATACAATATTCCTGGTATACAAAATGATGGTTCTTTTTATGATGGTACAAAATCTCATGAATGGAATACTAATATGCCATCATTAGGAATGAGACAATATACTTCTTTTATGGGAAGCAATGCAATTAATGGTAGTGATATAATTTCTGAAATTCTTTTACAAGGTGATGAATATTTAGATGAAGGAGGAGAGTTCTTGTTAAGAGTATCTACAGTGTATTGGAAATCACAAAGAAAAATTGGACACTTAACTAGTGTAGCAGAAAATGGAGAAGTTATTAATGAAATTGTTGGAGAAGATTATGTTGTTGAAAATAAACCTATTTATGATAATAGATTATTTAAAAATAAAACAAAAGATAATATAATATATGGAGATCATCTTGATTGGATATGGATTAATGAAGTATGGGGTGGAGTAAAAATAGGTCCTAATATTCCATCATATTGGGGTATGAATAATCCAGGAGGCTTTACTCCTATATACATAGGTGTTGATAAAATTAAAATTGGTCCTTTAAAATTTCAATTTAAAGGAGATTCAACATTATATGGTTGTAAGTTGCCAGTAGAAGGGGCAGTTTTTTCAGATAGAAATACTAAGTCAACAGCTTTATTAGATTTAATGAAACCATACCAGATTGGATATAACATAGTAAACAACCAAATTGCTGACATATTAGTAGATGAGTTAGGAACTATTATCATGTTAGACCAAAACACTCTTCCTAGGCATTCTTTAGGAGAAGACTGGGGGAAAGGAAATTTATCTAAAGCATATGTTGCTATGAAGAATTTTGGTATGCTTCCTCTAGATACATCTATAACAAATACAGAAAATGCATTAAACTTTAATCATTTCCAGAAACTAGATCTATCTCAGACTGAAAGATTAATGTCAAGAATACAAATAGCAAACTACTTTAAATCTCAGGCATATGAAGTAATAGGTGTTAATCCTCAAAGGATGGGACAACAGTTATCTCAAATGACTGCTACCGGAGTAGAACAAGCAGCAGCTGCATCTTATGCACAGACAGAAGTATTCTTTATTCAACATTGTGATTACTTAATGCCAAGAGTTCATCAAATGAGAACTGACTTAGCTCAGTATTATCATTCAACAAAGCCATCATCAAGACTTACTTATATAACAAGTGCTGATGAAAAAGTTAATTTTCAAATTAATGGAACAGATCTATTAATGAGAGACTTAAATATTTTTTGTAGTACTACTGCAAATCATAGAGCTGTTCTTGAACAACTTAAACAAATGGCTATGACAAATAATACTGCAGGAGCTAGTATATATGATCTTGGTAAAATTGTTCAGTCTGATTCAATTGCTGAACTTAATACTGTATTAAAAACATCTGAAGAAAAAACACAACAGCAAAAACAACAAGAACAGCAAGCTCAACAACAATTACAACAGGAGCAATTAGCTTCTCAAGAGAAACAAAAACAGATGATGATTCAAGCTGAAGCTGAAAATCAAGACAAACAACTTCAAAATAATATTACTGTTGCTGAAATTAGATCAGCTGGTTTTGGTGCTGCTTCAGATGTTAACAAAAATGAAATGTCTGATTATCAAGATTCAATGAAAGATATAAGACAGTCTGAACAGTATAGACAACAAACAGAACTAGCAAGAGATAAACAATCTAATGAGAATTTAAGACAATCTCAAAAAATGAGTATTGAACAACAGAAGTTACAAATGCAAAAAGAAGTTGCAGATAAACAACTTGAAATAGCAAGAATAAATAAAAATAAATTTGATTCAGGAAATGATAAGAAAAAGAAAAGCTAGTTTAGCTATATATTACAAAAAATTACTTTTTCTATTTTAAATTTATCAAGTTTAATTTGTATATTGAAGTATAAACAAAAACCAACAAAATGAGTAAAGAAATTAATGACCTCAATAAAGAGGTGAAAGATTCTACAACGGTAGATCTAGTAGATGTAAATATTGATGAGTTATTTGGAGTACCTGGAGCAGAAAATATAATGCTTCCAAGTAATGAAGAAGACAAACCAAAATCTATGTTTTCTAAAGAAAATGTAGATACAACGTTCCTTGACAACCCTGCAAGACCTTCTAATAAAATAGAAGAAGCAGAAAAGAAAGCAGAAGTTGATGAGACTATTGCAGAGCTTGATAACTTAATTAGTCAAGAAGAAGATGCTGGTAATAAAGGAAGACCAAAGATTGATAAGTCTGGTCTTTATGAATTAGCACAGAAAATGATTGAAGAAGGAGCTTTAGTTGCTTTTGATGATGATAAACCATTAGAAGAATATAGTACTAAAGACTTTAGAGAATTGTTTGAAGCTAACTTCCAAGAAAGAGAAGACAAGATTAAAAAGAATGTTCCAAAAGAATTTTTTAATTCTTTACCAGAAGAACTTCAAATTGCAGCTAAGTATGTAGCTGATGGAGGACAAGACTTAAAAGGATTATTTAGAACACTTGCACAAGTAGAAGAAATGATTCAATTAGATCCTTCAAATGAATATGATCAAGCTGAAATTGCAAGACAATATTTGCATGCTACAAATTTTGGAACAGCAGAAGAAATAGAATCTGAAGTTCAAGATTGGAATGACTTAGGTAAACTAGAACAGAAAGCTAACCAGTTTAAACCAAAATTGGATAGGATGCAAGAAGAGATAGTTGCAAGACAGTTAGCAGAACAAGAACACAAGAAAGAACAACAAGCATCTGCAGCAAAAGCTTATACAGATAATGTATATAATACACTTTTAACAGGTGAGTTAGGTGGAATAAAAATTGATAAGAAAATACAAAGTCAACTTTATTCAGGATTAGTTCAACCAAACTACCCATCAATTTCTGGTAAACCTACAAATATGTTAGGACACTTATTAGAAAAGTATCAGTTTGTAGAACCAAGACATGATCTTATTGCTGAAGCTCTTTGGTTACTTTCAGATCCTGACGGATATAAAGGTAGAGTAAGAGAACAAGGTAGTAAAGAAGCTACTGAAAAAACAGTAAGAATGTTGAAAACAGAGGAATCTAGAAAAAATACTCCTTCTGCCCGTGATGATGAGCAGGAAGATAGAAGATCTAGCAAACCTCAAAGAACAATTCCTAGAAATACTGGAAATATATTTAGGAAATTTTAATTAGTAACAAATAAAAACAAAATAAAAAATGGCAACTCCAGTAATGAACAATGGCATATTCCTTCGGGATACAGCCTATGCAGCTAGTTCCCATGTGGATTCTTACCACTTGGTGAACATGCTAAAAGACGCAGAACCAATGGACTTAGGTCCAGTGGATTTATGGGCTATGTCCCAAAAGGTAGAAATGCCTCTTTATCAAATGTCCTCATTTGGTGGGAAAAATGTAATTAATGTAGATAATGCTCGTGGAGAGTACAAATGGCAGACTCCTGTTGTTATTGACCTTCCATACATTATTGAAGACATTGAGTCAAGTAATACATTTAAAGGTATTGATGGTGCAACATTCCGTATTAAACTTAACAGGAGAGAATTTGGACATGGTGATATTATCACATATGACAAATACAATGGTGTTGAGATGTACATTACAGCAGATGATATCCTTACTTTAGGTGATGGATTTATCTATACTGTACAGTTAGTAAACAATGATAACTTCAAATACCTAGATAATAAGTATTTAGCTAATGGTACTAAAGTATTCCGTAAGGGTTCTGCCCGTGGGGAATATGGAGAAAGATTCTCTGACATTACAACAAAAACAGGATTCCGTGAATTCTATAACTTTGTTGGTGGAGCAGAAGCTCATGTACATTATTCAGTTTCTTCACGTGCTGACTTAATGATCAAAGGTGGAATGAATGCAGATGGTACAGTTCCTGTAACTGAAATCTGGAGAACATTTGACAAATCAATTGATCCATCTATTTCTTCTTTAGAAGATATGGTTAAAGTAATGGGTAAAGATAAAGTTAAGAAAGCATTTGATAATGGTGACTTATCTAGAACTTTCCTTACTGGAATGGAAGCTGCACACTTATCTAAAATTGCTTCTGACATTGAGACTTACTTAATGTGGGGACAAGGTGGTAGAGTACGTCAGGATGGTCCAGATGATTTAAGGTTATCAGTAGGTCTTTGGAAGCAGTTGGATAACTCTTTCAAAAGAATCTATAACAAGAATAACTTTACACTTGACCTATTCCGTTCTGAAATTTATAATTTCTTTAATGGTAAAGTTGAGTTCCAAGGTCCAGATCCAAAACGTTCACTAGTTGTACAAACTGGTATGGGTGGTATGCGTATGGTAAATGAAGCTATTAAAACTGAAGCAGTTTCTTCAGGTTTATTAATTCAAGCTGCAGACATAGGAGCTATCACAGGAAAAGGAATGGACTTGAACTTTGGATTTGCATATACTTCATATGTAATACCTTTCTTAGCAAATGTTAAGTTTGTGCTTAATCCAGCATTTGATAATGTTCATACTAATGATATTGAAAACCCAATCATTGATGGTTTCCCATTATCTTCTTATAGCTTCATTATCTTTGATATCACTGATAATACTAATGACAATATCTTCTTATTGAAGTTGTCTTGGGATAATCAATTGAAGTGGTGGTACCAAAATGGAACTATGGACTATATGGGCCGTACACAAGGATTCCAGTCTTCAGGACAATTTAATGGATACCGTGTAATGATGTCTCAAACAATGCCAGCTATTTGGGTAAAAGACCCAACTAAAGTTTTAAAGATTGTAATGAGAAACCCAATCACTGGTGGATCTTTCTAACCAGTTACTATAATAAACAAGGAGGGGGAAACTCCTCCTTTTTTTTGATTTTAATTTAACTTAACCAATAATAATAATAACTAAAAACCAACAAACAAAATGGAAAATTTCACAATGGTAGAAACCGGAAAAGGATCAGCTAAAGTAACACCAATAGCTATAAGACCTTTTTTTGATTCAAGTGCTTCTAATATGGGCTTAGAAGATTATGGTATGTCTTTATTTGATGGGGTAACTCATCATGAACAATTAGCATGCTTAGAAAATAATGGAGTAGTAAGATATTTAACTGGCTTAAATGAATTTTCTCCAGAAATTAGATTATTAAATGAAGATGATAAAAATGCAAGAGTTAGAGAAATAAGATCTGCAGTATCTGAATTAGAAAAAGAATTAGCTGCAAATGTTATTGAATTAGATGATCCACAATTTTGGAATAAAGTAAAATTATTAAAACCTGATAATTCTCAATTTTGGAATAAAATTAGTATTGCTTGTGGAAATGAACCTTTATTTTTGGATCCAAAAAATCCATATGATAGAATTAAATTATATGGAATTGAAGCAGGAGGATTTTCATTGGTAGCTAAAAGCTTTGAAGATGCAAGATCAAGACCAGTTGCTCCTAAGTTTTACTTAGATAAAACAGAAGAAACAGTAATGGCTAGAACTGAATATAAGAAGTTGCGTAATAAGGCTCTTTCTGAACTTCAGAAATTATTTGATAAAAATAGTACCAAGTTATTCTACATTGCAAAAGCTGTAGATATAAATAGTACACAATATAAAAAGTCAACACCTAATGATGTTATCTATGAAAACATGGATAACTATATCAATGGTTTAGGTGGAGAAGGTAATAAAGAACGTGCAGCTAAATCTTTTGTTGAAACTGCTAATTTAGATATGGAATCATTAAAAATCAAATCAATTGTAAGAGATTCCGTTTTTTTTAAGTATATTATAAATAAGGCAGATGGTTATATTTATCATACTAAGTCTGATTCATTACTAGGAAGAAATGTAGCAGATGTTGGTGAGTATTTAAAAAATCCTTTAAATGAGGATATTTTAAAAGATTTAAATATTGCTGTTGAGAAATATTGGAACTCTTAAACTAAAAATAAAATGAAAGCAAAAAAAATGCAATATGGTGGTGTTAAAAAAATGCAAAAAGGTGGACCTAAAATGATTAGTACAGTAAAAGGAACCAGTGCAATAAATACAAAACTCAATCCAAAAAAAATTATTGAAACAGGTTTTAATTATAATACTGAATTAGCTAAAAAACAAAAAGCTGATACTGCCAAAAGAACTGCTGCAAAAGCAGCATCTGGTAAAAAAGTTAAAGCTGTAATTGAAGGTATAACTAGAGATAATCCTAAAAAGACTCCTATTAAACCAAAAGCAACCACACAATATAAACCTGTCGGAAGTGCAAAAGTTTCTATAACAAATTCAAAAATAAAAATTGAACCTAATTTAGGTAAAAATAGTTCTTCTGTAAAAACTCCAGTTAAGACTCCAGTTGTAAAAACTCCTGCTGGTAAAACAGTATCTGAAATATGGAAAGAAAAAACGGGAACCTCTTGGTCTGAAGCTAAGAAAAAAGGTTTAACAGATGGTTCAATGAAAGCTAATTTAGCATTACTTGCAAAATTAAAATCTGGTTCATTTGATAAAGAAAATCAACCACCAGCAAAAATGGAAACAAAAAAAGCAACTGATATGAAAGTATCAAGTACAGGTCCTACTGAATTAGCAGGAGTTAAGTCTCCAGAGAAAAAGAAAAAAGGTGGTATTATTAAAACTAAAAAATAATAATTAATAATGCCAAAAGATGCCTGTTATTCTAAAGTAAAAGCACAGTATGCTGTGTTTCCTTCAGCAAGGGCTTCTCAAGCAATTGCTAAATGTAGGAAAGGTTCTGGCGTAGTTAGAAAAACTAAAGCTGGTACAAACCTTAAAAGATGGCAAGCAGAGAAATGGCAAGATACAAAATCAGGTAAAGCTTGTGGTGCCGGTGGTTCTAATGAATATTGCCGGCCTACAAAAAGAGTATCAAAGGATACTCCTAAAACAAAGTATGAACTAACTCCTTCTAAACTAGCTGCTAAGAAAGCTGAGAAGTCAAAAGTAGGTATGGGAAGAAGAGTAAAAAAAGCATAGTTATGGCAAAGACAGCAGCTTGGACTAGAAAAGAAGGTAAGAATAAAACCGGAGGTTTAAATGCAAAGGGAGTAGCCAGTTATAGAGCAGCTAATCCGGGATCTAAACTTAAGATGGCAGTCACTACTAAGCCATCTAAGTTAGATCCAAATGGCAAAGCAGCAAAGAGAAGAAAAAGTTTTTGTGCTAGAATGTCAGGAATGCCTGGTCCTGCAAAAAAACCAAATGGAGAACCTACAAGAAAAACTCTTGCTTTAAGAAAATGGAATTGTTAATTAAACTATATATATTATGAAAACAAAATGTATGAGCTGCGGAGGTTCTATGAAAAAAATGGCAGTAGGAGGAACTACTACTAAAAGAATAATTAAAAAAAGTACTGGTGGTATGTATGGTATACCTCAAGAAAATATGGGTACTTCTGATCAATATGGTTTTGGACAGAAAGGTGGTACTGTTAAAAAACCTCTAAAGAAAACAAGAATTATTGATAGTAAAATTCCAATGAAAGGTCCAGGTGCTCCAGTATATAAACCTCTTTTAGCAAAAAAAGGTGGTACTGTAAAAAAAATGAAAACAGGTGGTGCAACTAAAGCAGCTAAGTTTGCAGCATTAGCTCCTCCATATAATAAAGCAACTTTTGCTGACAAAATTGTTGGTGCTAAAAAGAAAAAATAATGGCTGAGAAGAAGGATAAGAAGTGGATACAAAAAGCAGTTAACCCTAAACATAAAGGTTACTGTACTCCTATGTCTAAACCTACTTGTACACCAAAGAGAAAAGCATTAGCTCGGACATTTAAAGCAATGGCTAAAAATAAATAGAACATGTTAAATAGCACTATTACTATAAAAATGAAGCAAAGGCTTAATAAGCTTGACAGCAATGACTATGATAATATAGAGTGCTGGCAAATTGTTGAGTCTTTTAATAAAGCACAAGTAGAGTGGACTAGGAGACAATTACATGGAGGTAATCAATATAAAGAAGGAGATGAACAATCTACTAGAAGAAAAGATGACCTACAAGTATTAATGAAAAAATATGATTTATCATTATATCCAAAAGATTATTATTATTTTGCAGCATTACCGGAAGATTATTTACAATGGAAAAGAACAGATGTATTTGCCAAAAATGATTGTTGTGATAAAAGAAGAATGACAGTATATTTTGCAGAAGAATCAAATCTACAACAATTATTAAATGATAAACTAAAACAACCTAGTTTTGAATGGGCAGAAACATTTGCTACTTTAATAGGAAATGATGTACATATATATACTAACAATCAATTTAATATAGAAAGTGCAGACTTAATATATTATAGACAACCTATTAAAATTCAAATAGAAGATTGTATTGATCCTTACACAGGTGTAGTATCTTTAACAAATGTACAATGTGAATTTAAGGATGATATAATAGAATTACTAATTGATGAAGCAGTAAGTATATTAGCAGGAGATTTAGAGTCTAATAATCAGTTTGCTAGAGGAAGTGCAAATGCAGAAAAAAATAACTAAAAATGGAAAAGCCTAGACTATTAAAAAGAAATACTGAATCAACTGCATCATACTCAAGTGCTCCAGCAGGAGGCTCTATAGATACAATGACAGCAGCATGTGTATCTGAATTAATGAATGCTTCTACAAGTTTTCATAAGTTACATCTTAAAGTAACTGGTGTAGGATCATTTGCTGCTCATAAAACTCTTAATGATTTATATGATGCATTAGTTGATCATGCTGATAATTTAGCTGAAGGATATCAAGGAGCAACAGAAAAATTACTTACTTACTCTGAGTCATCTCCTAAAACTTTAAATAGTGTAGATGAAGGATTAAATTATATTCGTGAAATAATAAACATGGTAACTGACTTACAATCTAAAATACCATATTCAGAAATAGTAAATGAACTTGACACAGTTAAATCAAGTTTAAATTCTGCAAAATATAAATTAAAATTCTTAAAATAGTTTTGATATTTCAAAACTTTTTATTATATTATATATGTATTATATTATTAACTAAAAACTAAAAACAATGAGTTATTTTAATCATGCTTTTAAGAAAGCATTCTTGGCTACAGGGCCAACACAAACAGCTGTACCTATTACTAATCCTTTAGGAGGTTCATTAGGTACTGCTACAACATCTCTTGGCTATTTAACTACAGGTGGTTTGCCAACTTATACTCTTAATCAGTTATCTGCATTAACAGTTGCTACTTATGGTACTGCACCTACAGCTACTACAGATGGTTATATTGGATGGTTTAATCCAAGAACAAATGTATCAGTTGATATTAATGACGAAGAATTTGCTCCTTGTTGTAATTTATATCTTGCTGGTTCAGCAATTTATTCTAATGATAAAATTGGTCCATTAGCAGGTGGTTATCAAGAGACTAACAAGTCTAAAATGATTAATCCTAAATATGTATCTAGGTTTTATTCATCAGCACCATGTGCTCCACAAAATAATGTTATTCACGTAGGTTCTACTTACTGGACTGCAGGTGGTGGTATTTTAACTGTTAATGCTGCTATTACTGGAACAAATACATTGTATGCAGTTTCTGCAACTGATGTTGTTGCAAAACCTGTAACTACTACAGGTACTGGAAAAGGTCTTGAAATTTCTTATGATACAACTGCAGGTGGTAAAATTGCTAATAGTTCAGTTGTTATTCTTAATCCTGGAAAAGGATATGCTGTAGGAGATACAGTAACTGTTCCTTATTCAACTGGTTTACCTGGAAATGCAATTATTACTATTTTAACAGTAACTACAGCACATACTCAAACAGGTTGTGGTACAACATCTACATGTTGTAAAGAATTTCTTTGTGGTGAAACTTACTCATTAAGAGTAGATGTAAAAGGTTCTCCTGCAATGAGATTTTTAAATCACAATGCATATGCTACTATTGATGCTTATACTGGTTGTTGTCCAGATGGTGCTATTGCACCTACAGCTGTTGATTCAACTGGAGTATTTATTGCATGGGCAAATGGTTTAATTACTAATCCAATTGTAGCTCCGTTTTTACAAATTGTTGTTCAAACAGAACTTGGTGATTTATTATATGCTCCAGGTACATCTGCTGCATTCTTAACAGCTAATGGTGCTACTACTTGGGATTTATATGTATCTCCAGGACACACAGCTAATGCTTGTGCAGGAATAATTATAAATGGTGCATATGTAGATACTAAGTTTGGAGATTGTTCATTCCAGATTTCTGATTTCTATGAAAAAGAGCCAGTTAGATTATATGCTTCTGAAGTAGATCTTAATGGTGATCCTTGTACATTTGATTCTTTATGTACAGTTACTGAATGTGAAGGTCTTCAAGCTCAAGGTTTAGGTGAAACTATTTTAAGAGATCTTACTTTGTCAGAATCTTACAGACAAAATTTCTTAGCAACAGATATCCGTATCCGTGAGATTACTCAAGGAAATCAAATTGTAACTTCTATTAATAGAAATGCACAGTATTACAGATACATGTTACAACACAATGTACCACGTAATTACAATCCATCAGGAACATTTGATTCAGATCAGTATGTATTAGAGATATATTCTTTATTACCTCTTGCAACATTTTATACTGATACTGCTGGATGGTTAGGGTCTTGTGGTGTATGTGAAACAGAAGAATATACATGTTCTACAACATGTGTAGTTCCTATTCTTTTCCCTGCATTACCTGTATTTAATCCTTATAATACAGTTTCTTGTTGGGGACTATAAGAACAAATAATTAATTATTAACTAGAAAGGGGAGAAGAGTTTCATACTCCTCCCCTTTTTTTATATAAATACTATGGCAAATCATGTATTAAGTTTAGAGGTACCTACTGTGATGAACACATGTATTTTAAGTATATTTGATACAAGTGTATATTCTGAATTAATTCCTGTTAGCTGTCCATTATTAACTATTACAGTACCAGGTTTTGCATATTCTGTACAAATTCCAGTTTCACCAAATTTCAATGAAACTATAACAGCATGTGATTTAAATTTACAAACAGAAAATTGTGGAATAAGTTATAATAATATACCTGATGGTATTTATATTATTAAATATTCAGTAGAACCATCTGATATAGTATTTGTAGAATACAATCATTTGAGAATTACAAAAGCATTAAATAGATATAATAATATTTTATGTAGAGTGGATGTTGCTGATTGTGACCCACCTTTTAGAATTAAAGAAAAATTAGAAGCACTTAGAATAATACGTATGTATCTAGATGCTGCTAAATCTAAAGTAGAAGTTTGTCATGAACCTCAAAAAGGAATGTCATTATACAACTATGCTTTAAAACTTTTAATGAAAATGGAATGTGTAAATTGTTAAATTATTAAACCTTTAAAAACCAACCAAATGAGTCAATGTTCAAATTGTAATCAAAAATTATCTTGTGGATGCCAAAGAAGAAATGCATCTAATGGAGTTCAAGTATGTAGTAATTGTTTAACTAGTTATGAATCTCAAATACAAGCTACTAATCAACCTTCTGTAATTACAGAAGCAGAAGTAAAAACAGAAGAACCTCTTCATAGAAGAGCAATGTTACAAAGAAGATTTACAAAATAAAATTATATAATGCCTGATACTGCTTTAATTTATTTTATTCCTTGCTGTGCTCCTGGAGATACTAGTATAGTATTTAGAGGTGCTCCTATTGCTGGTATAACAAATAATTCTTATTGGGTTTATACAGATGCAACAGCTATTCTTGGACAAGGTACATCACCATGGGATTCATTAATCCCTGGTCAATGTTATAATATATTTTTTGGTTCAACACCAGGTATTTCTACTGCTCCAATACTTACTTTAACTGTTTCTAGTTTTAGTAATAGTGCAGCTTATTTTCAAACAGATAAAACATGTACCGCACCTTATTGTGTGAATATTTGTAATCCTTTACCACCACAAGAATTTACAAATAGATACTATAAGTTTACACCTTGTTGTGATCCTGATAATCCAGTTTATTTTAAACCTGTTACTTTAGGAACACAGATAGCAACCGGTGTTGCAATATATTCTGCAACAATTACTCCAAATCCATATCCAACAACTGATATTTTTGGAAATCCAGATAATCCACTTATTGCTAATTTTTGTTATAGCATAACAATGGAAAATGCAGGACCTGGAATGCATGTAACAAATGCTACTGAATGGAATAATTTACAAGAAGCTCCTAATAATGCTTCATCAAATTTTTTATATGTAAGTCAAGGTACAAGTTGTACAGCTCCACAAGTTATTAGCAGTTGTCCAAGTTGTAATCCTTTTTGTTTTACCTTATGGTCATGTGATGGTTCTCAACCTCTTTTTACAACTTATACAGATTTAACAGCTTATATCGGAACTAATATACTTGTAAGTAGTTTAGATCCAGATGATAATATAGTTGATGTTTGTGTATTTGTTCAAGACTCAACTGGTAATAATTGTACAAATGCAATTGAAGTTGTAGTAGAATCAGAAACTTGTGAATGTGACTGTACATGTTATACTATACTTGGTGTAATTAAATCAGTAGAATGGATTGATTGTGATGGTGTCTATCATTTAGTAGCTACACCACAAAGTCCTTTTCAAATATGTGCCGGAGCATATCCATTAACATATCCTTCAATACCAGATAACCCTTTACAAATTATAGACAATGGTTTATGTATTGAAAGTACAATTTTTAATGATGAAACATGTGAGGAAGAAACTGTATTTAATTGTGAGCCTGCTTGTTATTTATTAGAAGATTGTTTAGATAATACAAATGTTATTTATTCTAACTCACCTTCATTACTTGGTCCTGCAAATCTTGGACAAGTAGTTACTATTGCTGGTTATACAGAATGCTGGAAAATATTAATTCCTCAAATATGTGACTGTCCAATAAATGTAACAGTATTAACAGTAAGTGACTGTTGTGAAGCATGTTTACCTAATATAAATTATAAACTTACAACCTGTAATGATTCAAATGTATATGTTTATACATCAGATGATTTAAGTCTATATGTTGATAAAGTTATAAGAAGAGAAGACTGTCCAGATGAATGTTGGATTGTATCTCAAATTGATGGTAACATACCAACAGATATACCTATTGTAGTTTTAGAAGATTATTTAGATTGTGAATTATGTTATAGAAAATATTATTTGCTTGAAGATTGTATAGGTTTACAAAATGATATAATAACATATACGGATCTTTCAGATTATGTTGGTAAAGTAATTACATTAGATTGGTGTCCTGAAACATGTTGGGAAATAACTGAAACTATTGAAGATGATACTGCTGGTATTATATCAGATATTTTAAATACATATAATGTCTGTGTTGATTGTTTAACAAATGCTTCTTGTATTTGTAGTACAATAAAAAATTATAATACTATATCACAAATATATAAGTATTTAGATTGTTATGGAATATTACAAAGTATTACATTACTTCCAAATCAAAAAAGTAATAGGTTATGTTTAATAAGATGGTATGCACCAGAACCTTGTGATGAACTTATAGTAACTATAACATCTTCTACAGGAATTGTATCTAATATTACACTATATCAAAATAGTGTAAATCATCCAGGACCTGTAATTGTAAATGATAAACCAACTTGGAAAGATACAGGAAATAATTTATATATATATTATGATGGTGCAAAATGGATATTAAGTAAAAATTTGACTCCATCGGTATTACCTTCTGTTTATACTACTATTGGTTTTATTAACTGTAATGGAGATTGTGATTGCCCAACAGGAACATGGGAACAAAGTTCAAGCATTCCAAATCAAGATGTTTATGTAACAACTGAACTTAAATATACAATAGAATATTTTGGTAACTGTATAAATGGTGTATGTCCTCCAAGAAAAAATAGTCAAAAATCTGTTACTCCTGGTTACAATACTCCAGGGTGTGAAGCATGGAAGTATGAAGAAATTTCTTGTAGAGCTGCAGAAGCAATGTACAAACAAGTTTTAGAATTAAGATATGGAATATCAAATTGTTGTCCTGATGAGGATGAACAATATATTGTACAAAAAGAACTTATAGATTTAGCTGCATTAAATGATCCAGCTTATCCATGTTCTACAAATTCATGTGGATGTAATAATGATTGTAATTGTTCAACAACATAATTTAAATATATAGCAATAAGATAATATACTACTTTAAATAAAAATAAAAAAATACTAAAAATGGAAGCAATACTTTTAAAAATTGAAGAATTAGGAAAAGAACTTTTTTTAAACAATAATTCTAGATTAAATACTTCATCTAATATAACTAGTATTTCATATGGTTATAAACATGTTAATAATATTCAAACAGATGAGTTGTGTGTTGTTTATACTGTTAAAGAAAAAAAACCAATATCAGAACTTTTACCTTCAGAAATTATTTCAAAAACAATATCAATTGATAATGCACTTGTAAAAACTGATGTAAAAGAATTACATAGTATAGAATTATTAGTATGTAATCCAGTATGTGGTCAAGTTGCAGGTCCAAATTCTGCAGCTAACAGAGCTCTTACAAGACCATTAAAAGGTGGATTATCAATAACTTCTACTAATACAGTAACTAGTGTTGGAACAATGGGTTTTATTGCTGTTCATACTGCTACTAATACTTTAGTTGGTGTAACAAATAATCACGTTGTAATACAAGATGCATATATTGCTTGTGATAGAGGAAATTCTACTCCATATGAAAATGAATATCAACCAATAAATAGTGTATATCAAAATGGAGAAGCAGGTGTAATACCTCCTCCAAATTATACAATTGGGCAAACATTAAAATATAAACCAATATATGCTAGTACAACAAATGATGTAGATTGTGCTATATTTTCATTAAGACAACCAGATATTGATATGACTAATCCTTCAACATCTGGAATGCAAGTAGGAGAAGCTTATACTAATTGTTTACCTTTTGCAACAACTGCAGAAATAAATAATTTGCTTGTATCTAATCCTATGTTATATTCTTCAGGAAGAACAACAGGACCAAAAGGAGGGGTTGGTTGTCCACTTAGAATACTATCAACATTTAATGCTTTTCAAATAAATTATCCATTACAAGGTGTTAATGTTCCATGTACTTTTATTAATGTACTTTCATTTGTAAAACCTGAATTTGATCCTAGTTTATCAACCACATGTTTTAATCCTATTGTTCCTGGTGATTCTGGTTCAGCATTAATTGCTGATTTTGGAGGAGTTAGAAAAATTATTGGTTTAGTTTTTGCAGGTGCAAAAGATTCAGCTGGAAATACTATTATTGGTTATGCATGTAGAATTGATGTTGTAGCTACTCAAATGGGTATACAAGCATGGGATTGTACAAATAAAAGTTTTGTAGATGAATCATCTATTGTATATAAAACAGTACCTGGATTATCATGTATTGAAACATTACAGTGTTCTCTTTCAGATCCTATATATTATCAAGCTGGAATAACTAATACACTTAGCAATCCTTGTCCAACTCCTCTTATAAATGATTTTACTACAACATGGGAAACTACAACTGCAAGTGAATCTATTGAACTACCTTATATTGCACCAGGAGATGGAGGAGTTTATTTAGGAACTATTAATTGGGGAGATGGTAATATAACTACTAATAGTTTTGCTAATAGAATTCATACTTATTTAACACCAGGAACTTATACTGTAACAGTAACTGGAACTTGTAAAGGTTGGAACTTTAATAGAACAAATCCATATATTATAACTAATGCAGTACGTGCTAAAATTAAATCTGTAGTATATTGGGGACAATTACAATCTCATCCTGGTGCTTTTCCTGGTACTGGTTTTGAGGGTATGTTTTATGATTGTATAAATTTAAATTTAAATTTAGTTTTAGATACTTTAAATCTAACAGGAGTTGTTTCATTATCTGGAATGTTTAGTGGCTGTTCTTCTATTACTTCAGTTAACGGTATTAATTTTTGGATTACTTCAGGAATTACTTATATGTCTCAAATGTTTCAGAATTGTTTTTCTTTCAATCAACCATTAAGTTTTGATACTTCAGCAGTTATTAATATGAATAGTATGTTTTTTGGGTGCTCGGTGTTTGATTCACTATTAACATTTAATACCTCTGCAGTAATTGATATGCAGTATATGTTTATAAATTGTACTAATTTTGACCAACCATTAAATTTTAATACTATATTAGTTAATAATATGCAGTATATGTTTAATGGTGCCACAGCATTTGATCAAAATATAGGAGCATGGAATATAACAAGTGTTACTAATTTCTCAAACTTTATGTTAGGCAAAACACCTGCAACTTGGTCTCAAACAAATTTTGATAATCTTTTATGTGGATGGAGTTCTCAAACAGTTAATCCAAATTTAATTATAAATTTTGGAACAGCTAATTTTACAAATGCAACAGGATTAGCATGTAAAAATGTTTTAACTGGTGCACCTAATAATTGGATAGTAAATAGTGGTGGAGGTGTTTAATATATAATACTTTAAATCAACCTATATGCTTTTTTAAAAATAAACAATAGTTGCAAGTCTTAATAAAATTTTGTATATTATATTAATAGTAAACTTATGAAACCATTAAATTACGATAACTCTCCATGTAGTCCAACATCATCTAACTGTGTTATTTGGCAAGGACCTAATTTACATTGTATTAAATTATGTACAGGAGATACTATATCAGATGTAATTGCAAATCTTGCAACTGAATTATGTACAGTAATGGATCAGTTATCTATTACAAATTATGATCTTTCTTGTTTTAATTTAGTTGGTTGTAAACCAGAAACTTATCAAGAACTGTTACAATTTTTAATAGAACAGATTTGTTTAGCACAAGGTATATCTCCAACAACTGTTGATGGTAAAAGTAATGATGCTTTAATAACTGTAGCACCTTGTTTCATAGTTAATGGAATTACTGTAATGTCATTAACTGATTATGTAATTGCAATAGGACTTAGAATTTGTAATATAATTGATCAAATTTCAATTATTAATAATACACTTAATGAGTTAAATATAAGAGTTTCAATATTAGAAGATGCTGTACCACCTACATATACATTACCATCTATTACTAGTGATTGTATATTACAAAATAGTCCTCAAATTGGAGGTAGTGGTTCTGGGCCAGTTCCTCTTGATCAATTATTAAGTATTCTTATAAATGATGATAATAATGGATACTGTGCATTAAGAAGTGCAACTGGATTACCTGTTGACTTAGTTAATTCTGTATTATCACAATGTATATTAAATTCTGATTTACAGTTATCTAATAATTTACCATTTTCTAATAATCCAAATTGGGAATCTAATTGGAATGTTGCTCCTACTATTACTGTAGCATCTTCAATAAATAATATTTGGGTAGCACTTTGTGATATATATAATTATTTAAATACACCACTAGGGTTAACAATTACTGAAACTGTTTGTGAAACTGGTATTTCAGATGATGCAGATATTTATGGTTATATAGATAGTTCTTCTGGACCATATAATGGATCTAGTGCAATTGCTATACAAAATAGAGCAATAGTATGTTCAGCACTTAATGCTTGGTTTGTGAATTATCAATTAGCAAATCCAAGTTATACTGGTAATCTTTATATTTTTTCTACACCTATTGAAACCTATTTAAGTCATCCTAATAGTATTAAGTTAGGTCTTAATTTTAGTCAAACTTGGTTAAATCCTGCTGATGGTACTACTACAGGAGCTGTAGTACCTCCAGGTTATGCACCTGGATGGGCTGGACCTACTGCAATGTTATTTGTAGCATTTGTAAATGAATCTAATGCTGTATATCATAGTGCTACTGTTCCTCCTTCTTTAATTAGTCCTGCCCAACCAACTGCTACATGGACTAGTAACTTTAATACATTTGTATTAGATTATAATACATATTGGTCTAGTTTTAATGCTGTTATATATCCAGCATATACAGCTAGTGCTAATGAAGAAAATTTTTTACTTCAAGCTTATGCTGCTACAAATAATGTAGATATTTCATTAGCTGGTTTAAGTGGAGCACTTGGAGTAAATTATAACTCTGCACTAACTAGTTTTGGAGGAACAAATGTTGGACCTGGAAGTAATGTTTATTTAGCTGCAAGTCAAGGTTTATGGAGTTATGGTTGGGGATCAATACTTAATAAAGCTGTAGATGGAGCAGGATTGCTTACATTTACAACTGTAGAATTTGAAACTGACTTAAATAATTTATTAATTGGAGATACTTCTTGTAATTCAGAATCTTTAATTGAATCTTGGGATCCTATTTCACAGTCTTTAGTATTAAGACAAATAACATCATGTTGCTTAGATTTAAGTGTAACTTCTGAAGGATGTCTTTCTATAGAGTGTGCACCCGGAAGTTTAGCAATTGTAGAAGCTGGATCAAATATAGTTCTTCAAAATAATACTATAGGAACAACAACAACATATACTGTTAATAGTGCTGGCTTAGATTATTATTTTGCAAATGTTTTAATAGGAGGACCTAATGGTTGTAATACTGTTACTGCAAGTATCCCTTCTGTAAGCAATGCTCCTGGTAAAACAGTTGCATATGGAGGTAATAATTATTCTGTGCCAAATAGAGTTCAAGATGTATTAAATTATAATTATGTAGATTCAAATGGAACTTATGTAGATTCTAGAGGAGGTACATCTTATGTTACAACTCCACCAACATCACCATTCTTATCTCTTGATAATGCTACTGGAATATTTACTATATCTGAAGCAGGAGAATACTCATTAACTATGTCTTGTTCTTTAAAAGCATCTCAAAATAATGATGCTTATTGGAAAACAACTGGAACAGATGGACGTTTTGATATAGGTATATGTAGTGGAGGTACTAATTCTAGAGAAATATTTGCTGGTGCTTCAAAAAATATTGTTACAAATATGGATAGCAATGTACTAGTTACTGCACAATGCACAACACTGTTAGAAATTAATGATCAAGTAATTTTTAGATTATTAAATTTAACAGATGTAAATTATAATGGTGGTGCTTATGGTAATTCAGATAGTATAAGTGTTAGTATAGTAAAACTTAGAGATTTATAAAAATAAAAAATAATGAGCTGTAATAACACTAATAGTACTTGTACTAATTGTAATCATAACTATAGTAGTTGTAATAACAAATGTGCAAAATGTGGATGTAGAGATAGTTTTTTAACTAGTCCTCCTTCATGCCCTACTCCTCAAGGTTGTCCAGATCCAATCCCTTGTCAAGAAGTATTAAGTTCAGATTGTGTTATATACACTGGAGTTCCAATTATGTGTGATGATGTGGTAATTATACCATCTGATTCAACTATGACTGAAGCACTTATGGCTCTTGTAGATTTTATGTGTGGATGTTGTGGAACACCACAACCTGCTGTTAGTTATAATTGTCTTACTGGTGTTTGTTTTGATCCGGGAGATGGTACGGGAATTTATCCAACATTAGCTGCTTGTCAAACTGTATGTACTGAACCAACTCAACCATCTTGGAATTGTGTAAATGGTACTTGTATAGATCCAGGAAATGGTTCAGGACAATATTTATCTTTAAGTGCTTGTCAAACTAATTGTATACCAACACCAGTTACTTATAATTGTGTGAGTGGTAACTGTGTAAATCCAGGTGATGGTTCAGGTATGTATGGTACTCTTGCTCAATGTCAACAATTTTGTGAAGATGTATATGAATCTTATGATTGTCTTAATGGAGTTTGTAGTGATCCAGGAGATGGATCAGGAGTATACCCAACACTACTAGCTTGTGATACTGCTTGTACTTTTCCACCACCTAACATTTCTTATAATTGTCTTAATGGTAATTGTACTGATCCGGGTGATGGTTCAGGTGTTTATCCTACATTACTTGATTGTACAAATGTTTGTGCTGATCCACCTCAAGTTTCTTATAATTGTTTCTTAGGTCAATGTACAGATCCAGGAAATGGTTCTGGAGTATATCCTACATTATTAGCTTGTCAAACAGCTTGTGTACCAATTGCTCCTGTTAGTTATAATTGTGTAAGTGGAAATTGTGTTGATCCTGGTAATGGTTTAGGACTTTATCCTACATTAAATGCATGTGAAGTTGTATGTAATCCTACTCCACCAATAACACCTTGTAATACAGAATGTGAATTAGCTATAATGGCACCACTTCCAGGAACTACATTAGTGTATAGTGGTTATACTATTACTAGTACTAGTAGTTATACTCCTCTTTACTCTTTTAATCCTGCTAATACATTATCTTGTAATTTACAAAATATTTTTAGTGGTGCAGTATGGTTTGATTGGGGTTTTGGACCACTTTTTCCTGGTGGGCCATTTGTTGATATACCTTTTACTTATACATTAAATTTTAGTTCACCAATTAATAATGTATATATATTTTTGCTTGGATATAGTGCTGTAGGTGCGCCAAATCCAAATACTCCTGGTGCTGAATCATTTGTATTTACAACAAATGCAGGATTTGTTGATATAACTTGTGCTGATTATTGTTGCGCTACTATTACTGGTGGAAATACTGTTACAGCAATGAATGGTCCAGGTATTAATTGTCTTCCTGATACATTTTGTATTCCTGGGACCTGTAATGGTAGTGGTGCTTTTATAATTTCAAGTTCTCTTCCATATACATCTTTAACTATAACAGGATCAGGTGGACAGGCTGGAGTTAATATAGGTTTATGTGAAGCTCAATTTGGTACATCAAGTACAAGTACAATATATACTACTTTTGATGCTCTTCCTATACCTGCTGTTAGTTATGATTGTGTAGATTGTGAATGTGTTTCTGTAGCAGGTCCTAGTGGACAATTTCAAACATTAAGAGCTTGTCAAGCTAATGGATGTGAAGCTAATAAATTTGTTACAACATGGGAAACTACTACAGCAAGTGAAAGTATTACTTTACCTTATTATTTAGGAGGTAATTACGCAGGTACTATAGATTGGGGAGATGGTAATACAAGTGTTAATAGTTTTGCTACTTCTACACATATTTATGCTACTCCAGGAATATACACTGTAACCATATGTGGAAGAATTGCTGGTTGGAATTTTTCAACAACTTCTACTAGTGTTTTAAAAATTAAATCAGTAGTAACATGGGGACAATTAACTTTAGGAGCTGATACAGGAGGTTATTTTAATGGTTGTACTAACTTAGATTTAAGTTCAGTTACAGATACTTTAGATTTATTTGGTACAGGCATTACTAATTTTCAAAATATGTTTCTTGGTTGTACATCTATTACAACAATTAACAATATAAATTTTTGGGACACTTCAGCAATTACAAGTATGGGTAGTATGTTTAGTGGTTGTTCATCATTTAATCAACCATTAAGTTTTGATACTTCATTTGTTACTTATATGGTTTTTATGTTCCGAGATTGCATAGTATTTAATAGTGCATTAACATTTAATACTTTTGCAGTTACTGGTATGAGTGCTATGTTTTATAATTGTTCATTATTTGATCAACCATTAAATTTTAACACTTCAGTTGTTACTGATATGGATCAAATGTTTTTTAATTGTATTAATTTTAATTCACCATTAACATTTACAAGTACTTCATTAGTTACTGGTATGGGTGCTATGTTTTCTGGTTGCACAGCATTTAATCAAGCATTAAATTTTGATACATCAGCAGTTCAAAATATGAGTGGTATGTTTTCTGGTTGCACAGTATTTAATCAACCATTGAATTTTAATACAGGAGCAGTAAATAATATGAATAGTATGTTTTTTAATGCTACATCATTTAATCGACCATTAACTTGGAATACAGGATTAGTTGCTACTATGGCTAGTATGTTTATGAATGCTACTGCATTTCAACAAAACATAGGTTCTTGGGATATATCAAGTGTTACTAATTTTACAAACTTTATGACAGGTAAAACACCTGCAACATGGCCTACAACATATTTTGATAATCTGTTGTGTGGATGGAGTCCACAAACAGTTGTACCTAGTCTTACAATAAATTTTGGAACAGCTAGTTATACAACTTTAACAGGAGGACCATGCAGAACTGTTTTACAAGCTGCACCAAAACTTTGGACTATAAATAGTGGACCAGGAGTTTAATATATATTTTAATTAAAATATATTAATTTATATTATAAAGAAGTTACAGTTTGTTGGTTACTGTGGCAACAAGACAATACCCTCGCACTTGTGAGGGTTTTGTTTTTTATACTATCTTTACATTTGTTAATCTCAGTAATTTTTAGTATATTAATATATAAAGTATGAAAGAATTTAAAAAACCAGATGTTAAGGCTCCAAGGTTTAGGCCGGAAACAAAGAATATTTTAACTAAAGAATTTTTTATTTTATTTAAAAAGAAATATCCAAAATATAAAACAATTGATAATATAGAGTTAAGAAAAATTATAAAAAAATTTAATCAAGTTGTATATCAAACAGTAATTGATAATAGAGATGGTGTACAACTTCCAGAACAAATTGGATGGCTTTTTATTGGAACATGTCAACAAAGTAAAAAAGAAAATATTGACTATGCAAAATCATTAAAGTATGGATTGAGAGTAAGCAATAAAAATTGGGATTCAGATGGTAAGTTAGCAAAAATATTTTTTTCTAATCATGCACCAAAACATAAAATTAAGAATAGAGAATTTTGGAGTTTTGTAGCATGTAGAGAATTTAAAAGATCAGTTGCAAAATCTTATCCTGAAAATTGGCAAATGTATGTAGAAGCTAATCCTCAAACTAAATTACAATATACTTATGGAAGAACTCTATATAAAAATGTAATATTAAAAAATACAGAAAAAGAACTTCAAAAATATAATGACTTTGAATTATGACAACAATTGGTGAAACTATATCAAGAGTAAGAAATACATTAAAAGCTGTAAAAGAAGATGCTTTTTTAACAGATAGAATAATTTATTCTTCATTATTAAAATATGCACAAACATTAATTAAAAGAGAAGACAATCAATTTAGACTAATGAAGATTAGTTCTTTATTTAGAGTTCTTCCTTATATAGAATTAATAGATGTAGATAAAGTAGAAGCTGGTTGTCTTGGAGTATATTCAGGTTGTTATTTCAAAAGGTCAAAAGAAAAGATTCCGGGAATATTAAATGGAATGGCAGGACCTATTATACGTACTACATCTTCAATAGATGGTACTATAGAAATGTTTAGAACAGATCCAGGTACCTGGGTTTCTATGACTAAAACTACAACTTGGAAATATAATAGAAATTTTTATTTTTGGTATTTAGATGGTTACATATATTGTCCTAATGTAGATTGGGAAGCAATAAGAATGGAAGCTATCTTTGAAGGTACCCTTGAAACATGTGATACTAAAGAATGTGAAACAAGACAAAATGAACCTTTCTCATTACCAGAATATTTATTTTCTGAAGTAGAACAATTTGTAATAAAAGAATTAACTATAACTATGTCAATTCCAACAGATGGACCTGATGATAGTCAAAATACACTTAGATAATGGACTTTAATTATACTTTAAGATACAGAACTTTTGATTCAGTCTTAGAAGATGTATCAATAGACTTTAATACTTTTGCTTTAGAAAATATGATAGAGCCTCAACAGCTTATCAAGTTAGCTAAAAAATTAAACTATGATTTAGGTTTGAGAATAAATCAAACTAAAGAAGTTGTATTAGAGGTATGCCATGGTAAAGTAAAGTTACCAGATGACTTTTATGTATTTAATTATGCATTACTTTGTGGTTCTTATACTGAAAGTGTAGGATACAATGGAATGGTTGGTGGAACTAACATACAAGAGGTTCCATATGTTGAAACTCCAGCTAATGTTAATGTATGTGCACCTATCACAATTAATTGTTCTACATGTAATTCTAATCCATGTAATCATACTGCAGCTTGTCCTACTAATACATGTGCTTCAGAATGCCCCACACCAACTATTCCTACGTCTTTTGATGCACTTAATCCTTCTGGAGATACTTGTATAAGGCCAAGAGTTTTTATGAACTGTAAGGGAGAAAAATCTGAACTTATTCAAATAGTAAATACTGGGCAAACAAGAACCTATAGTACACTACTTCCATTAAGAATGAAAACTAGTCAAGAAATTTCTTGTGACTGTCCAAACTTATATGTAAATACTTTAGATGAAGGTTGGATAAAAGGTGGTTTTTTATTCACTACACTAGATACCTGTAAAGTTTATTTAAATTATCAAGGAGCTATGGAAGATGATAATGGAAACTTATTAGTTCCAGATCATGATCTTATAAATGAATATTATGAGTATGCTTTTAAATCAAGAATTCTTGAGAACTTATTAATGAATGGTGAAGATGTTTCACAAAGAATGCAGTTAATAGAAGGTAGATTAAAAGCTGCTAGAAATCAAGCACTTAGTTTAGTTAATACTCCAAACTTTAGTGAACTTGAAGAAATCTGGTGGACAAATAGAAGAGCTATGCATAGTAAATATTATGATATGTTTACAAGTCATAGACCAAATAATGAACATCCAAGAAGTTTTAGAAACACAAGAGTTATATAAAAATGGCAGAGTCAGAAAATTCAGGACAAAGTATAACACACACGTTTACTAAAGGATTAAATAAAGATTCAGATCCTACATATGTAAATGAGGGTATGTGGACACATGCCCGTAATGCTGTTAATAATACTTCTGAAGGTGACTTAGGTACATTATCAAATGAAACATCAAATTATTTATGTGCAATAACAGGTGCAACTATGCAGGCTGCTGTTACAGATATATATATAATTGGTTGCATTCAAATATTTTCAGATAAATGGATAATTTTTACAGCTGGTCATGATAATCAGGGTAGACCAATTATGTCTGAGATAGGTTTATTACAAGAAGAAAGATGTATTTATCAACCTATTGTACAAGATGCTTGTTTAGCCTTTGATAAAAGATTTTTAATATCTGGTGTATCAAGAGAAAAAGAAGATTGTACATGGCAAGTATATTGGGCTGATGGATTAAATCCAGATAGATATTTAAATATTGGAGATCCTCAAACTTGGATACCAACATCATATACATATTTTGGTAATTCTTCAGGTCCATTACTTGTAAACTATTATAGTAATGGTGTAAATCCACCTGAATTATGGCCAGGAGTTGAATGGGATAAATTATGTAGTGATAATGCAGGATGTAATCAAACATCTCCGGGAGTATGGCCATTTGGTTGTCCTCCAGTAAATGCTTGTATTACTTGCACACCAGTTAATAGTTTAAACTGTGATAAAATAAGATTAGCAAGATTTATGACTACACCTTGTCTTAATGTAACTTTAGGAAGTTCTGGAGGTACATTAAGAAATGGAACATACTATGCATGTATAGCTTATAGTATAAAAGGTCAAAAAGTAACTGATTATTTTTCTGCTAGTAATACTCAACCAGTATGGTCACCTGATGATTTAGAAGGAGCCATAAGAATTTCAATAAATGCAGATTCAGAAAATTTTGATGAATTTATTTTAGTAGTTGTACAAATTATTAATCAAGGAGCTGTTGCTAAACAAATTGGTTTTTATTCTACTAATACTACAGTAGTTGAGTTAGATCAAATTAAAGAAGATTTGATTACTGTACCAATTGGTTTTTTACCAATACAAACTCCTATATTTGAAAAATCAGATCAGATATCAGAAGTAAATAATTATTTATTAAGAGTTGGTCCAACATCAAAACTTGATTTTAATTATCAACCACTAGCAAATTTAATTACTTCTAAGTGGGCTTCAGTTGAATATCCAGGAAATTATTATGTTAAAGGTGGTGGAAAAGGATCTTATTTAAGAGATGAAGTATATGCTTTTTTTATTAGATGGATTTATGATACTGGTGATAAATCATCTTCATATCATATTCCTGGAAGAATTCCTAGTACTTATAATAATATTATTGAAACAGCAGTTTTATCTAATGCTAATCCAGCAAATATAAATAGTTTAACACCTGATGATGAGTTATATGAAGTTTTTAATACAGCATCACAAACAGCAACTCCAGGTACTGTTTTAGATGATGGAGGTAGAGTAATTGCTGTTGGAAATATGGCTTATTGGGAATCTAATGAAAAATATCCTGATAAAAAACCTGATATATGGAATTCAACTTCACAGTGTTGGACTCCTCTTACAATTGATCCTTTAACAGGTTTACCAACTACGGCATTTGATTTATGTGGAAAAAACATAAGACATCATAAATTTCCAGATAATGCTTTAAATATTAATACTTATCATTTTTTAGCAAATCCTGCAACAGCTACTCAAAATAATGATAATCAAATTAGACTCATGGGAGTTTATTTTGAAAACATTACTTATCCAAAAGATAATGAAGGAAATGATATTCCAGGAATAGTTGGTTATGAAATACTAAGAGGTTCAAGAGAAGGTAACAAATCTATTATTGCAAAAGGTATGTTAAATAATCTTAGAACATTTGCAATAAAAGGATCTAATGCTGCAACAGCAACAACTGGTTTATATCCTAATTATCCATTTAATACTATTACACCACCAAGTGCTTCTATTGGAGGAAATGTTGGTGCTCAAAATGATCCATATATTAGAATACCTCAAACTCCTGGTGCTCAAAAACCAAGTAGTGGTATTATAAATCAATCTGTACCAAGTGATATGATGACTTTTCATTCACCTGATACAATGTTTAGAACACCTTTTTTATCAGTTACTGAATTAAAACTATATGGTCAATTAAGAGGAACTTCTCAACATCAATTTCTTACTCCAAGTGATCATCCACAATTTAAATTATTAAGTGATACATCAACAATAGTTATGATTGTAGGTGGTATTATTGAAGCTATACTATCAAATATTGGAAGAACAGAACAAACAATTGATTCTCCATTTTTAGGTGAAACTATAACAGGAGGTACTACTGTGCCATCTGTTGGTAATGCTGCTTATGCCCCTCTTGAAGCGGCATATGAACTTAGATTAGGTGATCCAACAACAGCAAATCCATTATCATTGTTGGGATATTTTAATGCAGCTGGTGGAGTAGCTGATTTTACAACTTTAGGATTAACTAGTATAACTTCAAGAACAAATATTTTTAATACAGCTACGGCTGCTATTCCAGGTGTTATATCACAAAAAAGAAGTTATAAAAATGATTTAGGAGATAGACAAGTACTTGGTAGAGTTGGTAGTGTTGCATTTAATGCTATTGGAAAATTTACTTATTATTTTGCTAAAGGAGCAGATACATCTAAAAAATTAATATTGTTATTTGTAAAATATAAACAATATGCATTACAAAGTGTTGCTCATGGTTTTTATGGAAATTTTGTTCCTGAACCTGCTGCAAATATTTTTAGATATAGTATAGAAGATGCTTTTTATATTAGAGATACTATACAGGAAGTTCCAAGATATCAAAGTACTATTACTGGTCTTTCTCAATCATATAGTATTAATAATTTAAAAAGATCTGATACAGTTGTTTTAAGAACTCAAAATGGTAATGCTCAAACTGATGGCCCATTACCTATTAATGCTGATAATTCATTAGTTACATTAGGTACATTAATACAAACATCTTCTGCTGCGGATAGACCAACTTTGCCAAGTTTTACTAGTTTAGAAATTCCTTTTAATAGACAAATTGCTAGTCATTATGCAGGTATTAAAGTTAGACTTAGAAATCAATATGGACAGTTAGATGGTATTAAACAAATACCTATTACACCGTGTGAACAAAAAATGAATTTTAATGTTACTACAGCTCCTTTCCCAGAAAATAATTTTGTTACTATAAATTCTGGAAGAGACTGTCCTACAATATTTAATCCTACAACAGGAAATAGTAATTTAATTTGGTTAAGATTAGCTCAAACTCCTATATTTTTTGGAGGTGATACTTTTATAAATAGATATACTGAAAGAAATACATTTTTTTATTTTTATGATTGGTTGTTTAATGAACCTGATGGGTATGAATTTAATTATACATTGTATAATATGATTCCTACTGCAAGATTTTTTATAAATAGCATTGAATATGATCCATCTGTATTAGCACCTAATCAAGCAGTAGTTTTAGCTTTAATTAATCCAGGTAGTATAACTCCTTCTGGTACTGGTCCATGGCCAAGGGATTATTATCAACTTGATTGGTGGACAGATGATAATTCTAATGATCGTTATAATTATATTAATGATGATGAAGGTAATTATGGTTCTACTTGGGACTTAAGTGTGCCAAATGCTAATTTTTATTTAGCAAATTCTAGTGTTAGAGACTTTTTTGTTGAATCAGATGTATTAGTAGATTTTAGACAACAAGGATTAACAGAAGGTGAAAAACATTATGATCCATATAGATATACTGATTTAGAACGTATGTTTAATATTAATCCTGAAACTATAACAAAAGGAAATAGATATAGATATGATTATTCTTTAAGTATATCTAAAGCCTTTACTCAATATTTTTCTCAAGGTACTTTACAAAGCAGGTATTATAATCCTCAAGTTTCACAACTTTGTTATACTTATTATCCTGATAGAATATATTATTCTTTACAACAGCAAGATGAATCATTTAAAGATAGTTGGTTTATATATTTAGCAAATAATTACAAAGAATTTAAATCACAAGTAAGTGGTGTAAAAAGTGTAAATAAAAGTGGTATACTAATTACATTTAAAAATGATGGTCCTTTAATGTTCCAAGGTACTGATCAGTTACAAACTGATTTAGGAACTAAACTTACTATTGGAGATGGAGGATTATTTTCACAACCCGGACAAGCTATAACAAATGCTGATAAATCATATGAATATGGTTCATCACAAAATAGATTATCAGTTATTGCATCTCCTGTAGGAATATATTATATATCTCAAAATCAAGGTAAGATTTTTACTTATGGTCAAGGATTAGAAGAAATATCTTCTATAGGATTAAAGTGGTGGTTTAATTTATTTTTACCATATAAACTTACTGATGACTTTCCTGATTATCCATATAAAGATAATCCAGTAGCTGGTATAGGTTGTCAAACTATGTATGATAGTGATAACACAATGTTATATTTTAGTAAAAAAGATTATAGGTTAAGAAAAACTACTGATCCAATTCCAAGAGTTCCCGGAACTGTTGCTTATGTACCTTTAATAACATATGGTAAAGATACTGGTAAAGGAGATTACTTTACATTAAATGGACAAGGAAGATATTTATTAGGAGATCCTTTCTTATTTGAAGATGCCTCTTGGACAATAAGTTATGACCCAAAAATAAAAGCATGGATTTCTTTTCATGACTGGCATCCTAGCTTATCTTTAGGTACCAAAAATACTTTTTTAACAACCGGAGACATAGGAAAACAAAATTCATTATGGAAACATAATTTTGTATGTAATAACTTTTGTAATTTTTATGATACACCATATCCTTTTGAAGTTGAGTTCCCTCACATTACTGGACAAACAGTAACTACTATAAGATCATTTGAATATATGTTAGAGTGTTATAAAAGATCAAGTATTAACTGTGTTGACCAGTTTAAAATTTTAGATTATAATTTTGATAAGGTTGTTATATTTAATAATGAACAAGTATCTGGATATTTAAATTTAAATATATTTCCAAAAAACAATGTAACTTTAAGTTTAACATATCCTAAATTAAATACAACAAACTTTGCTTCTTATGATATACTATTTTCTAAAGAAGAAAGTAAATATAAATTCAATCAATTTTGGGATATAACTGCAGACCGTGGTGAATTTCCAGTAGGTTCAGGTTATCCACCATTAGGGCCAGTAATTCCTGGTACAACTGTATTGTCTGGAAATTATACTGAAAGAAATATATGGATAACAGATGCAAGTGGTTATAAAAAAATATTAAACCCATCTAATTTAAATTATGCTAAACCACCATTAGAAAGAAAAAAGTTTAGAAGTTATTTAAATTTTTTAAATTTAACAAGAAATGCAGCACCTGTTGGAGTTGTAAATGATGTTAATATGATAATTAAAGTGTTTGATGCTAAAATTCAATATTCTCCAAGATAATGTTAAATAAAAAAGTTTTATCTAAAATAGATTTAGGAAGTTATAAAAAACCTAATCCTTATAGTAAGGATATAATCTATGATCCAAAAGGTCAATGGAAATATCCTGGACAAAACACTAGAATACCTGGTGGAGATATTACTATGCAAGGAGTACCATATCCTGTATGGGCTCAACCTAATGTAGGTCAACCACAAATGATGTATCCTGATCAAAACTATCAGTTTCCAGGAGCAGATTATGTAGATGAGTTTCCTCAGATGAGAAAAGGAGGTAGAATAAAAGGTCTTGTATCAATGCCAAAACCAGGTAAAAAAGGTTTAATGTCTAAAAAGTATTCTAGAAGTTTAGATGCAACTAATAAACTGTTTACACAAAACTATTTATTTGCAAAACCTAAATCTAGAAAGAATAAAGTATTTGATCCTAATGCAAACTATGCAAAAGGTGGTGCTTTACTTACTAAAGAAGTAACATGTAAAAAGTGTGGTTGGGAATGGGATGCTGCAGATGGTGGTAAAAATATTACTACATGTCATAAATGTGGTGGTCAAGGATTAGTTCATGCTCAGAAAGGTGGTTCTCAAATTTATAAATATGCAGATAGACCAGAAGCTACTTATAAAAAAGATGCTAAAGGAAATTGGTTAATAAACTTACCCTCTACTAAAGGAGAGTATGTTCCTATTAAAGACCCAACAGGTAAACGTGCAGGTGAACTAAATGAAAAAGCTAAACCTATAACATTTAAGATGCCTGTTATTGTTAGTGCAGAAGAAAAATATCATGATGGTCCTTTAATGGGAATAGGAAAAAACATTAATGGTGGTGATGGTATGATGGAAAACATCTTTGAAGTAGTTGATCCATCAGGAATAACATCATGGGATGATATTGCTAGAAGTTATGAAAAAGAAGGTATGTCACCTAATACGTGGTTAGAAATAGCTGGTGCTATTCCTTTGCTTGGTAAAGCTGCCAAGGCTTCTGCCGCAGGTATACATATTGCAAAATACAAAGGTTTAGATAAACTGTTGTATAATATGTTACCTAAAAGTAATACTGTGTCACGTACATTAAAAGGAGCAGGTTATGCTGGTCGTGGATATGATGGATACCAAGTTTATGATGAGGCTAACAGACCTTATACTTTAAATAATATGGGACCAAAATATGAAGAAGGTGGAGCAAGTAATGATTATGTAGATGCAGAATTAACACCAGAAGAAATAAAAGATTTAATAGCACAAGGTTATGTGATAGAAGAACTCAATTAAACTTTATAAGTTTACTGAATAAATTAAAATTTATTATATTTAATTATAACTAGTTATATGAAAAAAAGAGTAAGAATTTATAAATCATCAGATGGTGAAGGTAAATTTATAAATAAAACTGCACAATTTTTACAAAGAGCCCAAGAAGGGGGAGTTCCTGATTCTAATATGATGGGATATCCAGGTGCTCAACAACAATCTCAAGAACTTACTGATGATCAGTTAGCATCTGTTGTATTACAAGATATATCAAATTCTGCACCTAGAGAAGCAATTGTTGTAAAGTTAGTTAATGTATTTGGTAAAGAACCAACGCAAGCTATGCAATTTGTAGATCAAATGTATAACTATGTTAAAGAACAACAACAATCAGAAATAGATAGTGAAGATAATGAAGATGAAGAATCAGAAGATATAGTATCTGGAAATGATGTAATAGAAATTGCAGAACCTGAAGAAGAAGAAGAATCTCAATCAGGTACAGACATGTCAAATGAAATGATTCTAGAAGATGATGGATCAGATTATGATGACAATGCAGCAGCATCAGATTTAATTATGCAATATGGTGGTTACTATAAAGCTCAAGATGGTGTAGAAGTTCCTATTGAAATGCCTGATCTAAGTGCTTATTTACCACAAAATATTTCTGATTACTATGATAATTTAGATTATATATCACAAAGGGCATACCCAGAACTTGAAGAGGATACTGAAGAATATCAAGATTTTGTAGCACCTGACGTGCCTGAAGATGTTGATTTTGATGTTGCAAGATATGGTGGAAGTAAAAAAAGTAAAAAACAGTTTGTAAATTCTGTTCTTAATCTTGTTAAAAAACAAATGGGTGGTCCTAATGAAGATAGTGAAACTTCAAGTAATGATGCAGACCCAACTGGTTCTAATGTAAGAAAACAAAATCTTGATAAATTTATTAATTCTGTAAAAAATGAATCTGCAATAGCAACAGCTCAAAAACAAGCTGAAGAACATTATGATCAAATGATACAACAACAGCAAATGCCACAACTGAATGAAGAAATGCAAAGAGGTGGTAGAGTAGTTCGTGGTAATAAATTGAGATATAAAGCAAATCAGTTAAGAGATTTTTTAACAGGTAGAAATAGAAGAGAAGAAAATGATTATAGTAATGTTGATAATAATTCTTCAACAGGCTATGAAAGTGGAGATTACAATCAAGATGGTTATACAGATGCAACTGATTATGCTGTTAGAGGACAATTTGATGAACAAAGACCTAGTTATAGAGTAGATGTTAGGAAATCAAATTGGTTAACAGGTAGACCTAGTAAATACACAATTGATTATTATGGACAAAGTCCAATGCCAGGAATGGGTTCAAAAAACCAAGGTACTGGAATGTATACTCTTGATGGCAAAATATATAGGTGGCCTGCAACTAGGAAAAAAGTTGAAGTAGCTGCAGCTTCTGTAAACAAAGATGCAATTAAAGAAGTAGCAACTGCTACTCCAGATTCAAAAGCTACAACTAAAGCTTCTGAAACTGCTGTAACATCTACTACAAGTACATCAACTCAAGGAACTGTTGCAAAAGATGTTAAAGCTGGTGATATAAAAGAAACAGTAACAACAACTAAAAATGGTAAAACTACTGTTGTTCCAACTAATTATGGAACTATTGATCCTAGTAAAATGTTAAGATTAGATACAGTAGGTAATAATTTTGTAACTAAGTATCTTGATTCTGAATCTAAGACTCCTATAATTAAACAAAGAGATAATTGGGGTAGACCAGTAGGTGATAAGTTCTATGGATATAATCCTAAAACAAAAAAATATGAACAAGGAAAACTAAAAAATAAATATGGAGGTTCTATGCCTTATGAAATAGGGGGATCAGTTAATGATCCTTTTATGGATCCTTATGGAAACTTACAGCAATTTATAGATGGTGGAGATGAAGACTTTACTCAAGCTGACATAGATGATGTGTATTCTAAAAATACTGCTAATGCAGATTTTCCAGAATCTGAATATCAAAGAGGTGGTGGAGTTAGAAGGTTTATTGAAAATAATTTTCCAGGAAATATAATAGGTCCTAGAAGAACTTATAGAAATGAAATCCAAAGAGTTTATGATCCAAGAACAGGTAAGACAGTTGCTATGCCTATTAATATGGGTAACTTATCTTCAGTAAATGTAGATAAATCTAGATTTTCAGGTGCTCCAAAAAAATATACTATGTATTTTAATGGTCAATCTGGTCAACCTAGTACTACATCAAAAGGTAATACTACTTCTCAAAGTGGTCGTGATAGATATTGTTTAGATTTTCCTAATTCACCAAATTGTCAAGGTGGAAAAAAACCAGTTAAAGATAATTATACTGAAGATACTAGAGAAAATAATAAAAATCAAAGATCTGGAAGACAAGGTTATGGTTTTATGAATGATTTAAAACTTAGAATGCAAGGTTTAGATGAATATGGAAATCCTAAAGGTAGTAAGCAAAGTGATAAAGTACCATTGTCTAATGAAGAAATGCTTATAAAACAAGGTAAAATTTGGGATGAAAAAAGTAAACGTTGGATTGTAAAACCAGAACCACTTTCTGCACCTATGCAGTATATGAAAGATTCATTAACTTTACCCAATAATCCTCAACCTTTTTCATCTGATCAATTAATTAATACATCAGGACCAAGAAATACAGAAATGCAATATGGAGGAGGCTTAGAAATGTTTATTCCTAGAGCACAAGATGGTTTTCAAACTCCTTTAAGTCCAGGAGAATGTCCAATGGGTTCTACTAAAAATGCAGCTGGAGATTGTGTAGATTTTATGGGTAAAGTTGTTAAAAAAAGATCTACAGGATCTGACTTTGGAAATAATACTCAAGATATGAAACAACCAGGAGTAATGGATGAAGATTATAAAAATCCATTAACAGGTGAAAAGCCTGGTGTTATTAAAGGTGCTGATGGAAATCTTAAAATGAATCAAGAAGATCCAACATTTTATGGAGATCAGTATGCTGTTGATGTAGAAAATAAAAGAAATAAAGGAAAACTTACCTTTGGTAAAAATAATACTGGAGTTAGTGAAGCAAGATTAAGTTTATTTAATACAGGAGTTGATATGATAGATAGTGCTAGTAGAAATAGAGACTATCAAAAAGCAGAAGCTGAAATGCAAGAAGATTTAAATTCTAATAATCTTTATGCTTCTAAATCAACTCTTGACAAAGGAGATTATGAAACTAATTCAGGTTTATTTAGACCTGATGAACAAGGAGCAATGCGTGAAAGTAGATCTAAACAATATGGTGGAGATGTATATCAAGATGGAGGTTATGTAGAAGGTGATGAAGTTTTCATGACTGATGAAGAAATACAAGAATTTCTTGCTAATGGTGGTGATTTAGAATTTATATAAACTATATAAGATGTTAAGAAGAGTAAAAATTAAAGTTGTTCCTAAAGCTAAAACTGGTTATCAAGTTCAAGGATCATTATATAATAGCCCAGCAACTATTGGTGGAGCTGATTATAATGCTAATATGGGGGCACCTGATGCTAAAGTTAAAAGAACTATATCAAGAGTTCCTAGAAAAGAAGCTAACTTAGAAGCTGAAGGTGGAGAGACTGTAGTTGGTAACTTAGATGGAAGCATGATGCCTTCATTTAAAACAATTGTAGGTCCAAGACATAGTAGTGGTGGTGTTCCTCTTAATTTACCTGATGACAGTTTTATTTTTAGTGATACTAAATCTATGATGATTACTGATCCTGTTATTTTAAAAATGTTTAATAAAAAACCAAAGAAAGGTGGTTATACTCCTGCTGAGTTATCAAAGAAATTTGATATCAATAAGTATAGAGAACTTTTACAAAATCCTGATGCAGATAAGATAGATATTAAGACTGCTGAATTAATGATTAAGAATAGTGTATTAAAGTTAGGAGCATTAGCATTAGCTCAAGAATCTAAAAAAGCTTTTCCTCAAGGTATTCCAGAAATTGCTAAACCATATATGGAAGCAAATGGAATAGCTGAAGAAGATTTAATACCACAGCCACAACAACAAAATCCTGAAATGCAAAATCAGGAAATGGAACAAGAGATGCCAATGGAAATGCCAAATGGTGAACCTGTTGCAATGCCACAAGAAGAAATGTTACAACCAGGCATGGATCAACCAGCTCCTATGGCAGCTTATGGTATGTCTATGGGTGGTTATGATATGCCAGAGTATATGGCTTATGGTGGCATGTTCCAAAGAGGTGGGCCAAATACAACAAGACAACAATCAAAAACTGATTATACTAAAGATTATGGTATTAAACTTAATGAAGAAGGTATTGGTGTTGATAGATATGAAAATATTCAAGGAAAATCAAAAATAGGTTTTGGAAATGCTGAAGAAAACTTAAAGAGTTTTGCTAAATGGGAAAAAATATATCCAGGATATGCTGAATTATTAAAAGAAATAAATAAACCAGGTGGTCCAGGAAAAAATAATCCTAAAGTTAAGCAATTTCAAACTTGGATTAATAATGATTACATACCTGAACAAGTAGCAGAACTTAATTCTAAAAGAGTTTCTTCTGGAAGACCAGCCTATACTGAAAATGAGTTAACTAATTTAAAGTCTAGTCTTATAAGTGATTTTGGTTTTGACAGTAGCACAGGACAAAGAATTGATGCTGATTTTGGAGCTTTTACATCATCAAGAACACCTATAAATTTTGATTTTGAAAAGATGCCAGATAAAGAAAAAGGTCCTTGTCAATGTGAGGATGCTACAAAAACTGGATATGAATCTAAAGTAAATGGTGTATGTCCATGTGATACTAAAAAGTCTCCATGTGAATGTACTGACCCTGATACTGGTGACACATATGATCCTGGTGAAGATGCAAATGGTAATTGTAATGAATGTTCAAAAGAATATCCTGGTGAAACCCCAGAAAAAGAGAATGCTAAATGGTGGTTACAAGATAACATAAATACTATGGGTGCAGCTTCTGATCTAGCAGGTATTAAAAAATATATGCCGTGGGAAGCAAGAGTTGATCTTGAAGAACCAAGACCTACATTTTTAGATCCTACAAGAGAACTTGCTGCACAATCTGAACAAGCTAATATTGCTTCTCAAGCTTCTGCATCTTTTGCAGGTCCTCAAGGATTAGGTGCAAGAAATGCAGCAACACAAGGAAATGCAGCAACTCAAGCAGCAAACACTTTAGGTAATATAAATAATCAAAATGTAAATATAGCAAACCAGTTTGAGGCAAATCAAGTTGGTGTTAGAAATCAAGAACAAGCTATGAACCAACAAATGGCTACTAGACGTTATGATAAAAATGTTATTGCTAACCAACAATTTGATAATGCTAAAAGACAAGGAAGAAAAGCTTTAAGAGATTCCTATACTACAGCTATTACTAATAGAGCTAAGACAGATGCTATGAATCAAATGTATCCTAATTATCAAGTAGATCCAGCATCTGGAGGTTTTGTTGACTATACTCCAACTGATAAAGAATTTGATAAAACAAAAGAAGCGGATATATTTGAGTATAGAAATAAACTTAAAGCTGCAGGTTGGTCTGAAAAAGAGATTACTGCAGAAATGGCAAGAAAGTTTGGTAAAAAGTTTGGTGGTGCAATTTATGGTAATGGTGGAGGAGTTTATGTAATGGGTGGTTCAGTTTATCCTTTTTTAGACTAATAAACTTTTTAAATTTACTAAACTTATAAAATTTTAATATATTTACAGTATAGATAATAATAAATTATGGCAACATATCTTCAAGGTGTCACCGATTATATTCCTGAGTATCAGCCTTTTCAGCCTGATCTAAATTTTTATTCTAATGTTTTACAAACAAAGCAGACTCAGTATGACACAAACTGGAAAGCTTTAAATAAAATGTATGGTCAGTATTATAATGCTGATTTAACAAGAGATGAAAATGTTTCTAAAAAAGATAATTATTTAAAGCAAATTGAATTTAATTTACAAAGAGTTTCTCAATTAGATTTATCATTAGAACAAAATGTAAATCAAGCAACTCAAGTTTTTAAACCTTTTTATGAAGATAAAGGCTTGGTTAAAGATATGGCTTGGACTAAAAATTTTATGAATCAAGTTGGAAGAGCAGAAGGACTTAAAGGTTCAAATATAGTAGCTGAAAGAGAACAGTATTGGAATGATGGTGTGCTTGCAATGAATTATAAAAGAGATGAATTTAAAGAAGCTTCATCTGAAGATGCTTTATCTTTTGAAAATGCTAGTTATACTCCATATGTAAATACAGTTGAAAAAGCACAAGAAGTTGCCAAAGCTGCTGGTCTATCTATTGAATCTGTAGATTTTAGTAAAGATGGAAAATGGATTATTAAATCTAAAAATGGTGAGCAACTTACTGAACCTTTACAAAGATTATTTGAAGCTAGACTGGGAAGTGATCCTGCTATACAAGAAGTTTATAAAACTCAAGCTTATGTAAATAGAAAAAATGATGCCTATGCTAATGCTGCACAATTTGGTGGAGATAAAAATATGGCAGAATTAAAATATCTTGAGAATAGTTTTAATGTTTTAAAAGCTCAAAGTGCTGTAAGATATCTTGGACTTAAAGAAAGGTCCGTATCTTATGATGCAAAAATAAAAGATCTTGAAAGTCAAGTTGAAAAGGGAACAGCATCTCCAGAAGTAAAATTGATGCTCTCTCAATATAAAATGAATAAAGATATTAATGACCAAGTATTATTAAGAGCAGAAAATGAACAAAAAGAATTAAGCAATGGTCAAAGTACTGCAACTACATCTACTGGTTTTGTAAATCCTTTTGGAGATATTAAGTCTTTAAGGTATAAAGTTGATAATGGAATGGCTTCTACTTTAATGAAAAAAGATTTAGATGAGGCTGCTAATATATTTGCCTTTAAAGATGCTAAAGTAGACATTGATGCTAATCCATATGCTGTATTAGATGTAAAACACCGTTATAGTATGCAAGAAACTGCAGCTAGAAATGCTGGTTTAGAAAGAGCTGCTAGAATTAGAAATGCAGGTGAAAAAGATACAGCACTAATGAAATGGAAATTAGAATCTGGTACTTATTATCAAGATGAAGAAACTGGAGAAATTCTACCAGTAGAAGCTTTAAATCAAATGTTTGTAGATCCAAATGATAAAGGTACATCTACTGATAAACTTAATTTAAAAGAAGCTAGTAGACATATTAATAGATTACAAACTGAAAATATTGCAAAGCCTCACTTAACAAATGCACTTACTTTAATTGAAAAAATGGTTAAAGAAGGTACAATGAGTAAAGAAGAAGCTGGTAAGATATTATCTTATGGCAAAAATCCTAACATTAGTGTTGATTTATTTTCTAAAAAACTTAATAAATATGGTTCTGAATGGTTACGTGCTGAAGTAGGAGCTGATGATTTAGCTAAGATAAATAGTAGAATGAATACTTGGGTATCTCAAAATGGTCAATTATCTGGATTATCTACCGCTGAATATAAAAACTTTGCCGTTAGTTCTATGAAGTTTCAAGATTATACTAATTATCTTAAAGCAGATGCTGATTGGAGAAAACAAACTTCTTATGAAGTAGAAAGAGATTTAAGAAAGCAAGGTTTCAAATATGTAGATTATCTATATGATAATAAGGGTAATCTAAGAAGTCAAAAAGACTTTTATGGAGCTCTTGAAAAAGCTGGTAAAATTAATAAATCAGAAGCTGAGAAAGGTAAAACATATAAAAAAGATCCAGTTTATGTATCTATGGGACCAGGTTTACCTGCTATGCCTGTAGAATCTCAACCAGAATCTGTAGATTATAATAGCTTAGTAAAAGCAGCTAGTAGAGTATATACTTCAGGCAGAGTTAAAAAAAATGTACCAGGTTTAGATAAATTAGGTACTATGTCGGGTACAGGTAAGTTTACTATGGGTACCACAACTACATGGGTTAATCCTAAAGCACATGGTACAGCAAGTACAATTTGGACAGCTGAAGCTTTTAAAGACTTAGCTAAAATGGACTGGGGTGCTAATGATAAAAACAGAGTAACTTTTGGAGGTCTGAGTAAAGATACTTGGAATAAAAGAGGGGAGATGGAATCTAAGAATAATGTTGGTAAAGCATTATTTGAAGCTATAAGAGGTGAATTAACTAATCCAAAAACTAAAATGGGAAATTTCCGTATTGGTGTTTCTCCAATAGCTATTGGATCAATGAATAAAGCTGCTATTATTATCCATCCAAATGCTGAATGGTTGAAAGATTATGTAAAATCTGGTAAAGAAGGTACAGGAACAGGTCTAATTAGTCAAGATGAATATAATTATATTTTACAGAATGGTATTTCTTATATTACTGATTCTAAAGATATGACTAATACAATGTACAAAAGTGCATTCCAGTCTCCTTTACAATCTTATGTAGATCAAGTTGGATCATATACATATACTGATCCAAGAAATGAAAATTATAAATTTACAATTGAAAAAAATAAATTAGGTACAGGTGATTATACTACTTCAACTTCATTTCCATTATGGAATCCACAGAAAGGTAAATATGAATATGAAACTGAAGTAGAAAATACTTCAAACCTTGGAACTAATTTAGAGTCTACAAGAGACATGATGCCCGATCAATTTGATGCAATAATGGATTTAAATAAACAGTTATCTAATGGCAATTAATGATGAAGTTTTTAATTCTTTGGATCCATTAGGGCCTGAGTATGGAAAAATAAATGCACCTATAATAGATAGTAAAGGTTTATCTCCTTTTGAGGGAGATGGAATTGAACTACCTAAAATTAATTTTCCTGATCAAGGAGAACAGTTTTTCCCAATAAGACCTAATATAAATAATCTTGAGTCTCCACAAAAAAATGTAAGACAAAGTATTGTTGGAGTTCCACAAAATAAACCTGGATTAAATAAATCAGCTAACTATAATGATATAAAAGCTGCTGTTAAACAAAATTTAAAAGCTTCTATACAAGCTAAACAAGATAAAAACACTTATGCAAAGATATACTCTTATGATGCAGGACCAGATGGTAATGCATTTTATAAAAGATATCAAGCATATGGTCAAGAAAAGTTTGATGAAATAGGATTCTCTCCAATAAGAGATAATGAATCTTTATTTAATGCACATACTACTTGGTGGGATGATCATAAAAGAATGATGACTAATTCATTCTGGCCTTTGTTTGGAAGAGGTTTTGTAGCTGGTCCTAAAAGTTTAGGTAAAATGCTTACTGGAGATTTTTTTGGAACAGACCTTGAAGATGCAGCAGCTTATAAAGAAGCAGCAGCTATTGGTCAATCTAGCAAAAAAGGAGTTGCTTCATTTGCTAACAATACCATAATGAACTTTGGATACTCAGCAGGTATTATGTCTGAAGCTATCTTAGAGGAAATTGGTGGTGTTTTACTTGCTCCTGAAACATTGGGAGGTAGTTTTGTTGTATCTACTGCTAACTTACTTAAGAATACTGCAAAAGCATTTAGGGGTTTAGACATGGCTAAAGATGGCTATAAAGCTGTTAATTCAACTTTAGATAGCATTAATAATGTTCAGAGTGCTAGAAAATTTTGGGAACAAGCAAGAAATGTAGGTAAGATGCCTCTAAGCCCTATAGGTGGTACAGTTAGAGCATATGAAGCTGCAAAGACTGCAGATAATTTAACTAACTTGGGAAAGGCTTATAAAACAGCAGGAGGTTTTTACAGAGATGTTGTAAGAATGAACATGGCTTTATCTGAGGCTAGACTTGAAGGTGGTATGGTAGAGAATCAAATTTATGATAATCTATATAACCAATACTATGCTAAAAATGATAAGGCTCCAGGTAATGCTTTACAGTATGATATGATTAAGCAATCTAAGAAAGGAGCTCTTAATACAGTACTGTGGAACTCTGCTCTTATATATGGTAGTAATGCTATTGTTTTCCCAAATATCATGGGACCAAAAGGTGGCATTAGAGGTTACTTAAAAAGCTCTATTAATGAGTTTCAAACAATTAAAGGTGGAAAGTTTGGTGATTTTGGTAATATAATGTACAATAAAGCAGGTAAAAAAATTCAGTTTGAAAAAGCTAATTTTAAAAACATGATTTTAGATTACATGAGAAAACCTATTCATAAAGCTGCTTTAGGTACCTTAGGTTATTTTAAAAAGAATTTTACAGAAGGTATTCAAGAAAATTTACAAGAAGTTATTTCTGGAGCAAATGAAAAATACTACTCAGATACATTTAATAGTAAAGCTTTAGGTTCACATGAGTATTCAAAAGCAGTATCTAAATATAATACTGCATCTCAATTAGATTATTATGGTAAGGAACTAGGTAATCAATTTACAGCTACTGGATTTGAAACATTTGCTTCAGGTTTTGCTATGGGAACATTAGCTTCTCCATTAAATTTTGCATTTAAAGAATTATCTATTGGTTATAATAGAATGTTTGATAAAGAAACTTATAATACATTTAAAGAACAAAAATTAAATATTACTAAAAATCTTATTGCTCAGTTAAATGGTATAGGTATACAAGAATTTTTAGATTCTAAAACTTTTAATTATGCTGTACAAGAAGGTGTAGCAAATATAAAAGAACAAGGTTCTAAAAAACAAGCAAATGATGCTGACTTAGAAGGAATTGTAAGTCAAATGGAATATTTGTTTAATTCAGGAACTACTGATATCTTTAAAGAAAAAATGAGACATTTTAGTGAAATGACTCCAGAAGAATTTGAAGAAGCTGTACCTACTGTACCAAAAGGTGAGGGTGCTAAGTATCAAGCAAAGATTCCAGATACTCTTAAAAAACTAGATGAAGTAGAACAAGACTATAAAAATATTAATGAAAGATATCCTAATCCAATTACTGATGATAATCTTCCACCAAAAGGTAGTCCTGAATATGCAGATGCTGTAGCATTAAGTCATGGTTGGAAAAAAGCAGTACAAAATGCTGTTTATTTTAAACAATCCTTTAAGGATACTATGGCTAGAAAAGCACAAATTATGGCTAAGTATCTTTCACAAGCTCCTTTACAGGGAATGACACAAAGAGACTCTGAAGTTATTTTTGATTATGATAAGTTAAGAAATGAAGCTGCTATGCTTAAAGATGAAGTAGCAACATTAAAAGAACTTAAAGATCCTGAATCTCAAAGACAGTATACTATTAAACAAAGAAAATTAGAAGCTTTAACTAAGCTAGGAGAAAAAACTGTTAAGTTCAGTAACTTTTTTAATAGATATGAAAAAGCTGCTGCTATAAAAGCTGAACTTCAAAAACAAAAAGGTGATGTACCTGTAACTGATGAAGAAGTTGAAAAAGTAATGGATAGTGTATTAGGAGAATACAATGATGAAAATAAAATAAAAACATTTTCAGAACATGAAGCAGCCTATAAAGATTATTTAAGAGCACTTGGTGAAGTAAATGGAGATTATCTTTTTGATCAAAATGTTGATGAGTCATATGAATTACTAGCTGATCACTATAAATTAGGATATGAAGCTAATAACTTAATGCAGTATGTAAATTTATTACATGATCCAAATGCATTCATGGAAACTGCTGATAGAAACAGAAAATGGATGAAAGAACTCTATAATAAAAGAGGAGAGATATATGAAAAAATGATCAAAGAGCAATTAGATTTAGTTATAGATAATGCTTTATTAAATAAATTAGCAAATGAAGGTATTTATATTAGCCTTGATGATTTTGCTCAATGGAAAAAAGATGCTACTCCACCTTCAGAATTTTTTGATAATACAAGAAAGATGATTATTCCTGAAGGAACAACAGCTTATGATGAATATTATGCATTTTTTGAACAAGCTTCTAGTCTTAAAGATCAATCAACAGGAACATTAAAAGAATCATTAGATCAATCATTGAGTGTTAAACTTGATGAGATAGATGAGCAAATGGCAGAAGCTATTGATAGAGTTCCAAAAAAAGAAGTTAAGACTGTTAGCACTACACTTAAATCTAAGAATGGAGTTAACATAACTCTTGCTGAAATTTTTAATACACTTAATCAAGAAGAATTTGCAGAAGGTGTTTTTAGTGAAGATGCAGAACCTTTAGTGTTATATAAAGATCTTGAAGGAAATCTTAGACTAGGCGGAAAAGAAGGTGAAATTTTTAAAAATTTAAAGGCAACTGTTGATTTTACAAGTGTTCAAATATATACTGTCAGTGAGCAATCTGATCCTCAATTAGTTGCTCCTATAGAAAAAAGATATGAAGAACTTAAAAATAAGACAAGAGAAGAATATGCAGATAGACTTGAAGAAATTACAACTGAAGAAGAAAAACCTGTAGAAGATTTTGTACCTGTTACAAATGACTATGAGAGTCTTCTTGATTATCCAGCTTTATATAATAGTTTATATAAATCTTTTAATGAAAAAATTCTATCTAAATTAAGTGACCAAGATCAGGTTAATCTTACAGAAGAAGAAGAGATAAATTTATTCAATAGGTTTTTAAAAACTGATAAAGAAGCAAAAGCTGAGATAGATGAATTTAATAAAAAGAAAAAGTTAGATGTAACTACTAAAGAAACTGGTGAGAAAGGTGAGTTTAAATTTATGTACCAAGGTAAAGAAAAAAGTACAGAGGACTATAAAACAGTTGTTGATCTTAGAAAAATTCAAAGAAGGTTCATAGCACTTATCAATGAAATTGATAATAAAGAAAATGCTACTACAGAGGATATGACTAATAAGAGTAAGTACAAAGTTCTTGTTACTGACTTTGAAAAACTTATTGCAACTAGATCCAGAAAAGGATTAACTCCTGAACTTAGAGCAGCCATTGATAAAATTAATACTATTAAAGAAAAGCAAGGTGATATAGTTATAACTGAAGAAGGCATAACAGTAAATGGTGAAGAATACCAAACTGCTAATAATGCATTAGGTATTGAAGAAGTTAAATCTCCATTTAAAGATTATGTAGATGAACAAGTTAAAAACTTATTTGATCCAGAAGGAACTCCTATGTTTGATGAAACTAAAATTACTCAAGAAGCATATGATAATTTATTTGGTGATAAAGGATATCTTACTAAGTTAAAACAAAGAGTAGATAATGGTGAGTTATTTATTGTATCTCAAGGATTGACGGTATATGATACTAAATCTAAAATGGCTAGTACAATAGACTTACTAGTAGCAGATGCAAATAGTAATTTAACTATTGTAGCAGTGACCCCGGATTCAAAAAGTAACTGGGATATCTTTAATAAAAAAGATAATCCTAAGTCTAAGATAAAACAAGCAGCAATGCTACAAACAGCTAATGCTAATTTGTTAATGAGTATGCTTGGCACAGAAGCTAAGATTGCTGTCTTACCAATTGAGATGAGTGTCAGCACTACAGATGATAAAATATTATCAGCTAATAAACCTACTTCACCTACATTACTTGCTACTGATTTCTTAATTGCTTTAAACAAGACAGAAGCTCAAGCAGAGATTGATAAACTAATCCCTGTTGAAAAAGTTACTACTACTACAGATACTAAAGCTGATATAGAAAAACAAAAAGAATTAGAAAATAAAGTAAAAGAGTTAGAAGAACAAAGAAAAGCTTTAAGATCTGAAGATGGTTCTATACCAGCAGATAAAATGTCTGAGTTTAAAAGATTAGGAGAAGAAATTAATAAAGCTAAAAAAGCAGCAACAAGAGGTTATTCTGATAATTCAATGCTTATTAAAAGATTTTCAGAAGGTGCTGATACTAGTGTAACAGATCCAAAAATACTATCTGCTGAAGACAAAAAAGAAGCCGCTGATATAATTGAGCAAGTAATACAAAACAGTAAAACAGCAGAAGAAGCTCTTAAAAAAATACAAAGGCTTGGTTATATATTTGATATATCAGTTACTCAAAATCTTAAAAAATATTTAGATGATAGATTTGATCAAAATGTTCCTAAAATTGGTAATAATAAGGATAGCTTCCAAGCTTGGATATATGGAAAAACTGATGCAGAACTAGCTGCTTTAGAAACAAATGTTGTTCCTGCAGATGCTGAATCAAGTGATGATGTAGAATCTCCTGCAGTAGAAGCAGAAGTAAAAGAAAGAGAAGTTGTTGTTATTGATGAGTCAGTAAGATATAAGATATCTGACTTTAAAGCTGACTTAGATAAAGTAACTACAAAAGAAGAGTTAAATAATTTATTAGCTGATCTTAGTATTAAAAATTCAGAACAGTTAATTTCTTATGAAGATTTGCAAGAAATGGCAACTATGGTTAAAGAAAAAGCTAACCAATTAAATACTCCACAAGATATTAAAATTGTTCCGGAATCATTGGCTCCAGGTACAGAACTTGTTGCAAAAAATACTATCTTTGTTTCAGGTGTTAATGTTCAAGTAGATGAAACAGTAGTTGTTAAATCAGTAAATGCTAGTAATAAAACTATAGTAGTTACTCCACTAAATTCAACATCTTCTGTAACACTAACTTTTAATACATTAAACCAATCATTTACATTAAAAGATGCTGTAATGAATGCAACAGAAATAGAAGAAGAAAAAGTTACACCAGAAGATAAAATTAAAATAGTTGAATCTACAGACTTAGTAGATACTTTTGTACAAAATAAGACTGGTAGAATTGATCAAATTGAAGAGACAGCTTCAAATAAATCTCTTGAAGAATTAGATGAAGAATTAATGGATGACTTAGAATGTTAATACTATGAAAGTTACTTGTGCACTTACTCAATCTCAAGTTGAGAAATTATATGCTAATGTTTATGGTCACATGCTCAACCAAGGGGAAGCATTTGATGCTAAACAATACATGACAGATCTTTTTAATAAGATTGCAAAAAATAAGGATGTAGATACTGCAGCTAAGTTTTTGCAACAAGTACCATCTTTGATTGGTACTGCTTCATTTAGACCTAGCATAGAAGAGTTTGAGATAAGCACAGACATGCTTAGACCGTTGATTAAACAATTTAAGAAAGATGACAATGGTCTTATTAATGCCGTTACTTATTTTAATCCAACTTTAAATCCAGAAGTTAAAAAAGAACTAGTTGAAAAAAAAGCTAATGAAGCTTTTGAAATAAAAGAAACTTCTTCAGATTCAATTACTGTTGATCCCTTTAATTATCAACCATATTCAGCATTATCTACTACATTCCAAGAATTTATTTCTAAAGATCCTAATAAAGATATTGAAACAGAAACCTTAGATCAAGGTAGAAGAACTATCTATACTACATTAAGTGCTATTAGAGAGAATGCAAATAACAATACTCCATTAAAAGAACTTATTTATCAAGACACAGTATTAAAGTTAAAGCCTATTAAGCTTTCTGATATAAATCCTGAGTTATTAGATAAGACTACATTAAGATTACTCAACCGTGCTGGATTTTTACTTGGTGCTAGAAAGGCTCAAGCAAATGTAACTACACCAGATAAGATATTCTTAATGGTTATTACAGATAATGTTGAGACTGGAAATCCATTATTCTTTGATGAGAAAGGAAATATTACTACTAAAGAACTGGGGGGCACAATAGTGTTTCAGTTTTTAAGAGAAGTAAGAAAAGAAGGTTCTAATTATAGAGTAACAGATATCTATGGTAAAAGTGATCAGATTATTGATCCGGCAATTGTAGCACAAAAAGCTGGTATTTCTTTTGAAGAAGCAGAAGCTAGACAGCAAAAGGAATTTGAAGAGCTCTATAACTTTAGACAAAAACTAATTAAAGATAACACAGCTCCTTTAATTGATATTGTTGGAGTTAGTACAGGAGTTGGTAGTAATAAACCTCAGTCATTAAATCTTTCTAATGTAACACTTATTCTAGAAGATAATGATGATGCTATTAGATCTCTTGATCTTGTAAAGTCACCAAGAGCTGGCTTAATAGAAGGTCAAGGTATAATTACTATTAAAGGTGAAGAAATTAAAGTAGATAGACCAAACCTTACTGAAGATATTGCTAGAAAGATTGCTGCAGTATTGACTAATAAGAAGATGACTAATAAGGAGAAGTATTTATTTGTAACTCAATTCTTGGCAGATAATGTTTCTCCTGCAACAAGAAAACATGATTTAGTATATTTAGAAAATACAGATACACTTATATATAAGTATTCACCTACAACTTTTCAACAAGGTTATAGTGAAATGATTACTGTAAACTTAGATGCTCCTAAAGCAGCTGATGTTATTTCTAAATCATTGATGGAAGCTTCTGGTAAAGATGGTAAATTCTATCCAGCTAAAATGACTTATAATAAAGTGTTACTTGATGCTAATCTTTATCAAGATTATGATCTTCAGACCAATACATTAAATGATGACTACTCTGACTATATTGAATTATTAAAAGGATTACCAAATACAAAAATCTTTTTAGATGTAACTCAAGAAAGTAAAGCTTTTAATAGTTATATGGGTTTTGCAATTCCTAATCAGTTCACAGAACAATTAGCTAAAGCTCAAGAGAGTACAGAAAATTTAGTTACAGATGATTTATTTGAAACATTATCTGAACCTGAAGATGTTGCACCAGTACTTGGTGTTAGAGAAACTAGAGAAAAAATTATTAGTGTTTTAGAAAGTGGTAAACAAGTTAAAGGAACAATATCAAAACCATTTGGTGCAATAACTAAATGGCATATAACAACTCCAAAAGGAAATATTATTGAGTTCTATAATAAAGAAAATAATATTACTGCTGAAGACATTGCAACTGAAGTTAGTTTAAATCTAGTTCCAGAAGCTGAGTTTAATGGTAAAAAGTTTACTAATGTTATTGAAGTAAAAGCAGGTGATAAGTTACTTGGTTATGTAAGAGAAACTGAAGACTTTGATGCTCCAAAAACTGCAGCACCAACAAAGACTGTAGAAGAAATTGAAGCAGAGATTAATGAAACACTTGATCCTAAAGGTGTTGGTAAACCTGAAGAAGGTGGAGCAGCAGATATATTTTTCTATAGAAAAGGTGAATTACCATCAGATGTATCTGAAGAACAAATAGCAGATGCAAAAACATGGTGGGCTAACTCTCCATTAAATAAACATATTGGATTCAGAGAAGTAGCTAATATAGTTAACTCAGATGCATTTGCAAGATTTACAGCTTATGGTGCCACTCTTAATGGTAATCTGGGTATGATTGATCTTGCAGCAAAGGGTTCTATGGTAGATGTATATCATGAAGCATGGCATGGATTTTCTCAATTATACCTAAGTAGGGCTGAGAAAAAAGCTTTGTATAGAGAGGTACAGAAGAAGCTTGGAACTAAGGCTGACTTCTTTGAAATAGAGGAGATGCTTGCTGAAGACTTCCGTGAGTATGTAAGAACAGGAAAGGTTAAAGCTAACTCTCCAAAAAGAAATAGCTTATTTAGAAAAATCTTAAACTTTCTTAGAGAACTCTTTGGAAAAGGTTCAGTAACAAATACTACAGATATTAAAGCTGTCAAAGAGTTATTTGATAACTTATATCTTGGAAAAGGTTTAAACATCTACACGCCATCTATTGACAATGTAATGTTTGATGTGTTATATAGAAATAGTGGTGTTGTTAAACCGGGAACAGAGACTGACCAGGTTCTTAATAGACAAGATTCTAATCTACTTAAAGATAGTATGGATTCAATCATCTCTGAAATCATTGATGATCAAGTTCCTTCTAAAGTAATAAAATCAGGTACCTTAAGTATTCTATTAGATTCAAGAAATAGAGAGCCCTTATATAAGCTGATAAAAATTAAATTACAAGATAAGTTAGACAACACTACTAAACAACTTGAGGCTACAGAAGACACTAAAGAAAATGAATTTAAGAAAGAGCTTTTAGAAAATAGAATAAGAATTCTCAAAGCTGGTTTAGATAACTACGGAGATACTAAAAATGGTTTAATTAAATACCATGTAGATAATAGTACCTATGATTTAATGAGACAGAAATATACTGCTCTTGAATTAGATGAAGAAGGTAACTTAATGGAGCCTGTAAATCTTGAGAATACAGAAAGATATGGTGACAAGAAAGATGGCCAGAAATCACTAATAGAACTAGCAGGTAAAGAGACTCTTTATATTTTAAAAAGTTTACATGAAGGTAAGCTTAATAAAAATACTAATAAAATTGAGTATCAATATAATGAACTTGGTTTTAAAAAACTTGCAGACTTTAGAACTACTTGGAATAACACAGTAAGAGCTATTGGTGGTATTCAAGATGCTCAAGAACAGTATGATAAGTTAGTTGAAGAATCAAAAACAAATGCTCAGATTAAACAACTTGTTGATACTAAGATAGCTAATCCAGAAAATTCAACTAATCAATATGAGTTTCAAGCTACTTCAGCTATTTGGCAAGACTTTAGTAAATCAAGAATACCTTATATTCAGTTAACAGTATTTAAAACTAAAATAGGAGAAAAAGAAGTACCTGATGGATACTATGGTACAAAAATGATAGATGTATTTGAATATAGTACTGCAGTAACTGATGCATCTAATGATGTATTTAATGTTATAAGAAAATTTCAAGAAAATTTTAAAGCTTCTACAACTAATTTATATGTAGATAGAATTGGAAGAGATAATATTCCAACTTTAAATTTACAAAAAGTTGTAGATGCTTTTGGAATAAATGGTAAATTAGATACTTCTAATTCTTTTGCATTTGCAAGAGCAATTGGTTTTTATTTAGATGACATAGCTATAATTAAAAATACACTTAAAAAAGATACTAAAACTATTGAGCAATTTGGTCTACCCTATATTTATGATATTGTTAAAAGATTAAATGACAAGTCTAAATTAGAAAATACTAATAGCACTGTAAAAACAGTTATTGCTAAATTTAAAAATGATCCCATACAAACTCTTATGGATGGTATACCAGAAAATATAATTGGTACTACTAGAGAAGGTCAAAAAAATAAGATAAAAGAAATTGCAACTCTTCAAAGTAAATATGGATTAGAAGCATCTACTGGTATGGTTCTTAATGCAGAAAGAAACTTAGTGTCTGAATTTATTGAGAACAATACTATAAGCAAACAGGTATATGCATTAAACAATGCTACTAAACTTTCTGATCTATGGACAACTGATAAGTTTCAACATATGTCTTATCTTGATCCGGCAACTAATCCTTACACAAAAAGATTAGCTACCATTAGAACTTTGTATGAATTAAGTTCTCCTGAACAAAAAAGAAGAGCAAATAGATCCTTAAAATTATTTATGGATTCTGGAACTCAAATTGAAGGAGAAGATACTGGTTTAAATACAACATCCTTAGATGTTAACGGTAAATTTCTTCAAGAAATTAATACTATGCTTAAAGATGGTGTTCAAGAATTTATGAGACATGCATCTAAGTCATCTTCATTTGGTGCTAAGATAGAAGGTGGAGTAATTGGATTACCAGGTAAAGAAGGTAGTGATGGTCATCTTTGGATTGATGTTAAAATGTTTACAGATAACACAGCCTATGACTATGGATTTAAGGCTCACATGTTACCTTATATGGAAGCAGAAGCTGAGAGAATCTTTAAGTTTAGACAAAACAAAACTGAGTATTCAAAATATGCTGGATACAATAGAGACTTGGGTAATGGTCTTATGGCTGGAGAAGTATTTACTGCATTTGATAATGTACTTACTAAGAGCTCAAAAGAACAAATATATAAAGCTATTGATAAAGCTATTGCAGAAAAAAAGAATTTTAATCTTACAGAATTTCTTAGAAATGATGATACAGGTTTATTAAATACTGTTAGAGATAATGTAAGAAATTATTTTAAAGATCAAACTAAAATAAATACTGGCTTACTTACTAATGCTAATTTTATTAGTAAGGATTTGATTAAAAAAATGAGTGACTTAGGTGTTGCAGAAAATCAAATTGAAGATAAACTTGTTGAAACTTATACCTATAATTCTTGGGTTCAGAACTTTGAAATGGCTGTATTATTTTATGGTGATATGTCTCAGTACAATCATGATAAAGAAGAATTACATAAAAGAAATACTGGATCAACTTCAGGTGGTAGAGGATTTAGAACTGACATTGCCGCTAGAAACTTTGTGAAAGATTTCTTAGCTAAAACATCTTATGCTAAAAAAGATGGTATGCCAACAATAGCATATGATGGTACATACAATACAGCTATTATTCAAGATGTAAAAAGAACTTCAGAGTATTTAGGACAAATTGAAGCAGGTCTTAGAAAAGATTATGAAAGAAGATATAAAGAAGCAGGTGTTAAGAATGCAAAAGCTGAAATAGACATTAGGGTTGAAAAGGAAATAAGTAAATATAAAGGTATAGAAGAGGCTGATGGTCAAGGTTTTATAACTTTCGATGCATATAGAACTTTAAGATACCTTGAAAATAATTGGTCAAATGAGCAAGAGATTCTTTTCCAAAGAATTTTAAGAGGAGAAGAAGTAAATGCATCTGACATAACAGAAATGTTTCCTGTATATAAAGTTCAGAACTTTGGTGCATTAGCTAATACTAAACTTCCAGTAACAGCTATGCATAAATTTGCATTAGCTCCATTAATTCCTTCAGTGATTGAAGGGTCAGATCTTCAGTCTTTGCATAGACAAATGATGGAAGATAATATTCAGTATGTATCATTTCAAACTGGTTCTAAAGTAGGTAGTGAAACTTCTACAGTTAATGAAGAAGGTGAAGCAGTAGCAGATGAAATCTATGAGCCTAAGTCTGATCAAAAAGTTTTAAAGAAAAACATCAAATTTACAAAGAATACTATTTATCTTGAGAATCTTAAAAATGTAACATCTGTTCCGAATAAGTATAAAAACAAAACTGTATTTTCAACTCAGTTAAGAAAACTTATTTTGGGTGGTTTATACCGTAATGGTAAAATTATTAATTCTAATAATAAAGCAGTTATTAACGCTTATGAAAAAGCTGTAGATAATTATACTGAAGTTTTAAAACTAGAACTATTACATGAGATTGGTTATGAAGAAAATAAAGAGACTGGTAAATATACCGGAAACTTAAAAGATTTCTTAAATGTAGTACAAAAACAATTAGGTGATAAAAATGTACCTGAACATCTTATAGAGATGGTGGGTCTTAATAGAGACAACTCTATAAAAACAGATTTATCATTACACTTAATGGCTGATGAAATTGAAGCTATCTTAGTTGCATTAGTAGAGAAAAGACTTATTAAACAAAAAGTAAAAGGAGAAGCATTAGTTCAAGTAGCTAGTTCTATTTCTAATGGACTATGGGATAACAATCTTAAGAAAGGTACTAAAGCAGATATACTAAAGTTTATGGGTACTAATAATCTTCCTTTTTATAACAATGACACAGCTGATGGTAAAACATTAGCTATGAAAGTTGCTATAGCATTACAAGGAGACTTTGTTAATTTACTTAAACTTAATCATTTAGATGGCCAACCTATTGGGACAAGAGCTAGATTAAATGATATGATTAAAGAAGATTCTTGGTTAGATCTAAATGATAATAGAAAGTCTGTTACTTTATCTGCAGTTAGGATTCCAGTACAAGGATTAAACTCTATGGAGTTTATGGAAGTATATGAGTTCTTAGATCCGGCAGCTGGAAATATTATTATTCCTCCAACTGAGATTGTAGCTAAATCAGGAACTGACTATGACGTAGATAAGTTAACCACATTTATGCCTACAATTGATACTAAAGGTAACTTTGTTAAAACAGGTATTACTAATGATGAATTATTAGCTAAAGTAAATAGATTAGCTGCTACACCAGAAGGTTCAAAAACAGCAACTAACTTAATTAAAATTCAAAAGGCTGCTCTAGAGAATGAATTAATATCAACTATTAAAGGTATTCTTGAGTTACCAGATAACTATGCAGGTTTAGTTAGACCAAATGATACTTATTTATTAAAAGATGATATTGCTGATAAGATTGAGAATGATGTTGTTGAATACAATAGATTTCAGAACATGCATAAAGAATCTGAAAGAATTGGTAAGAAAGGTGAAAAAGTAATTAGCCCTACTAGAACTCTAGAAGTATCTTATAACTTACACAAGCATGAAGTAAATATGGTTGGTAAAAGAGTACTTGGTTTAATTGCTATTGAAAATGCATTACATCCAGTACTTAATTCTATTGGAGCTTCATTACCTGCTACTTATCAAAATCCTGTTTTTGATGAGGCCTTACAAAGAAATGTTGATAGTAAAAAGACTAATAAAACAAGATTACTATTACCACATAACAAAATAAATGGTAATGTCTCTCTATCTGGTACTGATACAGCAGATGGCTTAGATAATATTGGTGACTTATTTTCACAAATGATGAATGGTGCAGTGGATGTTGAGAAAAATCCATGGATATTCTTTATACAAGGTAACTATGAGATAGCACCAATGATTACATTCTTACTTAAAGCAGGTGTTCCAAAAGAACATGCTATTATGTTTGTATCAAATCCTCTTGTAAGAGAATATGCTAAACAACAAAGAATAATTAAAGGTGCTTATGCTAAAATGATAGGTAAAATTGATGAAAACTTTCCTGAAACTATGAGTAAATATCAAGCTGCTGTAAATGCACTTGAGACAGTAGGTATTAAAAAAGCTGGTAGCTTAGTTAGTGCTAAAGGATATTATAAGGCTGCCGTTGATGCTACATCTAAATCTGGAATATTAAATGATGCTCTTGAGTTTGACATTAAAATGATGAGCAAACTTGTTAAGAATCCTAATGCTCCAGAATTAAAAAATCATGCAGTAGCAATGTTCTTACATTTCTTAGAACTTGAAAAATCTACCCGTGGATATACATCTTTAAAATTTATGTCTAATCCAGATACTAAAACTTCTAAAACTTTACAAGAGATAATAAGAAGAAACTTATCTATTGAAGATGCTAAATCAATGTCAACAATAGAAGAGGGTACTGTTGAAAAAATGATGGATTCTATCTTAGGTTCTTTTTATGATAATAAACTTATTGGTGACTTAATAGTTCCACTATTTCCATTAAGAAATAATGATACTGTAACAGATTATATTGTTAAAACTATCCAGTTAAAACAAAATATAATTACTAGAACTTTTGGAAGAGGTCATGATGGTACAAGAAGATTCATTACAGAATTTAAAAATGCTATACCTAATTATATCTATCAAAATTACATGTCTAATTTTATAGATGAAAATGGTAATATAACTTCAATGCCTGATAACTTTAAAGAGTTTCCTGTTAAAGAAAAAGCTGGTGTTAAAAATGGTGCACAAATAATTAATGGTACACTATATATTGATAAGACAAGATTATCTAATGAGTATAGTAAAAAATTATACTTAAGAGATAATACAGATGCTGCTAGTTATACTAAACAAGGATTGAGAGGTTTTGGAAATGTAGAAAAATTGTTCCCTAATGAATCTACATATTTTAAATATGTATTTGAGAGAGAACTTCAAAGAAATCTTTATTCAATGAAATCACTTGAAACTAATAAAGATTATTTAAAAATCAACTCAATAATCAAAGATCCTGCACAATCTTATGAAGCATATATTAATCAGAGAGCATTAATTAATGCATTTAATAGAGAAACTATTATGACATTAGATGGCCAATCTTATACAGATATGGTTTTAAATATGGTAGAAGAATTTTCAGAACTTAAAAATAAGTATCCTATTTTAACCCAATTTACAATACCAAAGGTTAAAACTGGTGAACGTGTGCTAAGTTTAAATGATACTAAATCATTAAAGGATGCACAGTTAGCTGAAATTTATTTCCAAAATTTAGAAGATCTTGGAAATGAAGATATTAAAAAAGTAATAGATCCTGAAGATAATAAGAGAATAAGTAAACTATTTGCTTTATTACCACAAATGATGATGTATCAACATGGTATTGGTTATAGTAAGTATGGCTTTACAAGAGCATTACCTTATGAAGGATTCATAGGAGTAATGCAAACAGCTTCTGAAATATTTATAAATAAACAACTTAAAGAAGATACACTAGCTGTTATCTTTGATAAGTTAGTTGAGCCCGGTAACAAAGTATTTAAAAACTTATTAGTTACACCTAAGCAATATCTTGCTCCAGAACCTTCTGTAGTTAAAGAAGAAGATGAATTTATGTCTGAAGAAGAAGCAGCAGCTATGCTTGAAAAAATGGGTATTAAGCCTATTGGAGAAGAACCTACTCAACCATCTACTAGTGTTAAAACAGAAGTAGTAATTCCAGGTGTTGAAATTAAAAGAAATGCTATAACTAAAGAAGAACAACTTGAGTTATTTAATATTCTTAAACCTTATATTGAGCAACAAGGAGCTAAAACCAATAAAGCTACTAGTGCAAATGTAATGATTGGTTTAGGTTTAAGATGGGATTATAAATCAAATAACCCTAATTATAAATCTATTGAAATAAAAAATATTATTGTACCTGGAAGTAGTGCTAAGTATGGCTACTATGAAGTATCTATTAATGGTCAACCATTAGGTCCTATTAATCCTAGAATTAAAACATTAATGTCTAAAGCTACTGGTATAGATGCTACTGATTATGATGGAGCTATAATAAATCTTTATACAGATAAAACTTTTATAAGTGCTCATAATGATGTAGATGAAGCTGCTGATGCTATTGGATATCCTGTACTTGTTTTAAATATAGGTGGAAGTGGTAATTTTAGTGTACAACAAACTGGAAAATATGAACCTACTCCTCTTAATTCTGGAGACTCATATGTTTTTGGAATAAATGGAGAAAACAGAAAAGTAATGCATAGAACTTTTCCTTCTAAACAAGATGGATTTTTACCTGCAATAACTACAGCAATAGATGGAGAAACTTATTCAGAAGGAAGTTATAGATTATCTATTACTTTAAGAAGAGTAAAAAATCTAGAACCAGGAATGCCTACAGTACCAGCTAAGATTACTACTCAACCATCTACTAGTGTTAAAGAAGGCGTTCCAGAATTATTTGAATCCAATCCTGAATTAGCTGATCAAGTATATGAAGCTTTAGAGTTTCAAAATAAACAAGAACTAGAAAATCTTAAAAAAGAATTTTCTTCTTTTTCTAATATTAGAGATAAGTTTAAAGGAGATTTAAAAAATGTAAAAAATTTAGTATCTAGTTTTACTCAAATGTCAGCAGATGCAAATTTTTATAAACCTTTTGCTACTGATATATCAGAACAAAGAAAAAAAGAAATAATTTCTGGAAACGCAACTTCATATATTTTTGAAGATAATTTTGATGATTATAGAAAAACTATAAAAAAATCTTTAGATGATGAATTAAAATCTGAAGCTGATAGATTTAATTATTGGTTTGAAAGAGGTGATACATACTATTATTTTGATACAGAAAATAAAAAATATTATTCTGTTACATCAAGTATGAAAAATGAAGATGGTATTGAAATTACAAAGAAAGAATATTATGATGCTTTAGATGATTATAAGGATGCATTAGAAAAGAAAAATTTACAAGACCAAGAAGATGTAAAAGAAAATGTATTAAGACAACCTTTCTTAGAAGGAAGAACAGTAAGACTTTTTGATAATCATTTTGTAATTGTAACAAAGCATGTTATAAAAGAAAAAGGAGATTTATTCATAAATGAAATAGAATTTATGTATTATGATGAATTTAATTATGATAGATTAAAGGAATTAGAAAAACAAAAAATAACTCCACTACAAAAACAACAAGCTCAACAAAAGTTTCAAGAATATGTTGATGCTACTGGTAAACAAGATATAGAAGGATTTAAAAAGTTTGTTACTCAACCACCTACAGATAATCTTAATGCACCAGATGGATTACCAGGAATACCAAGAACATCAACTGATTGTCAATAAAATTTATTATCTTTAAATAAAAGTATTATGCCTTGTGTAATTAAATTAAAAGAATTCTTAACTGATCAGATTTATGAGAAATCTAAACCTGCATTAAGCATGTCATATCAAAATGCTATAAGACTAACAGATACTATAAATAAAGAATATGGCTACAATGTTGTATACCCTACATTAAGTGATACAATTGAGCTTGAAATAACAATTCCGGAAGCTTTAATAACTGATTATTATAATAATGAGCTTAAACTAGAAATACAAGAAGCTATTGAGGTTGCTCAAGCAGCTGAAGAAGAAGCTAGAGAAATACAAAGAAGAGATGCAGAACGTGCAGGTATTCCATATCAAGATGATTATCTATTTCAAAATGAAAATGATATTCAAGTGATTGTTGAAAAAACATTTAGAGAAGCAAGAGATCAAGAAATTGCTACTAAGCTAGGTGAAAAATATAAAAAAGCTTTTGGAATAGAATATCAAATAGTAACCCCAGGTGAAGCTGCTTTAATCTTACAATTAAGTCCTACACCATATACATCAGATGTATCTGCTTTCTTTTATGGAAATCAAGTATATTTTGTAAAGGGTAACTTTAATGCTAAAACTGTAGTCCATGAATTTGCTCACCCTTTAATTAAAGGTATTGCATTTCAAAATCCTAAATTATTTAATAATTTATATGCTCAGTTATCTAGTTCTGTAACAGGACAAGAAGCAATTGAAAGAGTTAAAAGTAAGTATCCTGAATTAGAAGTTGATTCAGAAAGATTTAAAGAAGAAGCTATTGTTACTGCTATGGAAATAGATGCAGAATTAAAGTTAGAAAAAATTAAATCTGATGATAGCTTGTTTGATAAGTTTATAGAAACATTAATGTTTGCTATTAAAAAAGTTATTCAAGCTCTCACAAAGAATGTTAATCTTAAAAAGTTAAGCACACGTACTACCAGAGACCAGCTTGTTGACATGATGATCAATGAAGACTTTGTAATTCAAGATTTAAATTATCAAACAAGTTTATTTGCTGAGTTTAGTAAAGAAACTGATGCATATTTAAAAGAACTTAAAGCTCTTGCTCCTGAAAAAATACTAAATACAATAAATAGATTTCATGATGAAATGTCTTTTCAGTTACAAGAATTAAGAACAAATCCAAAAAAACTTAGAGAAACATTAGGAAAAGATGCTGAACAAACTATCCGTGGTATAAGAGACTATGTTAATGGATATAAAACTACTGGTGAAAACATTTCAGATGATGAGTTACAAACTCTTATAGATTCATTAATTAATGATGAAGCTGATTTAAATGCCAGATCATTAGCTTTCATAAAAAGTTTAACAGAACTTAATGTATTTGCAAGAAGAGTTCAAAGAGTTCTTGAAGATATGAATACTTCAAAAGAATATTTAACTGAAGAAGGTAATCAAAAGATTCAGTACTTTAAGCAGTTCATGGAAAGAGAGATTAAATTTCTTAGAGATGTAGAAAAACAATTAGGAATGGATCCTTCAAATGAATTAAGTAAATTAATATTGTCTGTAAAGTCATTAATGGAACGTAATTCTGAAACAGCTAAAGATATGACATTTAAATATGTCAAAGATTTACTTTTAGATGCAGGTCTTACTATGCAAGAAAATGTAAAAGAAAAAACTTCTGATAGAATTGATGAAATTTTAAAAACTGATGGTTTTACAGAAGCTGAAATAAATGATTTTAAAGAAGATTTATTTAATAGATTAGATGTAGATAACATTAGAGCTATATCAGCAAAAGACTTTAAGTTACCAAGAGAATCTCCTAGAGCTAAATACATTTTAGAAGCAATTCAAGAGTATAATAATAATAAAATTACTGAGCAGGTTGTTGATGAATATTTAAGGGGTCATGTAAAAGATCTTGGATTTACAGGAGCTATGTTAAACCCATTAGCTAATGTTAATGATTTATTTGGTGCCTTTGTACAGTATGCAAGAAATAAAATTTCAGATGCTGAAGTAAAAAGTGAGCAAGAACAAATGAAGTTTGTTGAAAGTTTAAAACCTATTTTAAATGCAATGAATTGGAATCCTAATGATACACAACAATTAGGAAAAGCATTATTATTTGTAGATAAGAAAGGTATCATTAATGAAGATGGTGATGTTGAAGAATATGAAGCTTATGCATATTTAGATAAATTTAAAGATTGGGAACTTGATGAAGCCAACTTAAAAGGAGCCCTTAAAAAAGCTCAACTTAAAGGTGACAAGGAAGCAATTAAAGTTGCTATGCAGGCAATAAGAGATTTTGATAGAGACTATAAAGTTAGAAGGTATACAGATGAAGTATATAAGCTACAAGATATATGGCTTCAAAGTAATACTGTGATAGATCCTACTACTAAAAAAACTGTTACTATATCTGCAGATGTGTCATTAGAAGCTTATCAAGAAAGAAAGGCTGCATTAGATGACTTAAGTACTTATTCTGATTCAAATGAATTTACTTCACTTGATGACTTATTAGAATTTACTCCATCAGCAGCATCAAAAGTAAAGTATAATAATCTTTATAATTTATATGATAATAATGGAAATTATAAACAAGGAATAGAATTAGAAAAAGTTTTAGTTAGAAGATACTATAGACAACAATCAAGACAATTCTACGAGTCTGTTCCAGTTTTAGATAAATTTCAAAGAGATTATGAGCACTTTGTTAATACTGAACTTGCAAGTTTAGGTATTACTAAAGATGCTACACCTGATAAATATGAAGCAGAAATTAAAAAGTTTTTTGAAAAAAATACAAGAATAGCTTACACAGATGAATACTTTCAAGATAAAAATGATGTTCTTGCTGAGATAAATGCTATTAATGAAAAAGCAAAAGGAGCAGAAATATCTAAAAAGCTTGCTAGTCTTTATGAACAAAGATATACTATTACAAATAGAGTAACAGATAAAGATGGAGAACCAAATGGAACTGAACTTGGAATTGACTCTATCAGAAAACTTAAAGCTATTGAAGAAGAAATAGTACTTCTTTCTGAAAGCTTTGATAAAAAAACTGGTTTATCAAAAACTGAAGCTTATAAGCTTAGGTATTATGAAGAAAAAATAATTGGTGCAGGAAAAGCATCTCAAATGACCCAAGAACAAAAGAATGAGTATCAGTCACTTGTAGCTAATAGAACAGCCTTTGGTTTATCAGATCAAGAAATTACATACTTAAGAGGTTTATTCAAAAAATTAGCAGAGTTAACAGATAATGTTGCTACTGATTATTATGTTGATTCATTTAATACAGCACTAGGAGAACTTGAATTAGAACCTATTACAATTGATACTGCAGATGATTGGATTAATTCACAAAATACTCTTCAAGCAAAAGCAGATAATCCAAGATTTTCAGAATGGTTTGATAGAAATCATTATGAAAAAACTGTATTTAATCCTGTACTTGGAGTATATGAATCTAGATTTTTTAGAACTAAAGCTTGGACAGTTTCAAAACCTTCAAATCCTAAGTATTTTAAAAAGACAGAACTTATAGATCCTATCACTGGTGAAAAGATAACCATTGATGGTGTTCCAATTGCAAAATATTCTTATACTAAAATTAAAGATAAGTATAAAACAGGCTTTAATGCTAAGACAGGTAAAGTTGAGTTAGAAGTTGGTACTCATATTGATAACCGTGGAAACTTTTTACCTAAAGAACAAGCTTTAGGAAGTACTTTTGGAAAGTATATGAATGAAAGGTACTATGAAATGAAAAAAACTAATAGTCCTGAGTTTAAATTACTAGAAGCTATTAAAAAACAAAGACTTAAAAATCAAGAAGATAGTCCTTATGCATCTAGAATGTATTTAGATTTTCCTAGATTTAGAATAGCTACTACTCTTGAATATGGTCAATCTGGTGAATTAAAAAATAAAACAGTAGCTATTGGAGATGCATTAAAAGCTTCAGTATATAAAAGAGCTGCAGATGATGCGGAATCTGGTCAAGCAAATTTTGATCCTGAGTTTATATATGTTCCAACTGATTTACAGGGAAAACCAATACCAAAAGTTCCAGTATCTGGTTTATATAAAATGCCAATTAATTCAGTTTCTTTAGATGTAATAACATCTGAATTAAACTACATGAATTCTTTAGATATACAAAAAGTTTTGATTGACTCACAGTCTTCAGCTACAGCTATTCTTGATGTTCTTGGAGATCCAGATAATGCTTTAGATAAACTAGATATGGCAAGTAGTAAATTATCTAATGCTCAAGATAAAACAGCAGTGTTTTTAAAAAGAGATACTAATCAAAGATACCAGTTTGCTAAAGATGTTATTAATAGAATGTGGTATGGAGAAAAGGTAAGTGAATTTCAACAAGAAAACCCTACTATATCTAAGATAACAAGAAAAGCAATGGGAGCTGCAAGTTTTGCATTCTATGCTTTAAATCCTGTTTCTACTATTAAGAATAAAGGAGGAATGACATTTCAAAAACTTATAAAAACTGCAGGTGGAAAATATATTAATTTTCCTGCAATGGCAAGAGGAGAAATTAGAACTTATAAAGCTATGTTTGATTATGCTACATCAGGAACATATACAACAGGTTTAAAAAGTTTAGATATGCAGTTAATGGATGCATTTGATATGTCTCCAGGTAAGACTAAAAAAGATGCAAAAAGAACTCATACAAATACAGCAGTTAAAAATTTATTAGATGCTACTTGGATGTTTTCTGATAGAAAATTAACAGAGGTACAAGGGGCACTTGAATTAGGCTTTGGTTTAATGGAATGGCAAGAAGTTGATCAAATACAACCTGATGGTTCAGTTACAAAAATTAGATATGCAGATGCCTTTGTAATAGGTGAAGATGGTATTGCAAAAATAAAAGATGGTATTAATCCTGAATGGGGAATGAACTATACTGATCATACTGTAGTTGCGGGAGATACCTTAGCATCAATTGCTAAACAATATCATATGACTGTTGAAGAGTTAGCAAAGAAAAATAAAATAGAAACAAATGCTAAATTAGAAGATGGTAAAGAACTTATTATATCTAGAAATACTAAGTTTAATATGATGAAGCTTAGAATGTCAAGTACTAATAAAAAATTAAATGGTAGTGTTGCAGCAATTGAAGGTCCTACTGCAGAAAAACATTTACTATATGATGTAGCATCATTCTCAAGAAAGTTTGGTACAGGTATGTTTTTATCTAGATTCCAAATGGATACTTCAAAAGGTAACCGTGGTGGAGCTGTATGGGATTGGGATTTAAATGAAACTACTAAAGGTAAGTATATTACATTTGCACAGAATATGACTAAATTACTCACAGATGCTAAAAACTATTGGCCAATAATGAAAGAAGAAGAAAAAATTGCTATGCGTGAAATTTTTACAGAAGGTATGTTAATATTCATATCAGGTGTGGCAATATCTTTATTATTTGGATTCAAAGGAGATGATGAAGATAGATTTCAAAAGTTAAAAGAAAGAGAGGCAAAATATGGTACAGCAGGTTGGGTTGCAAATCATATGCTTTATCAAATTATCATGGTACAAAAAGAAAATACTAGTATGACTCCATTAGGAGCAGGTGAATGGTTAGACTTTACCAAAACAACTAACATTATGATGGGGCCTACATTAGATCTTTATCTTAAGATTTTTAAAGACTTAGGATACATAATTTCAGGAAATGATAAAGCTGTTTACAAACAAGAAGTTGGTCCATATGGATGGCAACAAGAAGGTGAGTATAAAATATGGAATCACTTAGGTAGCATAGTTGGATTATCAGGTAAGAATTTAAGTCCTTATTGGGCTATTAAGAAGCAAGAAATATTTACAAACTTGAAAGGGTAGGATTAAAAAAAAAGGGGAGCACATTTCTGTACCCCCCTCTTCTTGATAATATGCTTAATCCATAAGCATCATTAAAAGAAATCTGCAACACTCTCATTATCTTCTGCATCTGTAGTGGATGTAAAATCTAAATCAAAGTTAGCTTCTTCTTTTTTATCTATTTTTTTTGTTTCTAATGTATTCAGATCAGCTTCATATAACTCATAGTCTTCAACAGTAGGTTCTAATGAATGTTCTACAGCTGCATTATGAAATTCTATAGCTTCAAATGTATTACCATCTCTATCGGTATATTGCAATATAGATTCTTCAGGTTGTTCTAAAGCAAGTTCTTCTACTTCTAATTCAGCATAGATTTCTTCTTCATCATTTGCAGCATATTTAATATCTTCATCCATCATATCAGCTTCCATGTCAGCAATCTGGTCTAACAAACTAATTTGATTAGGATCAATTGCATCTATTGTGTCTTCAGTAACTATAACTTCATCTTCAGGAACCTGTACAGATTGACTACATACTGGAAAATTATTTACAGAATTAATAAAATAATGTAATATTCTTTGATCCTCCATCCATGTTTTAGGATGTGACTGCTGTAAAGCTAAAGTAACATAGTTATAGAATGCCCATAGACTATTATTATCTGCAAACACATAACTTGGTTTATCCATTTGTTGTCTTACTATACTAGCTTGTTCAGTAGTAAGTATTTGATATTCAGCAAATAGTATTCCTAATAACTGTGCTTGTTTTCTTTTAGTCATGCTAATAGTTTGCATAACATTTTTATCAGATACTAATTGATTATAATACATGTAAGCATTGGTTACTTGTTCAGTAATTGTAGCTATTGTTTCTGTGTCAGCTGTACCTGTATGTTTTCTTGCCCAGCTACCCATATCTCCACATACCATTACAGTACCGTTAGTATTTATATAAGCACCAACACCACACTTAAACCTTACTTGCTTATTATAACTATTAGTCCATGCAAACATCATTGATAATTCTTGGTCAGTTCCATAGTGTAATCTAAAAACTCCCTGAGCAATCTGACCATCAGCAGTTGCTCTATATTCTTCTCTTTCAATTGTAAAACCTGCATTAATTAATGCTGTTTTTGAGTAATCCATCACATTTTCATGACTTATAACTGTATATGTATCAGCATGTACCGGTAAAGGAATTCCTGTAAGGTAATCCCATGTGCAATCTTTAATTTTCTTTGGCATATTAAAATAAACTTAATTGGTTTCTATTAGGCATAAGCCCCTCTATTTCTTTTTTTACTTTTTGTATGTAGTAATCATAATTAATATCATAATCAGAAAATTCTTTTTCTTCATAATTTATAAAGATACTCTGCATCCACTTTCCAGCTTCTATTTGTATCTCTCTATTGTCTGTATTATTTTTCTTAACAATCTTACTTCCATTGTTAGACATATAATATCTAATAGTGTGTTGTATTTCATTTACACTGTAGTCTCCATCTTTAATAATATGTTCCCAAAAATTCCAATCTCCTTTTATTTTTACACCACCACAAAAATCAAATATGTTTTTGTTAGCTTTAATTGTATCTATAGGTTCAACACCATTTACAAAGAACTCATGAAGAGCCATTGGTATAATTAAGAAACTTTTATTTTTATGAAGAGCTAAATCTTTAAACTCAAATCTACCCTTACATTTAGATTTTCCATCCTCTGTAACTGCTATATAATTATTTACATCACCTAAAACAATTTTACTATAAGTATCATGTTCTAGTTCTAGCATTGTTATTTTTTCCCATTCAGCACATATTTCCTTATACTTATCTACTTTATCCTTTGGTATTATAGTCTCCAAACCATCAGTATTTTGCATTATAGGAATAGCTTCCGGGATCCCTTCACATATCATCTCATATAACATAGTAAGACTAAGCTGACCATTAATTGTAATCCTCATAGTAAACTCAGGATCATATAGAAAACTATTAGCATCATTACTGAGCCCATAAGTAGAGTTTAATATAATCTTATATACATAATTCTTAGGATCTTTTTTAGGAATTTTTTTTCTTTCCTCAAAAAACCATTCATACAAGTTACAAAATTCTTCTCTTGGTAAATGAGCAGGAGACCATTTGTTTCTAATTGCTAAATTTGGATAGAAACTAGTAACATCTGATGTCATGATTACAGTATCTTCAGTAGAGTTATATACCTTACTAGTTCTAGCACCGTGCACACCACCTAAACCAAAATCAGTTTTAACACCTTTATAGTTTACAGAGTATTTAAATCCTCCTTTAGTTTCTCCTGGATATAAAATTACGTCCTGGAATTTTTTAAGAAGATTTTGGAAACTTGCTGTCTTAAACTCTATATAAGGTAGTATAATATCTTTAACTACTATCTTTGGTCTACTGGTTCTCATATTTTTAAGATCCCATTTTGGTATACCAGTATGCTTATGTAAGAAATGTAAAAACAACTCTTTAGATATCCTTGGTTCTGAAGCACTAAATAAATTAATATTATATTCTTCAGTTAAAGTTTTTCTAAGAGCAATCTGTTCCTTACTTAAATGCATTATGGCCTTTGTAGACTTAACATCATTTATACAGTAACTTATTATACTTTCTATTTGGTCTTCTGTGATACTACTAGCATGATGTATTGGCATATCTTTTATGTTTAGCCAATCCATAGTATATTGTATCCATTTCAATGAACTTCTTTTTGCTGGATTATCCCAATGATTTAATTTAAAAACATCTATTTGTTTTATATGTAAATCTTTAGGACTAAATTCAGAAAATTTATTTTCATTTTGGTTGGTTATTATGTCCTGTGCTTTTGCATAAATAAATTTTGCAACAGTTTCTGCAGTTTCATTTAATAACTCATATTTATTTCTTATTATGTATTCAGTAATCTGACTGTCAAAACTTAATCCATTAAAGGATACATGCCACTCATCAAAAGAAACATTTCTTTCTAAGAATGCTAAAAGTTCTACTAGATCATTTTTTGATTCATGTACAACAAAGATTTGTTGTTCTTCAGAATTTACAGACTCAAACACTCCAAGGAAGCAGTTTGATAAAGTCTCATAATCCATTACCCAATGTGTTCTCATAGGATATTATTCAGTTAAGCTGTTTCCCCATTTAGTTAATAAAAAAGGGTGAACAATAATATCCACCCTTCATTTTTGTTATTTAATTTAAACTCCTGCTACAGGTAGTTCTTCTTCTTTTTCAGACATAAATGCTTCATAATCAAATGTTTTAGCATTAACTGCAAAAAGATGTAATAAATCTTTAACAGCTATTTTGTCTTCAATATAAAATTCTTGAAATACTTCTAATTTATGTCTTTCTTCACGGTGACCCTTACTTCCTGCAATAGGTTGACCATATTCATCTAATTTAGGAAGCATCTGTAAAGATGTTCTTTTAATTTTAGAGATGATTACAAAAACCTTAGTTCCCGGATCAAATATACATTCTACATAGGGACAACTATCACTAATAGGTATTAACCTAAAAGTTTGTTTGTCTTGCCAGGTTGCTTGAACCAGCATCATTGATTTTTCTGTCATTTTTTTAATTTTTTATAAAGTTAATGCAAATTAATTTAGAATTTTTATATTTTCCAAATTTTCTACTATAATTAGTAGTGTTTCTTTTTCTAAATCAGGTTTAGTACATAATTCACCTACTGTTTTAAGCAAGCTAACATCTACATTTAGTATACTTGCATATTGCTCATAAAACTTATCTGGAAACAAATAACTTTCTACATAAATATGGTTTGCACTATTATCATCAAAATAATTTAAAATTTTGCGCTTCAGAGACTCATTGATTTTACTATATTTTCCATTTACAAATTGGAACCAATCATTTTTTAAATCAGAAAAATCAAATATAAATACACTAGTTGTGCTATCTACCTTAGAATAATCACATAGTCTGTTATGTTTTAATAAAACATTATTTTCAAACTGGATATATTCTGGGTCATTTTTAGTGTGATAAACACAGATTAGTTTTGCATCCTCAGAGTTATGTATATCTTTCCAACTAATATATGTTTCAGTTGGAACAGCACATGATCCTCTTTTTATGTCTAAGATAGGATACATAAATATCTTAGACTTTTGGAAATACTTCCTATAAAGCGCAGTTAAAGCCATAATTTACAATTTTAAATTACCAATTGCTAACTCATAAGGTAAGGTATAGTCTTTGTTTTCATAATGGTACTTTACAGTATCAATAATTTTTTCAAAGTTATCTTGCCAAAGAGTTAAACTTTCTTGTGAGACTTGAAAAGGATATACTTGGTTGTATTTATCTATTACAATAAATGTAACAATTATATTCCATTCAAGACTATCGGGTAAATCTTTTATAAACTTTTGAAAAACTAATTTTTCATATACAACAGCTTGCATCCAATACTTATAATACTGAACTGATTCTGGAAAGTCTATTAAGTTTTTACCAGTTGTTTTAAGGTCATTAATAAATACAGTTTTAGACTCAGAGTCTATAACAACATTATCCAATATACCTTTAAAACCAAAAGATAAATTATCAACATCAATAGCTAATGGCAACTCATTATGCACAGTGATGTGAGTATCCTCTTTTGTTTTATCAAGTTGTAGTAAAGCCCTAACAGAACTGTTAAGTTTAAGTATCTCAACACTTACTTTGCAGCCGCTCAAAGTGTCTTGATCTACTATTGCTTTAGATAAACTTAATTTTAAAAATTCAAAGTATTCCTTGTGATCTGTTGTGAGAATTTTATCAAGCCTTTGCTGATCTGTTTTGAGAGATTGGTGTAAGTTAATTGTATAGAGCTCAGAAATAATCTCCTGAGAATAATCATCCAAAGATAATAAATTATTTTCTGATTTAAAATGGTATTTAAAAATATTATCAATAATTATTTTATTGTTTCCACTTGGTAGTTTTCCAGGTAATAAAATAAATTTATCATCAAAGGTATCCGGTTCAAATAAAAGACAATGAAGGACACTCCCTGTTACCAGGTGAGCATCCTTACTATCTTCCTTCTGCTTTAATACATAATGAGAATAAAACATTCTTGGTGAAAACAAAAGTTTATTTATACTGCTATAACTAAAATAAAAATCTTTTTTATAAAAGTTATCTAGTTCATCAGAACCAGTCGATATCTGTAGATTCATTAGATTCTGTTTTAGATTCTGTTAATATTAGTAATTCTTTTTCCTCTTCAATTATTATTTCAATTTCTATAGGTTCATTAACAATTTCATTTATTAATTCATCTTCTATAACTTCATCTAATTCTTCTTCTTCTAAGTTTTCAACAATTAAAGGCTCATAGTCTTTAATAACTTTATAATTATAATTTTCATTTAATAAACTTAAAGTATCTTCATTTACTGTTATTGTCTGCACTTTAAAGTAAGTTGAGTCTCCTCTATTATTTATTTCATGACCATAATTTTCAAGTAATATATCTACTTTATCCTTAGTTAAAACTTTTTTAGATATCAAAGATTCCATTATATCATCTAAACTAGTGTCAATATATCTATTACTTTTACCTAAATAACTTAATAAAGATTTAAAATTAACATGATTTTTAGTATGACAATTTCCTATTGAATATGCATGATTTTTAAATATCATTTCAATATATAATAAACTTTCTTTATACTTAGAATTAGCCAGTATCTCCATAGCAAGAATATGATTATCATCATCTGAACTATTAAACATTGAAGTTAATTGTATAAACATATCAGCATCTATTATAACAGCATCATCTCCATTAAGTTGATCTAATAAACAAGATTCATCTATAATTTCTCTATCTTTAAGACTATTAAAAATACTTAGATATTCTGTAGTTACATCATAAACATATTCAGAACTACTTTTTTTGTTATTTACATAATCTAAGTATGCTGGTTGTAAAGAATAACTATTAAATTGTGGACAATCAGTATCTGTAAAATTTCTTGCTGTAGACCAATCAGTTAAAATATATTCTTCTGTATAAAATTCTAATGCATTATCTATTTTACTGAATTGATAATCATCCATATCATTTTTATATGTTTCAAAAAATAATTGTACAAGAGTTGTTGGAATTTTATATTTCCATGAAGAACCTGTCATTTTATCTTTTGTTTTTGATGAACCAAATATTATAGTTGCTTCATTTATATCTCTTACTGTACGGATACCAAATTTAGTAGCCAAATCTTTAAGTTTTATTCTAGGAATATTAACCCCCGGTAAAAAATAAAGCTTATCTCCTTTCATAGGAATATATTCATTTTTAACAATATTAAAAGCATCAGTACTCGGGTCAAAATAATTTGTAGTTTCAATTCTTACATCAACATTATTTAATGTTGTATCTGAATATGTGTAGTCAAAATTTAAATATAAATATGCCATTTTGTTTTATATTAAATAAGGGAAGTATTACCCTCCCTTATTATGATTAATAATTAATTTATTTTACAGCCATTTTAACAACATCACTGTTCATCATCAACTTACTAAACTTAAGTTTATTGCCATTTACAATTTCTTTAATCATATAATATCTAAGGTCATCAGTAAATGCATTACAATCTGTAGTAAGTTTAATTAGTCTATTAGTAAATGCATCTGTAATTGTATTTTTCTCAGAATAAACTAATGAATAATTTATTACTCTGGTAGCAATAATACTAGACAAGTCTGCTCTAAAATCATCATCTTTACCTACAGCACCATCTAATGCTCCCATTACATATGCTTCATCTTTAGTTAAGATATCTTCCGGAGAAATAATCTTATCTAATTTATTATTAATAAACATAGTAAACATAGAACTAAAGTCTGGACCAACTGAACCTTCACCAATCATTTGGATTAAAGGTAATTCTTGTTCAAACTTAGAAATAGAACTAATAGCATTAAAGAATGTAGTTACTGATCTTGGATTAATCTTTTGTGTGACTAATTCAGGATGCATTAACATAAAATTTATACATCTACCATCAATATTTGCGGTCTCAGCCCACTTAGCCCATACTTTTACATCATACTTAAGCTCACATGAGATAAATCTTGTTTTCTGAGCTACATCAAGACTAGTAACATTATAGTCACCATTGTCTGGATTAGTAGTTAAGATTACATGCCAGTTCTTAGGAAGTTTCCAAGAAACATATTCTTGTCTATCTAAGATCTCCATAGTAGCTTGCATAAATCTATGGTCAGCTCTAGTATAATCATCTAATACCAAGAATCCACCTTCACCTTTGCCTTGAATCCATTCAGGAGCAGCATGAGACATTCTTTTTCCTGATACTTTATAGCCTTTTGCAGTAGCTGCATTTATCTGAGATTCATTAATCCAGGTAGTTTTACCTTCAGCATTTTTTATTTCAAATTCTTTTACAGGAAAACCAACTAAATCACCTAATTCTTCTAACTGAGATAAATTAAGTTTTACTACTTGCATATCAAGTTCTTTACCCAACTGCATAATAGCAGAAGTTTTACCAAGACCTGCATCTCCTTCAATATTAATAGCTACAGGAACTTTACCTTCCTTTTGAATATGTTGGTTGTTACCAACCATGTGCTTAATAAACCCTTTTAATTCTTCAACATTTAATTGTACTTGACTCATAATTTTCTTTTAAAGTTCTAATTTAATGACCTTACCTGGAAGATCTTCATTCATATAGGATTGTTCTGACAAAACCCAAAGAACATTTCCTTTTGGTGTTACAGATGTATTACATTCACCGTCAGTAAAATATACTAAACTTGTATATAAACCTTGATTTTCATTATAATAATTTAAGACAGGATCAAACTCTGTTCCTCCTCTTCCTGATACAGTCATTTCTAATTTACCTTTGTAAGCTTCAATAGAATTGATTCTTGTATCACATTGTATAACTGTAATATCTACACCTGATTTATGTATATGGTGTATTTCATTCATAAACTCTTGTAGTTCATGATCACTTACTGAACCAGAAGTATCAATACCCAATAACATATGCTGTTTCATCTTAATTTTAAGACCAGGATTTGCATCATATCTTTTATTTTCTTTTCTTCTAACTTTCTTAGTATAAACTTTAGTTGAAATTCCATTAAATCTTCTGATATATCCTTTCCAATCAAACTTAGCAGCAACAACTTCTTCAAGTATAAGAACACCTTCTATTTCTCCAGGTACATTACCTCTCTTTTTAAGTGTGTCATCTTTTGCATCTGAGAGTATTTTCTGTACTTGTTTCTCAATAAGTTTTTGTTCAGCTTCTGTAAGATTTTCAAACTCATCCCAAGTACTATGGTCAGGCAGATCAGCACCATCACCAGCATCCATTTGATCACAAAGATCATCATATTTCTCATCACCACTTGTACCATTTGTATCTTTCTCATTCTTAGCTTCTTTAAGCTTATCATAATAATATCTACAACCTGCTTTAGTATTTAGATTTAAATCAGGATAATTATTAATATCAATACCACCAACTGGTAGTAAGTCATCACTAATATATTGATTTATTTCCATATCCATAGCAATATTTGCTAATCTTCTATCACTAAATTTAAATACTGTAGTTAAGTGACCAAAAGCAATATGTAAAAGCTCATGTTTAAGTAAACCTAATCTATGATCTTCAGATAAATTTGTCCAAAAATCTTCATTTATTGCTAATTGGTAATTAATACCATTTTTACAAACACCAGCAGTTGGTATTCTTTTATTCCAAATCTTATTTAGTTTAATGAGAAAGAACCCATAATAGGGCTCTTTCAACATTAAATCTTTTCCTGTTTTACTTAAAGTATCTTCTCTAGTCATTGTCTTTTAATTTTACATTTATTTCTAATTTATCTGTAGGATAACCCATATTATATAAATTATTAGAAAGTTGATTAGTAAATAATTCTAAATATAATTCTATTGATTCTTCACTACATTTATTATCTATTAAAGCAGAAAATACTTTAGAAGAGGGTAATCTATAGTCTGTACTATTAAGTTTTAAAACATTTTTTATAAGTTTAAAAACTTTTTTACATTCTTTTTCCCATTCTTCAGCTGATGTTCTACCAAATTGATATAATACCAATAAGTCACCTAAATGTTTTTTATGAGCATAGTTATTAAGACAAGAAAAAGCAATTACAGCATTTTCTTTATCTTCAGAAAGTAACATATTCAATATGTTTTTAATTTCTTGTTTGTTTAAAATCATATTATTTATTTGTTAAAGTCCAAACTACATCTTGAATTTTTTCAACTATAGTATCTTTAAGCTCATCTGTAAGTGTTTGCAATTTTAAATTGTATATCCACTTATATAATTCTTCTTCTGTCATTAGTCTTCTATTTTTAAATTTTCTTCATCTAAAGAATCTACTTCCCATAATGCACTATTTAAATACATCATAGTAATATGTGCAGGATTATCAGATTTAGTATAATCCATATCATAATTACTTTCTAAAAGTTTTATACCTTCATTAACTAAAGCTTCTATTTTTTCTTTGATTTCTTTTACTTTTTTTTCTTGTGTCATCAGTCTTCTATTTTAAATAAGTGTATACCAAGTTTAAGATCTTTTATTAATTTTTCACTAAACGGTTTTTTAATAGTAGGATGCATGCTTTTATTATCTAATACTAAACCATCTTTTCCATTCTCATCTTTAGTTACAAATGCTACATATATCTGATGACCATTATATTTATCTTCAGTAAGTATATCATCTCTTTTGAATAATGAACTGTCAGGTATTTGATATACTCCTGTTACTTTTATATAACTACCTTCTTCTATTACAGTATCTACTGTAAATATGTTGATTCTTTTTTCCATTAGTCTTCTATTTTAAGTGTTTTAATTGCCCATTCTTTAGGTTTACCTGATGATATCATATCAACCCATTCTTTAGCAGTAGGAATGTAATTATTACAATCTTCTTTTACATGCTGTTCTCCAACATATCTAGTGTATACAGTTTTACCATCTGAATTTATAAATGAATTACCAAATACTTTTTCACATTCAAATATACCTTCACTATGATGTCTAAACATTCTGTGTTTACTGTGTCCTATCCAAGCCTTAGTTTCATCAAACCACTCCTCAATAGCTAAATACTCTTCCCATTTTCCACCAAATCTTTTTGCTGCTGACTTAGCATGCTGTATTGGATGACTCATTTTTAATTAGTTTTAAATGTTTTTAAATAAACTTTACTTACCCATTCTTTAAATTTATCAAGAGGTAAATTACTTTTAGCTCTATTACAAATTTTACAACAAGTAACTACATTATCATTAAAATAACCTTTAGTTGAATCAACTCTGTCTACACCATTATATATTACAGGTATGCCAGATCTAATTTTACCAGTTTTAGGATTTTTTAATTGATA